TGTTATCTCCTGTAAAATAAGTTTCAACTGTTAATGTATCTAAATTAAATAAAGCAATTTTATTTGTAATAAAAGAGCCTAAATCTAAAGCAATTTTATGATTATTAGCATATTTGTAAATAAAAGGTTCTTTATTCCAATCAGCTAATAATTGTTGACCTTCGCCAATTATTTTCCCTCTTTCTTGAGTAGTATCAGCAAACAATGCTTTATTATTATAAATTTTTCCTATAACACTACAGCTAGGTGTATGTCCATGCACTATAAAAGAATTATCTTCATAATCCCAAGATTCTAAGATATGTTTTCTATCCCAGCAATAATTATCATTTGCATCTAAATAATCCCAATATCCAGAATGACTTAATCTGATTTTTTGTCCTTTTTTATTAATATATTCAGCTTTATAAGGTAAATTTCTAACTTTTTCAACAATTTTACTTAATTCTGTTACGTCTGCGGGATTATCTTTATTCCATTTATTATGAATTTCTTCTACTGTGGTATACCCGCCATTTGAATGTACCCATAAAGGTGGGTTAAAACCATTAAGGCTAGCTACAGCTCCCTCTACAAAAAAGTTTTCGTGATTACCTTTTAAATAAATTACATTAGGCATTTCTAATAATTCTAACATAATTTTTAAACCATTAGGTCCTCTATCTATTGCATCGCCTAAAAAATATAATGTATCAGTTGCATCAATATAAGATTTAATTTTTTCCCATAATTGATATTGACCATGCAAATCTGTAATGCAATAAGTTTTATTCATTCTAATCATCTCTCTTTCTTTTCATTTTTTCTTTAATAATATTATATCAAAATTTTAATAAAAATTCAATAAAGGACAATATCAATTAATATTAAAAAATAAAGTTTTATATTTTTTATAGAATGTAAGAAGGAAGAAAATAAATATGGCAATAGCTTTAACAAGTAATAGAAATAATACTTCATATGGAGTAAATTCATATGTAACTGACGATGAAACCAATATAAAAGATTTACCAGTAGATGTACAACCTGGTAGTACATGCATCGTAGTAAATCCAACTTCTGTATATATGTTAAATACAAAACAAGAGTGGGTTAAATTATAATGAAAAAGGAGGAGATACAATGGCTTTTAGTCCAGAAACTTACGCCTTATGCTTAAAAAATACTGCTGAAAAAATTGATGAAGCATTAACTTCAGTTTATAATTATAAAGGTAGCGTAGATACAATAGCAGATTTACCGCTAACAAATAATAAAGTTGGAGATACGTATGATGTAAAGAGTAAAGGCGGACAAAATTATGGATGGAATGGAGAATCATGGGATTCATTAGGCGTAAACCGTGAAGCAACAGATACTGATTTAGGTTTAATTAAAAAGAAAGATAATACATTTAATACAACTACTTTTGTTGGAGATATGACAGCTATAAAATAGTGATAATACAAGTATCACTGGTTCAGGAATTACTTCTATTAATGGAGAGGGTAATTTTGAAGTTAGTAAACCAACAACAATTTTAGCTAGTAAAACTAATAATATTGTGGGTAAGGCAGTTACTATATCTCCATCATCAAGTATTAATTTAACTACTGCACGCATTAATTTAGTAACTGCTGGTCTAAATAGAGAGGGAATTACTATTAATGCTAATGACATGCCTCTAACACTACAAGGCAAGGTTGTTATTGATGGGAGTGACACTACTTATATTAATACTTCTGTAAAATGCAAGAGTACTATGGAAGCATATTATTTACGAGCAATAGGAAAAGTAAGCACAGAAGGAGAAATATCTGCTGCTAATATATATGGACAAAACTTTGGTTCAAATGTAGATGGACCTTCTTCTTTAATTACTGCAATAGGAGCTAAAAATAATATTGTTTTAGGAGCCAATAATACTTATATGAATCATTCTGGGATTACAGCTTACACTAGTGAAAACATTATTATTGGAAGTAATAATGAAATAGCAGATTCGGTAGCAAATGATTTTATTGTTGGTCAATCTAATAAAATTTCGGGAAGATATTCAACAGCTCTGGGATTTTACAATAATATTCAAGCAAGTTACTCTTTAGTAAAAGGTCAAGGGAATAATATATATGCTTTAGGTGTAACTGCATTTGGTTCTAAAAATAATACTACTAATTCTGCTGAATTTGGTTTAGTCTCTGGTGTTAGTAACATACTTAATGGAAAGACATCAACTGTTTTAGGAGATAATTTAAGAGGTTCTACAGAGACAGGTTCAATGACTATTGGTACTTTTAATGAAAAAAAAGATGCAATGTTTGTAGTTGGTAATGGTAACCAATCTTCCACAATTACAAGAAGTAATGCTTTCGAAGTATATAAAAATGGAGATGCTGTTATACAAAACAACTTAACTGTTGGAGGTACTATTAATTCAAGTAGTCTAAAAAATATTCCAGTATGGACATTAGATGATATACAAGAGTCTGATGAACCTGTAAATATATTCAAATACTTCTTAGGAGATGGTTATAATGATTTTACAATATGTAATAAATGGTTCATTGTAATGCCTCAAATCCCTCGTCAATTTTTCATAGGACATAAGAGTAAACAAGGCGTCACTTTGAATTTATCATCACTCGGTGAGATGCATCTGTTATATTTTATTAAATCTTCAGAAAAATGGACAATCACATTGTATAATATTACTGGTAAATTAAATGAAAGTAGTACTAAGTCTATTCCAACTATTGAAGTTAGGTCTTTTGTAGAAGATGAATCAGGTAATTTCAGTGCATTAACTACAATCCCTACATTTGTTACATCTGTTTCTGGTATGATGGATGCAGATTATAATCCAAGTAGTGATAGGCATATTATCACGATGAAGTATCTGAATACTCGTATTCAAGAACTTCTTGATAATGAAATATCTTCTAAGATAACTGAAGAATTAAATAAAATAAATGTAGCTGAAAATAAAAATTAAACATAAGAATATTTTATATAAATTATTCTATAGGTTTTAAAAATAATAATAATTATTTTGAAAGGAGAACAAAAAATATATGGCAAAATATAAAATTCATAAAAAAATAGCAAAAGCTATTAGTTATTCACCAGTAAAAAGAGCAAGAAAAAATGTTAAATATATTGTTATTCATTATACTGGTAATAAAAATGATACAGCAAAGAATAATGCAGCATATTTCGCAACTTCAAATAAAAGAGAAGCTGGTGCTCATTTTTTTGTTGATAGAAATGGAGAAATTTATAAATCAATTCCATTAAACAGAACTGCTTGGGCTGTTGGTGGTAGTAAATATCCAGGAACAAAAGGTGGTTCTTATTATAATAAATGCACAAATTTTAATTCAGTAAGTATTGAATTATGTGATATTACTGATAAAGAGCCTTCACAAGAACAGATTAAGGCAGTTAAATGGTTAATTAAGAATTATATTCAAAAGTATTGTAAAAATGCTAAAACAATTATTAGACATTGGGATGTTACAGGTAAGGAATGTCCTGCAAGAATGATTGGAGTTCAGAATAAAAAATGGAATGAGTTTAAAAAGCAAATTTCAAAATAAAAAAATCTAAAGTCTATTTTAAATCTGAAAGGCGGGCGTCAACGCTCCAAGCAGATTCCCGCAACTTTAATTTAGGCATAAAAAAATAAGGCGATTATTTTAATTAATAATCGCCTTATTTTTATTTTATTTTTTAATCTTTATAATCTAATGTGAAAGGTATCCACATATTAGGATTGTAATTTATTTCATAATGATATTTACTAACTTCACTTCCTGATATATCTTCTACTGTATAAGTTACATTATCTGATAAACCAATAAAGTGTTTTTTATAGTAAGTTTTCTTTGTCTTACTATCTTGTAGCTCTACAATAATCTCTAATTGATTATCTTCTCTATCAGCCTCAATATTCATTCTGCCTTCAATCGAGAATAATGTATCACCTTTTATACAGTTAATAACTGTAACTCTTCTGTATACATTGAAATTTTGTGCTTCTTCAGTAATATTATTATTAACTCTTTCAACTTCATTACAGCCTCCTATTAGACAAGCTACTAGGATAAGACTTGTAATGAGAGCAATTATTTTACTTATTTTCTTTCCCATTTATTCAACCTCCGCATATCTTTTACTCATTAATTTATCTAACATTAAATCGTATCCGGTTACGCCCTTGATAACCTGTTCAAAAATAACAGGAGAGCAACCACTAACGAATGAAACATCTGGACCTTTGTCTAAGATAGTATCATTTGATGCATTTACATTCCAATATACAAGTTTTGGACATTTCAATCCACACATCTCCCAATCTTTTCTAATCTTTTCCATTTCAGTTGCTGCATTATCAACTGTCCACTTTTTAGTTGAGCCATAGCACCAATTTGGACCTGTTCCTGAGTCAATCTGCATATCTGAAATAATCACAATTGTTTCTGGTATATCTTCCGCTTTTGTTGAAGGATTTAAAGCAATTTTCTTTAATAAATCAAAAGTTGCATTGATGTTTGTGTTTTCACATAAATTTGTCATATAACATCTTTCTACTTTATCAACAAAATTTACACCTTTAAATTCAACTAACTGTGGTTTACTAGAAAAACTAATATAGTTATTTTTAAATGGTCCATTATTTCTTTCTGCTGTGTACATTCCTAATGAAATAGCTACATCAATAGGTGCAACACTATTTCTGCTACTCCATGTCATTGAACCTGATGTATCTACTACACATAAGATATTACTCTTATCTCCATTGAAATAATCTGGTAAATTATTCCAATATTTTTCAACCATAGCAATATCAGTTTCATCATCACTATAAGTTTTTCTTGCCTTGTTTACTACTTCATATGGATATAAAGTTTGAGCGTTTACTTTTGTTTTTTTATCTTTTGCAAAAGTTTCATACTTTTTAGCAATAATATCACGTCTAGCAAAAGCGTTCTTATAAATTAATCCTGCTTTTGATGGAATCTTATCGAACTCAATCTTATCCCATTCATTTGCTGACATTAATCTTTCAAGGACATTAATCTTCTTTCTTAATGCGGAAAGAGTTAATCTATACTGTCTATGAGTCATACCTAAATATCTTCTAATAATATCTGCCGCCTTTTTTGTCTCTTTTGATGAAGCATTTTCTGAAGGAAGCCACTTTGCTAATAATGAAGGAGTTTTACACTGAACATCAAGAGCTAACTGCTTTTTAATAAAATATAGTGCATCTTCTTCAATAGGCGTTCCAATTGTTGAATAAAAAACATCATCCCATCTGCGGTAAGTAGGAATTAATTCTAAATTTCTTTTTGCTACTTCTGGTTTTTCTTTTGCTAACCAGTTAAAACAAATTCTGAAAAATCTTCTTTCTCCCTGCCCGCCTCTACAATCTGCAAGATAAAATAAACATTTTAATGCTAAAGACTCATTTTCTTCTAATGCATTTTTAAATAATAAAATACAATCATTTTCTGTTCTTTGGCGATAAGCTCCGCCTAATGCAAATAAATCATAAACATAAGAACAAGTAGTTTTATGAGCTAATGCTCCATTTTCTGTTCTTGTAAAATTTGTTTCATTTTTTAAACCATTTAAAAAACTATTCATTATCAATTCTCCTTTTTTCATAGAACGGTTATTTTCATAACCTTTTATTTTTTACTTTCTATATATATTATATAATAAAATTTTATAATTTTCAAATAAAGAGGTAGGTGAGATTCGAACTCACACCAATTAAGGCACACGGTGTTGCAGACCGGGACGTTAGCCATTTCGCTACTACCTCAAAAATAAAAGGCTATATATAAATTATACAGCCTTTGTCATAAGTACGCCCTAACATTTTTAGAATTTTCAAAGAGCAAAAATGTTATTCCTTACTTACTTTTGATAAGTACATTTAAAAATGTTATTATTAAATAAAATTTTTTATACTTATTTGCTGTTGGCTCTTTTCTCTTTTTATATATAAAAACTCTATAAGAGTTTTATAATCTTAGCTTGTGGCTATTTTCCGAACACCACAAGCCTTTATGGAAAGGGGTTTGATAATGGGAACTAGACAAGTAGATTGTTTTTTATTTCTCTTGATAATTGCAAAAACTTTTACCATAAAAACTCATTATCTCAAACGAGGCTATCTTCTATTTATAGAAAATTTTACTGTACATCGCATTTACTTGCTTGTTCGTAATATATAATTTTGCTGTTTCTTGTCTAAATATATACCCTATTAAATTTTTACTTATTAATTAATTAATTCAAGACATAATGTATGATTTGCACGGATTCGAACCGCTATGTAAGATTAAAATTCTTAAGTTTTACCAATTAAACTATTAAATCTACAAAAAATAATTTGCTGTATATGTCTTTTAAGCACTATGTGGGTGCTGCCCCCACGTCTTTAGCTTGGAAGGCTAATGTACTAGCTGTTATACGAATAGTGCAAGATATATACTCACTTATAAAATAAGTTTTCTCATATCTTAAATTGATAATTAATTATCTATCAATCTAAGCCCCCACTCAGATTCGAACCAAGATAAACTCCTTACAAGGGAGCTGTACTACCATTATACTATGGAGGCATAAAGAGTAAAAATTTACTCTTTTTATTTCTTAAACTATTTACATAAGTCAACTAAAGTTGTTCCTCGTTACAACTTGGATATACCACTTTTTCCAAAGTGGGGTGGACTCTGTAACCACCACTGATACTTGAACTACAGATACTTACCCTTCTTGTCTGCTATTATAGGATTTAAAAGTATCATTGCCACAGCCACGACTTCTTTCAACCTAAAACCCCAAGTCCTTCTCCCAGAAATAAAGTTCTGAAAGTCTTCCCAGAGCGTCCGCTGTGCTATCCTTCTCACGCTTTAGTTCATCTTCTTACCTATGATTCCTTATATCTCCACCGAGTTTCATACCCTAAGCCATTTCAGACTCGTACAATCATAGTGCCTTACCCCGTTCAAAGGGCATTCAGCCATAAAGTTTAAGTTTTGTATTTCTTTATTAAAAGTTAGCTAGACTTTCAATAGGCTAATACTGCCTTAATGGAGGATATGGGAATCGAACCCATCTGTTTTCTTGCTTGCAAGGCAAGTGACCACCCCATGCAGTCCCATCCCCCAAGGTTGTATGCCTTTCGCTAATGGCATACTAAGCGGATTCGTTTTACCGTTTAGTCTTATCACTATAAGACATTAAGTTTAGGTATCCTCGACGACCTATCTCTTTATTACTTAGTTCTTTTTTTCTTCTTATCTTTTAATTTGCCATCTGCAATGGCTTTTTCTTTTTTCTGCTTGGCAGCAACCATAGCTGCTTCCGCTTCCCGCTTTTCTTTTACTAAATCTTCGACACTTAAGGTTTTTACATTGCGGATTAAGTTATTTGCAGTTTTATCTGCCTTAACTCTTTCAGCTCTTGATTTTGCATTGTGAATATCAAGATTATTTGAACCAAAATGTGTCCATCCTTTTGTAATTCTTTTTTCACTCATAATATCAATTCCTTTCCTAAAAATTAAATATTTTATTTTATCTATAATATATTAGACCTTCGCCTTGCCAAATAATATCGCCGCAATTTTCAGTCACAGACGACAGAAGTCTGAGCATTAGGTATAATTCACATTATACTTCGGGTAGCGAACCCTAGCTTCTTCTGTCAAGTAAAAACTTTAAAGTCTGACGGAATTGGTTATCCGCAACTTTCACCTATCATTCAGAAGTATTAATTCTTTATCCTGTATTATCGTTGATTTAGGCTACTTATTCAGTAAACTGGTCTTATAGTAAATTTCTTTACATCAACAACGATTTGATATGACTTATTTAGATTTTCCATACTTATACAATTCCTCACAGTTTTCTACGCTGTGGGCATCTGGATTAAGCACTCAAGATGAGTTCTCTATTATGCCATCGACCAGAACCTAACTTTTTACTTGCAATATTATTTAGTGCATTCTCTTAATCTTGAATAATTTTATTCTAATATTTAAACTTCACAATTTAAATAAAGTACATCTTATAAACTATCGCATATAAGCAATACTCATTCTATGAGAACCCTTAGCACGGTGACATCCGCTCTTCACTAAGATAATAATTATAAATAAAATAAAATATTTAATTTTCAATGTTCTTTATAATTATATCAAAAAATTTTTTAAATGTCAAAACTTTTTTATTTTTACATTTTTCTTTTGATTTATTATATAAATATTATAACAAAAATTTTTATAATTTTCAAATGATACTCCTAGTAGGACTCGAACCCACATAACCGCCTTAGAAGGACGGTGTTCTTTCCTGTTGAACTATAAGAGTAAAAAGACTTTTGAATTAAATAAAGTTCATATTTTTAAAATGATTTATTCTGATATAATAATTAAAATAACTTATCTAATTCAAAAGTAAATGTTCCTTAAAGGATTCGAACCTTTATTACAACATTCGTAGTGTTGCGTGCTGTCCTTTACACCAAAGAAACATTATAATTCAAAATGCACGTTTTTTAGAGACTGTTGGGTTTGAACCAACACCTTTTTCTTCACCATGAAAATTAAATAATAAAACGTTGCTGTTTGCAATACGTGCCAATTTGCCTTATTTAAGTGCTCCCAATTACACCAAGTCTCAACGCCCATACGGAGAATTGAACTCCGGTCTCATGCGTGACAGGCATGCGTCATAACCACTAGACCATACGGACAAAATTACTAGACGAATTTTTCCTTAGCAAGAAACCATAAAAAATTGTAGCTAAAAATATTTGCTGTATTCGTCTATATGAAAGTACAGAATTGATGCAGGCACCGCTTCTGCTGAAAGTCATTGCTTTCGTTTGAACAGCCCCGGCAGGATTCGAACCTGCGTAATGTAGGAGTCAAAGTCCTATGCCTTACCGCTTGGCGACGGAGCTAAAAATTTTTCAAACATTTTCAAAGAAGTGCTTTAATTATCTTCTTCATTCATCGACTTAGCAAGTTTTTTATTCTTTACAGAACTTGTCCAACAAGCAATGTTTGAAAAGTGTGCGTGAGAGGGTTCGAACCTCCGATGGGACTAGCCCGCTTGATTAAAAGTCAAGTGCCCTACCACTAGGCGACACGCACATATATTAAAGAGAACACGGCTTCAAAACTCTTTTATAGTTATCTTTTGATTAAGGTTATAAGAATTACCCATTATCATATTTTCACTATTTAACTTTCTTATATTATCTTATCATCGTGTTTTTTAGGGTGAAGTAAGAGAATTGAACTCTTATCTCAAGATTCACAATCTTGCGTGTTTACCGTTACACTAACAACACCATTATATTATAATATTTAAAAATCAGTGGTGGAGTCTTGCTCTTTTTAAATATTACAATTATTTTTAAATTATAAGAAAAATACGGCGGTGAGCTAAGTACTATTTACACCAAGACTTTTAATACTCAAAGGCTTAATCCCCTTACCTTTTCTTTGATGTCTTATTACCTAATATTTTTAATACTCAAAGCAAATATTAAAAATATATTTTTCTATAATTATTATTCAAAAATAAAGTAATTATTTAATAAAAATACTTACTGAATTTACTATTTATGTAATCTTCTACAAAAGTTATCATATGAATTATTAATTGAATTTCCCATAATAAGCAATCTTGAAATATAACATCTGATGGTTTTGCAAATCTAAATCCATCTCCATATTTTGAAGCATATTCCATTGTTCCGTCTTTGCAATGAATAACAATAGCAATAATTGCTCCAATTATATGAATACTCATTAGACAACCAATTACCATAAAATACTCCACTTTTTTACCTCTTCAAGCTATATATCTATATTTATTTAATTTCTATTTTCTAATATATCCAGTATTATTGCTATTATTTGCATTATTGCATATATTATTGTTCCTACTATAATTATAAATATCACTCGGTCTGCCATTAAAGCCCTCCATTACATTTGGTCTAACTTTCTGTTTTTTTTGTGATAATAATTAGCATTTTTTCAGTCGGCAACTATTGTTCGCAAATGAATTTTTTCTCTATGATACTTGACTTCTTGCGACATGTTAAGTCGCCAACTGAATTACAAATTTAGTATTGGTATAAATACCAATTCTAATAAAAATCTCTTACGATTTTTGTTCAAGTCTGGGAAGTAGGATTTGAACCTACAACTTCCGCATCCCAAGTGCGGCGGTCTACCAAATTGACCTATACCCAGATATACAAGAGGAGTTAATTAGCCTTTTAAAATCCTCAATTTTATGCTCTATTAAAAAAATAATTTTGCTGTAATCCTCTTTAAATAGTGCGTCTAAGAATCGAACTTAGATATTTTCCTTATCAGAGAAAACGTTTAACCATTAGCGTAACGCACTTCATTCAAGACACTTTAAAAACTTTTCGCATTAACCGTTATGCTATTAATCAAATAAATGGCTGATTAAATTGGATTTGAACCAATAATATAAAGTTGGAAACTTCATTTGCTGTTTGTGTCTTTTTATTATTTATTCATTTTATAAATATATTATATAATAATTTTTTATAAATTTCAAATTATTATACTAGCGGAGCTTACAGGACTCGAACCTGTACTACTGTTACATAGGATAGGTTAGCAACCTACTGCGATACCATTACGCCAAAACTCCAAAAAGTGGATAGAGATGGATTCGAACCACCGACGCTTAGGGCTTCAACCTAACGCTCTTCCTACTGAGCTATCTATCCATAAGATGGGTGGTAAAGGGATAGCCATCTGCCTCACTGATTTTGTCCCTTAATTGTTCAGATGTTGGACTTATATTTGGACAACGATAACTAATACCGTCTCTCATGCCCAAAAAGAGATTCGAACTCTTATGCCTATGCCACTGTTTCTAAGACAGTTGCGTCTACCATTTCCGCCATTTGGGCAATATATGTTTATACTATTACCTTATTTATATAAACATGATTTACTGAGTCACGTAGTAAGGTCGCTTTTCAAGGCTCTCAGTTATTCTCTCCTTACCCAGATACCGATATCACCTAAGTCGGAAGGGATAGTCCTCTTGACTAACAGTTCACTTAACGCTTTTGGTTAAGACGTCACCCTCACATTCTTTAAAGTGTTGTAGGGAACACTGATGGGCGAAGAGGGAATCGCACCCACTCGGGACTAACGCCTCCGGTTTTACAGACCGGTGTGTCTACTTTATCACGCTACTCGCCCTTTTATATATAATCAAATTTATCAAACATTGGAGCAAAAGTCTTAACATGATTATGAGTTAAAATACCCATTAAAGTTTCTTTATCATTTTCTTCAACAATAAAGATTCTTGCTGTATCAGTAGTAACTGATTGTCTACCTTTTGGTTCTGTTAATCTTTTTGCACAATCTTCAACCTTCTTTATATCTGCTGTATTAATTTCCATTCTTCCTTTACTACTAACAATAGTAAAAATAGGTTTGTTATTTTTAATTTTTGGTTTCGTATCAATAATTTTGCCACACCAATTCATATGATATTCTTCATGTATATCTGTTATTATTAAGTGTGTCTTTACTAAAACTTCTGCCATTTTTTACCCCTTAAAAGAATTGAAAAAATTTATTATATCATTACTTACTTCTCTTGTTTCAATATTTTCGCTCCTTGGAGCAGGTTTAGATTGATAATAAGGATGTTGCTCTTTCCAACAACTTAAAAAATGTTTTGTTAATTTATCTTCTGTTTTAAATTTTTTATTACAAGTTGGACAAATATACATTTTAAATACTCCTTATTTTTTTAGTGAACTTTTTCTTTTGGTAAGAGAAATAGTATTAAAGAACTTAACAATTTTAAGAGTGTCTATGTCATATTGCTCTTGTTGTACAACACTAATTTTGGTTTTCCTAAAGCTAGTTTCCTTACTATCCCACTGCATTTATATACCGAGCTAGGACTGACGCGGTTTGAGCTGCTCCTGCGGACGTTACTGTTTATTTACTGTGAGTTCTTCAACGACAAACTGCTTCTCACCTCCGACATGGTTTTTTTACAGTTACATGTCTTCATAATCTGCTTTAGTAGGAACGGAGGGAGTCGAACCCTCAAGACACTAAGTCACAGGAGCTTAAATCCTGCGTGTTTGCCAATTTCACCACGCTCCCATAAAAGGTGCTTTAGACACCTATTTTTCTATATTTCTAATCTGTCTTGTTAATTTTCTAACAACACCCGGACTCTTAATATTTTTCCCATTTGCCTGTAAATTTGCCATTCTGTTTTTCATAATTGCTAATTTAATTTCTTTTTCCATTATTAATTACCTCTTTCTTAACTTTCTATATATATTATATAATATTTTTTTAAAATTATCAAATTATTTTTATATATTAAAGAGTTATGCTAATATGCTTACACCACATGACCTACTCATAGAAAAAATATATCTTTTGTTTTTAAAGTACAAAAGACTAAAAACTTGTAATTAAAATCAAAACTTCTTATAATATAAACTCTTAATTATAAGAATGAAGTTTTATTTTAAAATTGCGGAGACGGGATTCGAACCCGTGTTCACAGCCTATGAAACTGGGCTGGAGCCTCTCCAGTCTACTCCGCAGTCATCCCTACGGAACTCGAACCCGTATTGCCGCCGTGAAAGAGCGATGTCCTATTCCTGTTAGACGAAGGGACGTTACCCGCATTTTTAATAAGGAATACGGAAACCTTTTAAGAGAGGTTTTATATTTTTGATAAATTGAATTTTACAATCTATCTTTTTTATTACATATATATTATATAATAAAATTTTAAAATTATCAAATTATTTTTTAATTTGAAAAGTTGCTTAAGGAAATCGAATCCTCGTTACCAAAGTCTTATGTTTAAAACTGCTTTGGTAACTCTACCAAGAACAACTATTTTTTAACGGAGGGGGAGGGACTCGAACCCTCAGTGGACTTTCGTCCATCACTGGTTTTCAAGACCAGCCCAGTACCAATTGTGGCACCCCTCCAAGATTACGCCGGTGAGAAATTGCGTCTCACACCTTCCCCCTCTCTGGGTCTGTTCACTTTACACTACGGCGTGAATATATTGCCCCGTCGGGCTATGCGTACGCTTTGCAAAGTTGCCACCCACTTTGCAGTATATTTAATCAGTTAAGCGTTTTTCCTTCTTAAACTATCAGCAGCCACTTGTGCTTCCCGAATAGGACTCGAACCTATATCTCAAAACCTTCTCATATACTCTTTAGACTCGTCCTACTTGGTACCACTTCGGCAAGTCTTGGCTTAACTCCGGCGGCAGGGTTCGAACCTGCGAAATCCTGATTAACAGTCAGGCGTTGTACCACTCGACTACACCGGATTATGTGGCACTATTTGCTCTCAACCTGTGCCAAAGGTCAATTTTGTTACTTTTTCTGAATGGGTTGGAACAGATTATTTATTTTCGCAGTATCCCATCAATTTGTCCCTACAGTTTTTCTTCTGCGGTCTGAGCTTCATCAGGTAGTCAGACGCCCCTAGGACCTAAGCCCTACCCTTATTCTATATTTTAATAGGCGTCACCGTGGGTTCCGGTTCCTATCTAAAGGTGGTAGAGGATTCCATCAAGGAAAACTGGACTTCTACTTCTTATTCGTTTTCTTTTTACCAAAAATTTTTTATAATATCGGATAACCATAAACGATATTTTAAATTGAATAACTGACAGGTCTATCTATTCAATTCTTTAAGTACCCAAGACATTTCCTGCTGTCCGTACTTTGGTTTTCCCTTTATTTCATAAGTTGCAACTCGTCTACTATAAAACCCGATGTGACTTTAAAGGAACAGGACTCCATTTTTTTCCATGCATCTCTTATGACTTTTGATTAGGTATCTCACAATCACTTAGTTTAGCGTGTTATTAAGCAACCACGGCGTTCTTGAAGGGGAATCGAACCCCCGTCTTACAGTTATTGCTGCACGTTCTTCCAATTAGACTATCAAGAATACTTCTTACCAAAAAGTAATTACTTTTTATATCTTATATAAATATTATATCAAAAATTTTTTATATTTTCAAATAAAAGATTTATCTTTGATGACTTCCAAGGCTTGCAGGATTATTTTTATAGCCTCAATTTTTGTACCCCTGTTACTGTTGTATCCCTTCTTTCTTTTAAGGGTCTGGTTGCGTCCAGAACATCTCTCAAATTTCAAGAGCTATAGTAGAATTTGTTAGTAATTGATAAAATATTTTATTTGTTTTCTATATAAGTATTATATCATAATTTTTTAAAAAATCAATTTATAACTTTTACCCAAAGTTTTTTTAAATTTCTTTTTCTTATTTATTATACATATATTATATAATAAATTTTTATAAAAATCAAGTATTATTCATTTACATAAATAAGTAATTCTCCTGTATTTGCATTTGTATATATCGCACCTTCGCATTCATGATTATCTAATGCTAATTCTGCAATATGCCAAGGTACATCAAATATATCACCTTTATATAGTTCAGTCTCTTGTTCTGATGCATAATCATAAGTTAATATTTTAATATCTGTATCAGAACCTATATACTTTAATAAATCAATTAATTTCATTTTAATACCTCTCGTTTTCTGCTTTATATTCTTCTTCAGAAATTTCTTCCCAATAAGTATTTTCAAGAGTATCATTACGAAAATATTCTAAATCTTCTTCATCATATTCATTTTCATTATTCCATCCTGTGACAAGATATTCAAAACTATCAGCCTGACCCATAGCAAGTTCTTCCGCATAATCTGCTAATTCTTTTTCAGTTACTTCATCACCAAAAGCAACATATTCTTCAAAATCAGTTCCACAATATGGAGTGCTACCTTTAAATACATAATATTTCATTTCTTATTAACTCCTCTTTCTTTTATATAAATATTATATCAAAAAATTTTAAAATTATCAATTAATCTTTTGTAATTTCATTTAAAGTTTTCATTTGATGATAGCCATAATGAGTAAGTAACTCAATAATATTTTTAGCTCCCACGGGATTCATAGAATGAACTGCAAAGCCATTAATAGAAATTTGATTTTCTACAATAAATTTAGCTACATCATATCCAGTTTTATCTAAGCCTAAATCATGGTCAAAACTTAAATAAATCTTAGCATTAATTGGTTTATATTTTGTTAAATAATCTATTACTGATTGATAAGTTCTCAAAGTTATAAAATTAATTCCACAATTCTTGAAATATCTTTTATAATTATCTGGAATATTTCTTTCATCATCTAAATAGATAAATAATTTTTTCATTATCTTAATACCTTTCTTTTATCTTATATAAATATTATATTATATTTTTTATAAAAAATAAAAAGAAGAGCATAAACTCTTCTTTTTATTTATTTTCCAAAATATAAACACCATTTAGTTTTTGAAATATTTAGTTTCTTGGTCTTTAATTTTTTAATTTTCTTATTATTATTTACATAAATATCCATTTGTTTTTTAACTAAATCATTAGATTTTAAGTTTGGATATAATTGAACTAAAGTAATAAGACTTTCTTTATTAGCAGTTTTAATCATTATTTTTTCTTCTTGAGCCATATATTCTTTTACTAAGACATCAATAGCAGTTTCAATTTTTTCATTTTCTTGCTCATAAACAGCTATTTTTTCATCAATAACTGTTCCTTCTGCCACATCACCCATCATGCATATTCCTACTATTATACATATTACAAGAAATACACTAAATACAAAACTTAAAAAACTACCAGCTGGCGTATCAACAAATTCATTAATAGTCAATCCTATTGCTATTAATATAATAAAGATAACACAAAAAACAATTAACATATTATTCTCCCTTTTCATTATTAAATTTTAAAAACACCGGTAGATGGAGTCGAACCACTTACACCACAGGTTTTGGAGACCTGCTCTAGCCCGGCTAGGATTTAGGTTCTACCGATAGATGCGGAAATACCTATTCCCGCATATTTTATTATTATTATTCTATCCCAAAATAATATCTACCTTACCAGTTGCAATATATGTCGACTGTACCATATGTACAGCCAGTATCATATACTTTCGCTGGTCCAAGAGAAGTCATAAATTTAGAATACTTACTCTTGAAACTATAATTACAAGATACAACGATGTAGCCATCTTTATCTCGTATAGTTCCATCATTTGCTACATGACGACCTGGGATTTTCAAACCGCCACCCGGCAAAATGCGTTGAGAATAATATGTTTCTCTTTGACCATTATAATTTTTAACTCCCATTGATGGTGTTAAAGGATTTGAAGTAATATGGTATCTGCCATTATATTGCAATTCTACACCCTGAAAGGAAGGAATTGGTTTATATATTTTAATTTTAATTACTTTTCTAAATCCACCATCTTTAGACATAACAATTATTTTTCCTTTTCCTGCTCTTTTTGCGGTAATTGTTTTGCCTTTTACAGTTAAGATTTTTTTGCTCTTGTTTATAATTCTAATTTTTTTACAAGTTGCATTTGTAGGTTTAATTTTATTTACTTTCACCTTTTGCTTATCTCCAACTGTCATTGTCTTTTTACACTTTACTTTCATTTTTTTGACCTTAACAGTAGGTTTTTCTGTTGTGGTCTCATACTCAATTTTACTTGTTGTCATTGTTGCTATATCTGCTGCATCTACTGTTACTTTATCTTCTTTTAAAAATGTATACATTACAATAGTAAGAATTATAGTAATAATAATTGCTGATATATTAAGCATTAATTTTTTCATTTCTTTTCTTTCTCCTTTTCTTAATGCGGATGCTCAGGTTAATGTATCTTTAAACGAGACCTCCGCCTATTCAAAAGAACGACAGAAAATAATTATGCCAAAATTATTCTCTTATGCAATCAAGATTCCCAAGTTGCCAGTTCGGAAATTCTCTTTATCATGTGCCAATATGATATTGCTCGCTCTTACTTCAATAAAATATTGAAGATTTGCAAAGACTATAATCTTATTTGCTACTTAAGATATTGATAATCTTCTTTACTGTCTTTATAAATGGGATAAAGTTTATAAGACTTTTAAAATATTCAGTTGTTTTTCGCCTATTGGCGAATACTCTTAGTAGGATTCGAACCTACAAAAAACAGTTTTTGAAACTGCCGCCTATGCCATTCGGCTATAAGAGTTCAATTAATAAACTTATTTTTATTTATCCAAACACAATGAGGTTCAAAAATAAGTAAAAACTATCCTGAATGGACCTGCGGGGACTCGAACCCGGGACCGACCGGTTATGAGCCGGTTGCTCTAACCAACTGAGCTACAGGTCCATTTATTTTCTTATATTATATTTTTTATAATCTTTATTCAAATAATTTTCAAGAGTACCATAAAGTTTATGATTACCTATTTCTTCAACTGGAACTCCCCCACAATTCAGCTAATATTTCTTCTTCATACCAACATTCTATTGCATCTTTTTCAGTCCAATAGCTAACATAATCATTTATGTCCCAAGAATCATAAATTTTTTTATAGGCTTTTCCTTTTGGTGGTAATTTATCTATATTTCTTCTTACTTTTTTATTAGCAAGTCTCTTACTTTTTTTAGAGCTTCTCCCGCCATCTTTTATAATGGGATGTTTCTTATATGAACGACTCATAATATCACCTCTTCTTATTTAAACAAGACACAAATAATTTAGCGAAAACAGGACTTGAACCTGTGACTCCTTATAGTGCGATATAAGTGCTCTACCATCTGAGCTATTCTGCTTATTATTGCTGTACGTGTCTTAAATTTATATAAAATTTTAACAAGCAACTTTTATATAAAATGTCCTTATATTAAAAAATTCTTTTTTCTTGCTATACTGTTGATAGTATTTTTAAATTTTCTCATATCACTTTGTTTATCAAAATCCCAAAGTAATAATCCAGATTTTTCAATCCAAGTTACATTTGCATTAAAAGATAATAAATATTCTACAAAGTCTGCGGGTGATATATCTAATATTCTGCATGGAATCCACCAATTAGCTGAGCCAGCAGAAAAATTTGAAGTATCTATACAATGCCATTTCCCCGTTGGTGATTTCCATTCTTCCATTCTATAGATACTACTCATTTTAGTTACCTCCTATTTAGCTAATCCTAATTTTGCAATTAATTCACTAACATTACGTTTTTCTTCTTCAGTTGGTTCTGCTACTGTTGAAGCAGTTGCTGACTGTAATGTGTTCTGATTACTCTCAACTGCTCCTACTTTTGTTGCTCCCGGCAGAGCTACATCTTCACCCTGTTCTACATTAGTTTTTGCACATGTTAATGCTATTTTTATTTGTAGGTTTTCACCATTTTCAGTTACAGGTATTCTAATTTCTTTTCCACCATTATATAAGAAAGAACCATCAAAAGTTTCTAATAACTTTTTAGTGATAAATTCTTTTGCTTCACTTCCTCTAGCTGCCATTATAACTTTCTCCTTTTTTTTATTTTCTATAAATATTATATAATATTTTTTCAAAAATATCAATCAATATTTATAAATTCAGATTTAGACTTAATAGCATCCATCTCTTCATTTACAAGAACTAAATCGTTTTTTTTTAAAGTTGAGGAAAGCTGGATATATGCATCACATAATCTGCATCTTCCACCCCTTAAGCAAGACCTGCCGCATCCTAATCTTCTTTCTCCAAAAGTAGGTAATATATGATGACCTTCTACTTCTTCTTTGAAACCTATAATATATTGGTTAAGTGGTCCAACCCATTGCTTAGATTTAGAATAAATATTCTTATACGCCTCTTGCTGATTATCTTCTCCCCAAAATTCAAAAATATCAACATAAGGCTCATAAATTTTAACATCTTCCGCTCTTATAAAAAATGATTTTATATCATTGCCATGTAAAAATTTTCTTTGACATATGTTTGGAAACACTCTAACATTTATACCATATGAATGTAAAATTGGGGCAATATCTTCTAAATAAAAACATAAACCATCTGTAATAATTACATCCGAATATCCAGTTCTTATTGCGTTCCACATTTCTTCTTCATCACTAATAAAATCTTCTACATAATAAGAAAAATCATTATCATATAATAATTGTATTACTTCTGTTTTTTTATCTAAATCATACTTCTTTAATAAAAATGTATAATTAAATTCTGGATTTTCTTCTTCTAATTGTTTAAATAATTCAATTTTATTTTCTTCTAAAAAGTTAGAACAATCATCAATTTTAATAACAATTCTTTTATCTGAATACCTATTAAAAAATCCTAATAAATCTTCATACTTTTCATCTTTTAACTCTATGATAATTTCATCAAAAGATTCTAAATCTAAACTTCTATTATATCTAACACTATATTTCATTATTTTCTCCTATAAGTAAAAGGTAGTATAGAATTTACACTACCTTTTACTAATATATTTTTATTTGTCAAGCTATTCAGCTACTTCATCAGTTTCAACTTCAGCAATGGCGTAACCCATTAATCTTCTTGAACCAACTTTTACTTCTTCCTTTGTTGCCTTTTCAGCTCTTACTAACTGAGATAATCTAGCAACTACCTTTGCCTTTGTTACATCTTCAAAAGCGTCCTGCTCCTGAATAATTTCTGTAATCTTATCAGCAGTCTGTCTTTCAGAAGTTAATACAGCCTCAATAGCATTTCTTAAGTCATCACCAATAGCCTTTGCCTTTTCAGCTCTTTCTCTAGCCTTTTCAGCTTTCTTAATAGTTGCGGCGATTTCCTTATCAATAAACTCAACCTGTGCTTCCTGCTCATCATAAGCAGCAGTTGCTAAAACTACTTCCTTAATTGCTTCTAACATTTCTTTTCTTGTTACTTTCTTTTCTGTGTTTGCCATAATACATTTCTCCTTTTCTTTAACTATATTTCTTTCTTTATCTTATATATATATTATACTAAAAATTTTTATAAATTTCAAGCTGACTTTTTATCTCAATTAAATCCCATTACAGCTTGTTGAATATATTGACATTCCTTATCAGTTAACTCTTCTTCTGTTAATCCATATTTCTCTAAAACTGGATTAATATCCTCATTAGACAAAACTCCCGCACTTTTCATTGCTTTAAACTCTTTAACTGCCTTATGAATTTTTTCTTTTCTTTTGTTATTATCAAATATATCCTCTTGGTCTAATACATATAAATCAAAAGGCATTCCCATTCCAAACATATTATATCTCCTTAATAATCATATCCGCCATTTTCTTCCCATTCTTCTTTAGAAACTTCTTCCCAATCAAAACTGCAGTTTTCATAATAGTAATCTACCTCATCTTCATCATCTAAGAAAGGCTTATATTCATCAGCATAATCACTTAACATATCATTTCCATAATCTGATACATTTTTATCCGAATAATCTGATGGAAAAGCAATAAATTCCTGTATATCGCATCCGCAATATCCATTACTAAAACTAAAACATATATATCTTTTTTTCATAATCAATTTTCTCCTTTTATCTATTATAAATTAATGTATCAAAAGTAGCTATTTTATCTAAATGATAATCAGATTTTATTTTAGTATAATCAGTTTTATCATTATAAATATCTTCTCTACTTTCATTCATCCAAACATCAAGATAATTAACAATAAAAATATTGATAAAATCTCTTATATGAGCAATATTGAAATGATGTGAATAATCTATATAAGCATCTGCAAATTTATTAGTTTTCTTATCAATAGCTCGTAACTGAACTCTTAATATTCCACCAGAGCCGTCTTCAAAAGAATAATAACTATCAGCTAATTGTCTTATTTCAAATCTTCCTCTCCAAACCTCATCTTTTATTAAAGCTTTATTCCATTTACGAACATCTCGATTCATTTTTCTTTGAAGTTTCTTTTTATATTTATATATCATAAACAACACTCCCTTTCTTTATCTTATATAAATATTATATAATATTTTTTATAAAAAAACAAAAACTGATAATTAATGGGCATTTTTTTATATAATTAAAAGGAGAAAAATAAATGTCAAAAAAAGATTTAACAGGAATGGAATTTACATATTTTAAAGTAATAGGAAAAGATATAAAACGAAGTGATAACAAGCATGTATATTGGAAATGTAAATGTATATGTGGAAAAGAATTTTCAGAACAAAGAACTGCTATTGAAAAAGGTTTACGGAAGTCTTGTGGATGTCAAAAATCTAAATTAATTAGTCAAAAAACACTAATTGATTTACAAGGACAGCGTTTTGGAAAATTATTTGTTCTGGAAAGAGACAAAGAAGCTGAAAAAAATCATCCAAAATCTAAACAAACTTTTTGGAAGTGTCAATGTGATTGTGGCAATATTATTTCAATAGAAAAGGGTAAATTAACAAGTAAAGGTCAATCTTCTTGCGGTTGCTTAAAATCTATTGGTGAATTATATATTAATCAAATTTTATCTACTAATAATATTTCATATATAAGCCAGTATACGAATGAATTATTAAAATCAGATAAAGAAGGCTATTATAAATTTGATTTTGCTTTACTTGATAATAATAATATTATTCGTTTAATTGAATTTGATGGCATTCAACACACAATTAATAATAATTATTTTAAAGATGATACAATTCAAAAAAGAGACAACATTAAAAATAAATATGCCAAAGATAATAATATACCTTTAGTTCGCATTCCATATTACAAAAGAGATAATATCACTTTAGAAGATTTATTAACAGACAAATACTTGGTCTAAGTATTTGTCTGTTCCTCTGCTCTAAGTTCATCTCTAACTCTCATTAAAATCTTACCTAAAACATTTTCTTTTGGTAATTGTAAACATTTTTTACAATAACAAGAGCCAAAATGATTATCATGCCAATAATTACCTTCTACTAATTGTTCATTCTCTGTTGCTAATAATTTAGCCTGCATCCTTTTATTTTTAAATTTATTTGAAACAATTTCATACATTACTTCATCTTTTATTTCATCCCAATTGCTTTTTATTTCTACTCTTTTTCCCAATCGTTTTGCGTCATCTGGAGTGTCTGCATTTTTAATTGCCTCTCTCTGTATTGGGTTACTTGTTTTTGCAGCCTGATATGCATGTTCAGAAGTAGGATATTTTACATTATGATATTCTGTCTGACACGCATAAAAATTTGATAAAAAACTATATTTTCCTTCAAAAGATGTAATCATTATATCCAATTCCTCCTATCTTTTTCAAATTTTTCTTTCTTTTCTCTTTTTAAGTTGCGGCGTGCTGGCTTCCCGCCTTTTAACGCTTTGTATTGTTTGCATTTTTGGCACGCTTTACGAAAGGTTCCTTCATGACCTAAGTCACAACATCCTTCATATTTGTAATGTATACAAGTAATTTCTCTATCTTTTGCCATAATTATCTCCCCCTTTCTTTAAGAGTTGAAGTCACTGTAATCAAAAATAATAGGTGCTCCATTATTATATCCTATATTCGCTTCATGTAAATCATAAATACAATTATCTGTAATAAAATCAATTAATTTTTCTAATATATCACCACCATAATAAAGGCAAACACCTCTCAACCAGTTTTCTTCTATATTGAAAAAGTTCTTTTCTTCACAAATAGTACCAGTTTTTTTATTAATCTCTTTGGAGTCATAAGTTTTATCATCTGCATTTGTATATTCTACATATTCTTGTTTGTAAATAGGATATTTATTTACTGTTCCAATAAATTCAGTTTTAGCAAAAAGAAAAGATAAACCTTCTTTTTCAGCAATTTTATAATTTTCAACTTCTTTTTCACAATAATCCCATCCATTATCAGTATCACTTCCGCTAAAGCGTTCAAATGTTAGTTTGTCATAATCTTCTGATTCAGTATCATAAATATAATGATATTCTCCTTGAAATGGAATTTTAATGACCGTTGTATTCTTCTCTTTTGAATCCCAAAATATAAATACTAATTTACTAGCTCCACAATAATGTTCATAATCTACTCCTTTAGGAATATTCAGTTTTTCAAATATTTTTTCATTTATATAATTCATTCTTCCCTGCTCATCAAGTCCTATATCTGTAAAGTCACAATCTTGAAAAATCTTTAAGAAATCATTATTAGTCATAAATAAAAACGCCTTTCTTTTTTATTTTATAATAATATTATAACAAATTTTTATAAAAAAATAAAGAAGTAGAAAATATTCTACTTCTTTATCTATAAAATTGAAATATTAATAAATAGCATTTGAGTTAAGGCTAATATATCCGTTTAAAAATTCTGTTGTAGTAGTAGGGTTATATATACCAATTTTTACATAAGCATAATATGATTTAGTATCCTCAGATGGAACAATAGATTCAACCGAACAGCTAAACTGTTTATCTTGAGGGTCAAAAATAATATAATCCTCATACCTTTTCATATCATGATATTTAGGTCTTTTGCTAAGTCTTACTCTATTAGTAATGATTACATTAGGAAAATAACCATTTTCATCATAATAATTTATAAAATTTTGAGTGCATAAATTTACTGAATGTCCCTTTTCAATAATATAACCCTCCTCTTGAACTGCAGAAAAGTCTGGTATATGCGGGTCAAAATTATCTGATTTTTTTAGTTCTATTTCGACTTCATCATCTGGCTGAGAAGCATCATTGTAAAAAAATCATTGCTTTCGCTTCCTCCTTTATCTTGCATTAAAGCCATCAAAAGTAAAGGATTACTCATATCAAATGCGGAAGTTCCCTGATTTTCTCCATTAGTCTGGTTCATTAAAAACATCATCGGAATAAGGTTCTCCTTTAAACCGCCATCACCGCACATTAACATAAGAGGTATAAGATTACCAAATGGATTATTTTCAGATGCAGTATTTCCTGTAAAGTCAATCATTGATACTACTTTTGTTACAAAATCAAATCCAAACATAGATTTTGTAGGAAGGATTGTTTTCTTTTCACCTGCCGCAACATCAGTAACCTGAATACCATCTTCTATTGATGTTACGAATACTGGCACACCATTATGCATAATAATATCACCTTTTTCAATGTCTTTAATAGCACAAGGCATTTTAAAAATCATACCTTTAGCATCTATATCAATTAAATCTACATTTACAATTTCATCTTTATTAGCATCATATGACACCATTTCGCCCACTTTATTTTTAATAGCGATACCTAAATGACTTAAATGTCCATCTTTAATTGCTCCGAAATCAAAATTTTTAAAAATATTCTTCATTATCTAATACCTCTTTTCTTTATATCTTTTATAATTATATTATATAATATTTTTTATTAAAATTCAATAAATTAATATCTTTTTAAGGTTTCTAATATAAGTTTTGCACATTCATGACAAAGTTGTGCGTCTTTACTACTATATTTACTATTATGTTTATTTAGACCGTACCCATTCATATTAAGGTGAACATAATCGTTTTTTGAAAGTTCAGTTCCACATCTATCACAAAATCTTTTAATCATTATCTTCACTCCTCCAATCAATACGTATCTGCTCTGGACCCATTATAGTAACTTTAAAGCCATTATTTTTTAATTCCTCTGCAAACCTATCAATAAATTGAGGTGGCATACTAAATTCATCTGCTAAACGTCCATATTTAGCACACTTTATTAGAGTATCATTAGCCCCTTTTAAAAAATCATAGTAATCTTTATCATTCTCAATACTAACTATTCTTCTTAACTCTTTTGCGGTAACTACTAAATTTGGTTCTTCTCGCTCTAATGTAGATATAATACTCATTCTTACTTCTCCTTTTTATCTTATTTCCAAGAAATTTCAAACAGACTAAAACAAGGACTCTCTTCTACTTTATATCCCATTTCTTCTAGCTGTGGTATTATATCTTTTCTAAAAAGAGGAGGTATCGTAAAAGCTATCATAGAGTTTCCTGAGGTTGCCGCCTTTTTAAATTCAAGATTTAATAATCGAACTAATTCTTTATACCCTTCTTCATAAGATTCTTTAGTTAAAACTTTTAATTCTTTCGGTGACATTAATTCTTCTTTTGCTGTTTTAGATATATTATGTTTCATTTATATTTTACTCCTTTCTACTACCAAGAGATAGAATAAATATTCCTTTCTAGGGATTTAGGTTTAACTTGATACCCCTTTTGTTTTAATGCCTCAAACACAGCTTCACAAGTTTCTCCATATGCTTCAAAAATAAGTGAACGTTCTTGTTTTTCTGCTTTGAGCCTTATCATTTTTGACAATTTAACTAATTCGTTCCTAACTTTTGTTTGCGTATCTGCACCTAATATAGTTCTAGCATCTTCCGCACTTATTAATACTTCATATATAGTATTTCTATTTTCCATTTTTATTCTCCTTTATATTATTCCCAATAGATACAAACAATTTCTTCATTATTAGAAATTGAATATGTTATTTCATAACCTAATTTTTGTAATATTTCTTGGATTTCTTTTGTAAAAAATATTGGTATTTGAGGTTGATAGCTGCTATAACCTTGTTTAGCCCTTTCACCTATTCCAATATTGATTTCAGTCATAACTTTTTTTAATTCTCTAGCTCTATTTTTTGCTGCGGCTGTAATTTCTTTTGCTTCTTTTGCTGGAATAATATATCCTTCCATAATTAAATCTCCTTTATAATACATCTTGAAAGTTGAGTTGTCTTTACTCCTCTAAATTCTTCAAATTTTTTCACCGTTCCAGTTAAATCAATAACAGAGCCTTTATCTAAAAATAATTCTTTCTGAGTAAACCATACCAAGCAATCTTCGCCATGATAAAAAGTATGGATATAAGTATAACCATAATTACCATTAAAACCACGAGTTGAATGATATACTACTGTTAAATTGCGGAGACGCTCACCTATTTCTCCTACATACTCAGATAAAGATGGACCTGCGGCTTCCGCAAATTTCTTATCAATAATCTGTTTTGATTTTTCAAAGAAGCAAGCCTCTTCACATTCTTCATCCCAACCATAAATTTCATCAAAAGTAATCGGAATTAATGTAAAATCTTCAGATAATTCGATTTTATTTGGAATATGCCACTTTAATATTGGATTATATTTAGCTCCTTGTTCTTTTAACCAGTCCTTAATAGCATATGTATCTTCTCCATATATACAATAAGTTACTCCGTCTGTATTAAACCCATGTTTTTCTAACCATTCTGCTTTAGTCATATTGTATCAACTCCTTTTTTTAATACCATGAAATATGATAATGCTTAAGTGCATCTTGTCTTATACTATAGCCTTCTTTTTTAAGTTTTTCCTGTAATATAGGTTCTAATGTTTCAGTTTTAATTTCCGAATAACCTCTTTTAGCTGCTTCAAATATGTCCTTTTTTATTTCTTTATATGCACTTTTAAGGGTTATTTCTCTGATTTTTTCGATATTATAGTTAGTTCTCATATTTACTCTCCTTTTATATCTTTATAAATATATTATATAATAATTTTTATATAAAATAAAAGATGAAGAGTTATTCTTCATCTTTTTTCTCATAAATACTTATTTCTATTTTTACTATAATAAATTCACAAATTAATATCACAGCTATGAAAATTAAAACACCTATAAAAAATGGTATACTAAATAAAGCGGCAAACATAAGACCACCTAATATAGTAACTAAAATTGTTATTATTGTTAAAAGTAAGTAAATTAAAATCTTCTTAAAAGGGTGCATTTTATACACCCCCTAAAGATACTATAGCCAAACTACATGCTACATAAAGACAGGCAACCGCCGCCTTACCTTTATTACTTAGCCTATTGATTAAAGTATAAGCCGTACTAGATGATAAAGGTAACATTGCTAATTTTATATATTCAAACATAATTTATTCCTCCTTACTCAAATAAAAAATCATAATCGTGTAAAGCCATTTCTATTTCAGCAATAGATAACTCAAAATGAGGGTGAGATGGAAAGAAAAATTCTTTCATCTCTTCTACTTCATCACAAGTTATAGATGCTCTATATTCACTTCCCATAACTAATGCTGCTAAAGTTTCTACATCAGTATAGTCTGTATGATTATACCAGTCTGTTATTCTTCTGTCTATTGTTGTATTATCCATAAAAATTTGCTCAAATTCAAAAGCGTCAACTACTGTCTTGAAAACTTCTTCATATAATTTCTTATTCATAATCATATAAAACACCTCTCTAATCTTTATTAGCAGTTTTATCTTTTTGATAAAACTGCTTTTTTTACTTTCTATATATATTATATAATATTTTTTTATAATTATCAATAATCTTCTGATTTATTGGTAATAGCAATTTCAGTGATAACTGCATTTTCTTTATCTTTGTCAGTTATAATTTCTTCTCCATCCCGTGGCTTAACTATACCACGTCTAACCGTGTTAAACTGATAAGTTATTTTTTCTACATTAAGTTTAACATTATTATCATTTATATCAAAGTAAAAATCATCAGTAGAAAATATTGCTTCACCAATAAGATACCCCAATTCATCTGTAAGTGATAATTTTACCTCTTCCGCTTCCGCTTTAGAAGGAACAAATGGTACTTTAAAACTATGACATTCTTTATTCTTTTGCGTATAACGTATATAAAAATAAATTGTTTTATTACCTTTATCAATGTTTAAATCTTCTATTGCTTCTTCAAAAGACCAACCTTGCTGAAGTTCATAAGCTATCGCTCTTAAAGTATCATAGTTTGTTTTAATTGCAGTTGCTCGCTTTACTACTTTTGGTATCTCGCCCCAATATTTTTCATCTAATTTATCTTTTAAATATTTTACAATATCCTCTGATGTAGGATATTTAAAACAAATATGATAATGAAATCTTCCCGGTCTATTTACTAAGAATGAACTAAGGTTATCTAAATTATTACAAGTAATTACAAATAACTTTTTATTACGAGAAGTTCCGTCAAAAAGTGATAATAAATCATTTTGTTCATAAGGAGAACTAAAAGTTTTATCAAATTCATCAAATAAAATCATACATTCAGTAGGAATACTATCAATATAATCACCTAAATTTGGACTAGCTTCATTAACATAAATAACTGGTAATCCCATATCAATCACCGCATTTGTTAATAATTTAGTGAATAAAGATTTACCAATACCTTTATCGCCACTTAATAATACTCCTTCGCTTCTATTGAAATTACAAAATGTATTTAATACTTTTTCAACTTTCTTTGTATGAACACCATAAATTTTTTCTTTAATGTTGTTCTTATCCGCAATATATAATAATTGATGTCCTGATTGAGGGTTAAAAGTTACCTTATAGATTCCCGCAGGTAAAGACTGATGTGTCTGTATACTTGAATCATATAAATCATATTTAGTTCCAGTTTGTATAATAGTTGCCATATTTATTCACTCCTTTTCATATCTTATATAAATATTATATAATAAAATTTATAAAAAATAAATAAAGTGACTTTAAAGGCGGCGATGATGTATTTATACTTGATAATTCTCTAAAATTTTGATATAATATTTATATAAATAAGGAAAGGATAAAATTATGATAGTTAAATGTGATATGATAAATTGTCCATGGAATATTAATACAGATTGTAGTAAACCTTTAGTGCCAATTAAAAGTGGACAATGTATATTTTTTAATCAGGTAGCGTATGGATACATGATGCCTGTTGATGATAGATTAAAACAAGAGCCAACTATAGTGGAGGTAGATTATGACGAGTGCGGAAGTGGCGATAAAACTGAATGTGAGCGAGAATTATGTGAGGAAACACTTCAAGAGACTTCAAGAGAGTCTGAAAAGGCGGGGGATCCTGCTAGTGAAGATAGGGAGGGGTCCTGACGCAATATATAAACTAGGTAGTATAGAAAGCACTTTATTAGAATAGTGAAAATTTGGATGATTTTTGACTCTTGATAAGAAATCAAGCAAAAACGTTACGAGTTTTAATAAAAATGCTAAGAATCGTATAATAATGCGGATGTTCTTGGCTAATGGCAACATAAAGGCAGCCTTCCCGCATTATTAATAAGAATGGTGCAGTTTATTAACATTTTTTATTAACATTTTTGGATAAAGTGTTAAGTGGTGCACTTTATTAACATTTTTTGCTAACATTTTTAATAAAATATTTAAAGATAATAAAAGCGTTAATAAACATAGGACAAAAGTTAAAAACAGTATTTGGACTATTTTTATATAAAGGTGAAAGGAGATTATTTATATGAAAATAGAAAAAAATTCAAGACAAATGCCTAGTGATAAGCATTATTTATCTAGTAGAACCTATTCAGACAGAATGTATGGTTATTTGCAATCTATTTCTGTAACTTTCCCAGATATGGAGGCTAGATTTGTAAAAAAAGAAGATTGTAAATTTGTTAATCTTGCAGAAGGATTAGGGATAACAAGACAAACTGCATCAAAAAATTTTCATAATTTATTAGATAGCGGTCTTATTATTTATAATGAAGAAGTAAAAATGTATGAATTAGTTGTATTAGATAGTAATATTGCTACTCTATTGCCTATTAACACTGTTAGGGTTTTAGTTAATACATTAAAAGAAAGAAGTTTATCTGTATTAGCAATTTTAATTAAGATATGGTATAAAAACGAAGAAAAATCTGGACCTTTTTCTTTAAGCTATATTAAGGCTATTTTAGGTTTAAGTACTAAAAATAAAGGAGCTAGTAATCAAACTATATTAGATATACTTTTTGTTTTAAAAAAATTAGATTTAATTGAATACCATGCTCAAATGGAAGGTAATAAAACTAAATATTATTTAGATAATGTTAATAATACTTTAAATTTTAATGAAGAAGAAGTTAAAACAAAAATTATTTAAGAAAATTGTTAATAAAGTGTACCAAAAAATTTTAAATAAATGTTAAAAAAGTGTACCAACTTTGCTTAAATGATTGTTAATAAAGTGTACCAAGTTTAATTAAAAATGTTAATGAAGTGTTACCCTTAATAATAGTAATAGATTTTTTGAAGAATAGAGGTTATTAAAAAATAGTATAAACGGTTAATTTCAAATCTTAGCTTCGCTTCGCTCAGCTGATTTGAAATTAACCTTATGAGAATTTTGGGCTTAATGGCGGAAGGAAGATAAGATTATGAATAAAAAACATAGAATAGTTTATAGAATGGATTATGCTTTAATTTTACAAGAAAAAGGTCATAAAGTTGCGGGAGTGATGCCAAATCCGCAAAAGCCGGAGTATAATACATGGATTTTTGAATGTGATGATACTTTAGAAGATGATTTAAAGTTATTAATAAAGCAAAAAAGGAGATAAAAATATGAATAAAAAAGAAAGTTTAGTTAAAAATTTGCGAAAAAGTCAAATGGAAGCAACTGCCGCAGAGCAAGAAGCTAGGAGACAGAAAAAAGAATTGCAAATGAAATTGGAAAAAATTTTGGAAGATTTAGATAAAGTAGCAGGGGGTAGTGATGAAAAGGAAACTACAAAAAATTGATTTGGACCAAATGGAACAGCAAGTTTTTAAATGGAAATGTGATAAAGGTATAGTTTTTGTTAATGGAGTATTGGTAAGAGAAAATAGTAAAACAATTTAGGAGAAAAGGAAGAATAAAAGAGTGAGAGGGTTGAGAAGAGCGATAGAAATTTATGAAGATAGTAGATGTCAGGAGTAAAAGAGTTTTTAAGTAACATAATAATAGGATAAAGTTGGATAGAGATAAGATAAAATTAATTAAAAAATGTATTAAATTAAATAAAAGTAAGTAAGATTATATAAAATTGAACAAGATTAAATAAAGACTAAGTGAAGTAAGTAAAAATTAAGGCTATATAAAATTATATAAGATTAACTAAAGATATATAAAATTGAATGAAAATGTGTAAAATCATATAGAATTGAGTGAAAATTGAGTGAAAATTGAGTGAAAATTGAGTGAAGGTGGTGGCACGGGACCCGACCTATATCATATTCATCTTCTCTCATTACCGCTATCCTCATCGTCATCCACATATATAAACATAAAAAAAAGAACTCTATTTCTAGAGTTCTTAATTCTTTAGCTCTTGATATAATAAATTATATTTTGTAATCTATTAATCATTTAAGTGCTTTAAGAAGTCACTGATTGCCGCATCAATATCTTCAGGTTCATTATTTTCATTTCTTCTTCTTACTCTTGGTTTTTCAACAGAAGCAAATCCAACCTTTGGAATAAAATCGCCTGATGCTCTTTCTTCTTTCATAGCTTCAATAAAACATTTAGTCATAGTATCCATCATAGGGTCTTTCGCAAAGTCATTTCTTTCCGCTTCAGTAATAACACCTTCTCTTACCAAAATGTTTTCAAGAGATGTCATCATATCACAAATGTCTTTCTTATTCTCTGCATGTCTATTGTTATTGTCACGTGCGGCAATCTGTTCATCAATAACTGCCATAATTTCTGCTCTTGTTGCACCTTCTGCTATCATAGTTGAAATATCTTTTACCATTTTTATTACCTCTTATTTCTTTCTTTATCTTATATATATATTATACTAAAAATTTTTATAAAATTCAATTAGGAAGAGTGGACTGAATTTTGTTATATTATTGTGCTATTGATTTGGCGGAAAATGTTAGAATATAGATTTTATGAATAAGACTTAGAGTAAGCAAAAGTGCTAAAAATTTTTAGGCTTAAATTGTTAGGTTGCACTCTTGAAAAAATAAACACTGAAAAATGGAATGAGAGAAAAAGTTTTTGTTATATTATTCTATTGATAAACGGGCAGGAAATGTTAGAAGTATAGGTTTATGAAAAAGACATTAGAAATATTATAACAAGGCGGAGAAAGGCAGCGGGAATATTTTAGTCTTTTTTTATTATTATATCATAAATTTTTATAAAAATCAAATTAAAAATAGGGGGTTCAAAACACTCAGAATTGGCGGCCATATGCGGAGATGCTGGTAAAGAATTTCGGGATGCGGCAGAAAAAAATATACAAGTTCAAACACTCAGAAAAATTCGCCATATAGAGTATGGGACTGGGACTCGGAGCCTGTCGCTCGCTCAGGCTCCGACAATTATAGCACATTTATTACTATTTGTCAATAGTAATTTTTCACAAAAAAAATGCACAAAAACTGTATTTTTTCAACAATTTTTGTGCATTTTTACTAATTTTTATGTATTTTTTAAACAATTTGGGCAAAAAGGGGAAGTAGGTTGCCCCCTTTTTCGCCCTTTTATACTACTTTTCAGTGATTTCTACACCTTTTATAGCGAAAAATGACTTTTTCTTAATGATTTTCTTCTGGATTCGCTCATTTTCATACATTTTCTTGCAAAGAGCAGATAATTTCTGATTTGAGTAAGCATTTAATTCATCAGTTTTCATCATTTCTGAAATTGTCATTCCGACACCAGCATTTTCAAGAACTGAATAGATAGTTTCCATAATTTTTTCATTTTCAATCTGTGTCTTTGTAGACTTACCTGAACCACTTCTCTTATTATTTAAGAGTTCAATTTCGTGTTCGCAAAAGTGGCAAACATCTTCTTCAGTTACTACATAAGGCTCGCCGTCTGTTACTGGGAATGTAACCTTTTCTCCATTCATCATTTTAATAATTGCGTTGAACATTTCTCTCTTTGTGATTTTCATAAATAACACCTCTTTCTTTCTTTACTTTACATAGTAATTATAACATTTATTTTTAATTTTGTCAAGACTTTTTTTATTTTTTAATTTTATATTTGAGTGCCTTGACTTTCACTCCTTATATAAGTATTATATTACTTTTTAGCCTTTTTGTCAAGTATTTTTTTTCTTTCTTTTTCATACTTGCGATGATAGGCTAAAACATCGTGTTTCCAATGAGTTTCTTTAGTCCACATAACATTCTCCTTTCTTTGGCGATAGACCTTTACAAGAACCCAAATCTTTATCAAGCCCTTGTAAAGAACTCTATCTCTTATTTATGTATATAGTATAGCATAATATTTTAATAATTACAATTAGTAAAGTTTCACAATTTTGGGAAAAAATTTTTGTGCAAAATTACTATTGACATTGGAGTGAAAAAGTGGTATAATAAAATATTACCCAAACACGCAACGTTTCGCTTGGAAACGTTGCGATGATAAAAGCCTCGCAGAGTTAAAAGTCACATATTATATGTGGCATATAGTATGTGATATTCTATGTGACATATCACACATTGTATATATGACATCACATATCAATATGTAACATACCGTGTGATATATCACATATTGTATTTAGGTAAAAGTCACTAATACCGGCTCCCCCGCACTTATACAATATGTAACATTGAAAAAAATAAAAAATGCAAGTAGTATTAAATACTACTTGCACTCGTTGTCATTACTTCTTTTTACGATGTTTGATTAATTTAATTGTGTAATCATTACCACCTTTTGTAAAATGTAATTCAACTTCATTCTTGCGTTCTACATTGTCACTAATTGTCTGTAGTGTTGGAATTATTAAATTTAAAATTTCAAGTTTTTCTGTATCAATCTTACGCTCTCTTTCAGTGGGTTTGCGTTTTTTTGTTAGGTCTTTCTCATACCTGCGTTTTAAGGCTTTAGCCTTATTCTCCATTTCTGCCATTTCTTCATTACAATAGTCTGAATTATCTTCTTCCCATAATTGAGTGGCTTCTTCCAATGTTAAAGAATGACGTTCCATTAAACCCTTAATTTCTTTGGCTTTTTCTTCTGCCTTAGTCATTTTTTATCAACTCCTCTTTTTTAAGATTTTAAGGGGATAACCTTTTGGCTATCCCCATAGCCTTTAGGCAATTTTGAAATATGAAACTTTTTTCACTTTGGTATTAACTACCTTATGCTCATTTACTAACTGATGACATAAAACTGAAAGTTTCTGATTAGAATAATTTTCTAAACCGTCAGCAATCATTAATTCAGAAATTGTCATAACTTCGTTTACATCTGTTAAAACCTCAAGAATTTTTTCTTTGATTTTTTCATTTTCAATCTGCGTTTTTGTAGGCTTTGAATTGCTACGTTTCTTGTTAAGCAACTCAATTTCTCTTTCAATGAAAGCCTTAAATTCTTCATAATTCTCAATACTGTCTTTGTGATTTTCAAGTACTCCTAAAAGTCCGTTAAAATAATCTCTCTTTGTCATTTTTTTGTTTGTCATAATACATTACCTCTTTTCTTAATTTTTTTATTTGGTGGGTTGCAACTCCATTCCCTTGACACTATCTATTATAGCACTTTGAAATGGAATTGCAACCCTTTTTATTAATTTTTTTTATTTTTTTTAAAAGTTTGCATTTTCAAGTTTTTCAAGTTCTTTCAAAATCTTCTTCCAATATGCACCACCTTTTTCAAAACCGTTATTATTTTCAATGTAGTTTAATAACAATTCGTATAATGGCTCAACATATTTATGGTTCGTGTCTATTGCATAATCTATAGTTGAACCTAAATCCCTAAACGGAAACGCATACAATGTAGGCTCAATTTTGCCTTTTTTCAAGGCTTTTGTTAAAATCTGGCTTTCAATTAGTGCGTCCGATAAAGCAGTGTGGTCCTCGATAAAATCATAGTTTTTCATTAAATACTGAAATGACGTTTCGGCTGATGATTTGAAAAATACTACACTGTTTGTTACATAACCTCTATCAAGACAAAAGTTTCTGTATTTATTAATGTTTATTAAACGTTCGCAAGCAATACACCATAAGTCTGCTATAGGGTACTGTACACCTCTTAATTCAAAATATGGGTTTAGATATTCTTCATTTTTAGCATTGTTACAATTATTAAGAATATCTTCACAACTCTTTTTCTGTCTATCTTCCCATTTCTGATAGTCACTTGAATATAAAGCCTTGATATAACGTTCAGTAAATGGTATCGCCTTTTTAAAATCAAAACACGCATTGTAGGCAGTTGAAATATCAACTTTTTCAAGGTCTGCAATAAATAACTTCATAATGTTATTCCAGCAATCAACTTTAATCTCGCCTTTTTCTAACAATTCCATATAAATAGGTCTTTTATCTCTGTAATAAGCAGTATTGAAAATATTAGGAACAAAGAACGTTTCCTGAACTAAAAAGTTTTCTGTTTTTACGATATTGCCTTGTCTGTCGGTAATACTCCAACCAATGTCATATACCAAAGGTTTAGCAATTGCAATTTTCTGTTTTTGATTAGCATTTTTACAAATCTGATTTGCAAATGGAATTGTTGCCGTTTCGGTGTCTACTGTTAAATAAAATTTCTTGTTCATTTTGTTACCTCTCTTTATTAAATTATAAATGTACGTTGCCAAAAGTGGAGTTGCAATCCCTTGTGTCTTTTGACAATATTAATATTATCATATCTTACAAGGAATTGCAAGCACTTTTTCAATTTTTTTAAAATTTTTTATTAATTTCTGTAATATTGTATTTTACTTTATATTCTTTCAATATGTTTTCAATAATAGAACTATCCTTTTGATTTTCACTAAAAACATCAATATTGTAATAAGTCTGTTTTTTGTACTGAACGGGGTTCATTACATAAGAAATACTAAACTTTTCTAATTTTTCTACTAAAGTATTATCTTTAGTAGTGACGGATATTTTCCATAAACAGTCTTTTTTAGTTTTTTCTAATAACCACATTGAAACGTACACCCCTATTATATTAGTAACAATAGTTACTGTAACGGTAGTTATTAAGTCTAAACTCGCTAACTGTTTTACTACAATAGCATAAAAGCCATAAGTTATCGCATTAATAATGGTTGCCACACCTTTTGACGCTTTAACTGTTAAAATGGTTTTTAATGTAGATAACATTACATTGATTAAGCTACAAATAAAAAAAATAATAGTTGCGATTTGAATTGTCATATTACAATTACCTCTCTTTCATATAAAATTTTAAATGTGCAACGTGCTTTCCTTAAGCACAATATAAATAATAATTCTATTTGAAAAATTTTTCAACCCCTAGAAATAATTTTGTTACATTTTTACAAAATTTTTTATTTATTTTTGTATAAAATAGAGAAATTTTCAGCAATGTTACGAAAATGCGGGAGTCCGTTCAAAGATTTTTGTGCAAGTTTCACAAAAATAAAATTCAGCATTTTGCACAAAATTTTATCCAGAAAATTCGGGATTTTTGTGCAATTTTACTATTGACAAACACTTCAAAAAATGTTATAATGAAATGGGGTGCCCTGCGAAAACGGATAGGGTCGACTAACTTCGGTTAGTCTCAACTAACCGCACGTATGTTCGGACATTAAAATACATCAATCAATTTGATGTTTTTTATGGGATAAAATAAGTCAAGGTTCTTGATGTTTTTTAATCAATTTAAAACTCGAACGTATGTTCGGCTTGACAACTCGGCTCGTCTCAACCATCGACGAGCCGACAAACATCTGAAATATATAAGTTTATAAAACCCCATTTTATTATAGCACATCCGCCGCTCTTTGTCAAGTAGTAATTTTGCACAAAAAAGCAAGTCACATTTTGTGCAACTTGCCTATTGACTTTTGATTATTCTCTATTTAACCTTTTTACAGCTCTAGTCACTGCGTCTAATTGAGAGGTTAAACTCGACACTCTATTTTTAACCCATTCAAAACATTCTGCTTTTGCTACATCAGTTTCCATTTCTTCCCACGCAATCTCAAATGATTCCATATCCCTTAATGTGACTAAATATACCTTTTTACGAATAGGTTCATCAAGATAAATTTTATAATAATTTTGTGAATTTAATCCTACAAATGTACCTAATCTGCCATTACTTTTTAAATGCTTATCTACTATTTTTACTCTTGTACCTTTTTTTAACATATTATCATCCCCTATCTTTGTACTGATATAATTTGAAATTTACCATATACTATATTAATTGGTTTTTCATAATCTTTCTTTTGTAATGTAAAAGTTTCGCCAGTTTCAATATTAAAAATTTGAGATTCTCCATCTGCAATCATATAGATTTTTGTTGGTTCATCTTTAAAAACAAAAGTATCTCCATCAGTTAAGCCCTCTCCGTGGATTGTCAAGTCTTCATTATTTTCTAATATACTCTTAAAATTTACTTCCATATTATTTTACCTCTCTTTCATTTGATATAATTATTATAACATAGGGGAGGGGTTTTTGTCAACCCCTCAACAACATATTTTTTACTTTTGTATCTAAATTATCATTTATAAAATCGCAATATTCTTTGGCAGTGAGTAGTTTCTTAAGAATATCTAGGCTTATATCTTCACATTCTTCATACTCAATTTTAAACTCTATAGGAACAAAATTTTTTTCTGTAATTTTAAAATAAGAACGTTCCATTAATGAATATTTAGGTGCAATATAAATATTAATATAAGGTTTGTTTCTAAATAACGTATAATCAATTTCTGCATTATAAATTTCATTTGTTTCTACATATCTTAATGTGTCTTTAAAATTGTCATACTGTATTATTTTAGTTGTAGTTATTTTTTCCTCTTGATAAAATAGATGTTTAAAAATTGAAGTTCTATGCCATTCTTTTTCTCCTATTGCTCTTACATAAGTTTGTCTGTCAAATACTTTTCTCATATTATTTACTTCCTTTCCTTTATCTTATGTATATATTATACATCAAAACTAAATGATTGTCAATAGTTTTTATAAAAAAGATAGCAGAAACTAAAGGTAAAAAGGAAAGGGTGTTTCTGCTATCGGGATTTGTCTATTTTATTTATTTATGTATAAATCATAATTTTTTCTATTTTTCCATAAAGTTTTGAATATCTGCCAAAGTCCTACGTATAAATCGTGTGTATCGAGGTCTACCATATTATATTTCTTATTTCTTATAACTAAAGTAAATCTTTTTTTCATTTATATATCCTCTCTTTCTGTTGATACATATATTATATCATATAAAGGGGGCTGTGTCAACTGTTTATTTTAGGAAACTTTATTTTTTCTTTATTTCTGAATTTTCATTTAAAAAACCTTGCTTTATGGGTGCTATGGAGTGAACCGAGCCACCAACGACCATTTTCGGTAGCTCCCTAATTACTTTAGGAATGTTTGCAAAGCCTTAAAACATAAATCAGCATTTTCTTGTGATTTAATATCTTCATCTTCTGCAAAACCTTTCATTGCGGCGGTGAGTAATTCTTTGACGGAAACAAATTCGCCAATGAGTGCCATCGCCGCAATTTCATTAAGATTTTGTGACATTGGTTTACTCCTTTCATATATTTTATTGTCTTTAGTTTTTCATACTCTTGATATATATAATAAAATTACATATTCATTATTTTATCTATGATTTCTTCATTAGTTTCGCCATTTTTAACCATTTCAATTTCTTCTTCTGTAAAGATACCAGCTTTTTCTAATGAGCCAACTAATGCTTTAGTAATATCATCAAGACTTTCTTCTGGTTGCAAATCAAAAATTTGGCATAATGCACCAACTGTCTTAATTGCAACCTCATTGTCAACATTTGTCATATTTGCTACTACATCTATTGCTGTGCTATACTGTAAATAATTCATTTTATTCATATCTAATACCTCTTTCTTTATCTTATACATATATTATATAATAATTTTTTATTTTGTCAACCCTATACGGCATTTCCTTTACTTATTTTTCAATGCCGTATAAGGGATATTTATCATTCTAATATTCAGATTCTAAAAGCCTATAAAGTGCTTTTATAATATCACTTTTTGCGTTGATGGTCGCACCTAAATGCCAACCTTTTAAGACTTTCTCATTATCATCAACTAAAATCTGAAACCCACCTAATTTTCTAGTGCAATCGGCTTTTGTTGTGCCATACTGTACTAAATGAACTTCATCATAAGGAAAACCCCTTGTTATTAGCCAATCTTTTTTTGCTTTTCTGACTTTACTTTTGTATTCTTTTGAACTATCTTTTGATAACCAACTTGTTACAACTATTCTATAGCCAACTTTTTTCAAAGCCATTAAAACTTTATATAATTCACGCATATCAACCAAAGGTTTACAACCTGAATATGGCGTTTCATCTTCATCCCTTAATGCTTTTAACCAATTTGGATAACCATATAAGTCTGCTATTGTACCATCCATATCAAAAACTATAACTTTCATATTAAAACCTCTTTTCTACCTACCCCTTTTTCAAGGGGTAGGATTTTATTTTATAACCAATTTTCAATATTTTCGCCCATTTTTCTCAAAGTTTTAAATAATTCTTCTTTGAAAAAGTCATCAGTTGCAAGTCCCTTATTAATAATCTCTATAAGTTTTTCGCATATATCTGTATTATTGACTATTGTTTCAAAATCTTTAGCCATACCAAACACTTCAAGCCAAGCGTCATATATATTATCATTTGCACTGACTGCGATTACACAACTTATTTTTTCTATTTTTTCAACTGTAATTATTCTCATATTAAACCTCCTACCCAGCCCCATATAGAGGCTAGGATTTTATCTTTATTTTATTATTTTGCTACCCATACATATTCATCATTTTCTTCAATGTCTTCAATTTCACTACTACTAACAGTGAGGGTTGAAATATTTTTGTTAGGTATTGGTTCATCTAATGAACAAATAGGTTCAAATCCCATATGTTCTATTTCTCCATCATCAACTTCTTCCCACACCTTTCTCTGATAACATAAGAAACACTTATCGGGTTCGTCAATATGCTCGCCTATTATCTCAAGGCAGACTATCTCCCTGTAATATGGATTGTCTTTTTCAATTGAATATTTTTTGTTCATAACGTTTTACCTTTCCACCCCCTAGTGGGGTGTTCCTTTCTTTATCTTATGTATACATTATACACCCTACGGTGTATAATTGCAAGAGGGAATATTGCACAAAATTTACATTGAATTTTTGTACAATTTGCACAAAAATAAATAAAAACATTTCAAATTAAAATATATCAAGGAACTTGATATATTTTATTGATTAAAAAACATCAATTAAAAAACATCAACCAACTTGATTTATTTTATGGGATAAAAAACATCAACCAACTTGATTTATTTTATGGGATAAAAAACATCAACCAACTTGATGTTTTTTAATCAGTTTAAAACCCGAACGTATGTTCGGTTGGACTGGACGGACCGTGGACAAAAATAAGGTCCAATGTCCACGGTCCGGCTTAATAAAACAAGAGTTTCAAACAACTAATTTGAGTTAGTCTATACTAACTCTGGTTAGTTGCACCTAACCTGAGTTTCAAACACTTAACTGCGGTTAGCCTATACTAACCTGAGTTTCAAACAATCAATCAAAGTTAGCCTATAGTAACTAAGGTTTGACACTTCTAACTTTAGTTAGTCTAGACTAACCACAGTTAGATACTACTAATTAAAATTAAACTAAACTAACTGAAGTTAGATAACATTAATAGCAGTTAGTCAAGACTAACTTCTGTTAGTCACAACAAAAAGTTAAAAAGGGTTTCCCCTTTTTAACAATATATTAATTTCATTGTTCGCCATTGTAAAATGCTTATTTGATTTTTTTCTCTTCCTAATTGTAAAGCGTCTTTTTTTGTGGTTACTCTGTGGCTTTTATCTATGTAATAGATACCATTTTCAAACCATACACCACAATTCCCGCCGTATGCCCTAACGGCTTGTATAGCCTCTTGAGGGCTTGTCGTTTCTATTCCCTCTGTTGCTACCTGATAGCCTGATTTATAAGTGATACACTTGCCACCTTTTAATGTCAATCCATCATTATTTTGTAACTTTTTAATTGTTCTAATATTAATCATATTATTAGCCTCCTATATCTCTCTATCTATATATAATTATATAGTATAATAGTCGAATAGTCAAGCACTTTTTAATTTTGGGATAAAATTATTTAATTGAAAAAATTTCAATTTTTTCTCTTGACAACTTGACACATATATGATATAATTTTTCGGCTCCGAACGTACGTTCGGGTAGACCAAACGTACAAAAATAAAAAGTGGCATTTATGCCACTTTAGATATTAGCCAGCAAACAAAAAAATTATTTTTTTCGTATGCTTTCCAGTACTTAATCACTGTTTTATTTTCAAGTCCTAAGTTAGTAATTAATTTATTACCTATTTCAAAATATTTTTGTTTCATTTTAAACACCTCTTTTTTTATTGTGTGGGGGCTTTTCAGCCCCCTCTTTTTTATAAGTCTTTTTCTTTTTCTTTAAATTCTTTTGTTAATTTATAAATAAAATCAAAATCAATATTATTTTTGCGTATTTCTACTTTTTTATTTTCTATTGAGTTTTCTAAAATTATTAAATAAGAATCTATAAAAGTAGCAATTATGATGCCGGTATAATTTCCAATTGATTTACTACAGTACCAACCAATAAAGCACTCAACACTATCACTTTTATATTGTGGATATGTTGCTTGTAACTGTTCCATTATTTCTTCAACTCTCTTAACTCTCTCTTTAAAACTCATCATTTTACCTTACCTATCAGCGACCCCTTGGTCGCTCCCTTTCTTTATCTTATGTAAACATTATACAGCTTTTTTTTAACTTTGTCTATAGTTTTTATAAAAGTTTTTTAATTATAGCAACTTGCACAAAAACAAATAAAGTTTACAGCAAAATTTTTGTTACTATTTACTATTGACTTTTAGAATCAATAGTAAATAGTAACAAAAATACAATATCTTTTTTGTGCAATTTTTCTCAGGATTTTTTCAAAAAAAGTCTTGACAAACTTTTTGAAATATGATATACTTGAATGGGGTGCCCTTGCGAATTCGGGGTGAACACCTGTTCGAACGATGTTCGCCTTCTTTTAAAATAATAAAAAAGGGGGGTTGCCCCCTTTTTTGTATTACTTAAGATTATTTTCTTTTATGATGTTTTCACATCTAGCCTTTAGGCTTTCGAATGTGTCACCTTTTTTATAGTAGTCTAAATTCCAATAACCTATATGAATAAGATAAGCTTCATTTTTTGCTTCTAAACAAGCCTCAATTGCTTTATCTAAACTCTTGTATTCAATTCCATTATTTCCAAATTCCTCTGTATCTTGTACAAAAAATCTCATTTTACTTTACCCTCAGCACCTTTGGTACTGTCCTTTCCTTTACTTTATACTTAGATTATACACCCTTTTTTTGGTTTTGTCTATAGTGTTTGATAATTTTAGCAATTTGCACAAAATGTTAGAATTAAAACAAAAAAATTTTGTTACTATTTACTATTGACTTTTAAAATCAATAGTAAAATTGCACAAAAATACAAAGTAAATTTTGTATATTTTTTTGGGAATTTTTTTAAATAAAACTATTGACAGATTCTTGAAAATATGTTATACTTAAGTGGGATGCCCCTAAAAACGGGGCAAACACCTGTTTGGTCGGTGTCCACTTTAAATCTAGAAAAAGAAAAAGGCGTTTTCGCCTTTTTACAACTCCTCAAGATAATATCTTTCAAAGTCTTTAGCTTTACAATCAAAATGTCTATGTACAAAAGTTTTATTAGTTTCTGTATCTCTAAAATAAGAGTTACATACCTTTATTTTAAAACTTTCATATATACAACTATCTATGGAGTTAGGCATTTCTATACCCTCATAATCTTCTCCATTAACCATTCCAATATAATAAGTTACTTCTTCAACGCTCATATCTGTAAATTTTAACATCTTTAAATACCTTTACTACCTTAGTAGTCCTTTCTCTTAACTTAATTATAGTATACTATTATTGTTATATTTTGTCAAGTATTTTTCCTTGATTATTTTTAATTAGTTTCCGGTACTTTTCTTGATGTTTTTTAACCAGTTTTATTTCAGGATTTTTAAAATTTTTTTAAAAAATTTTAAAAAAAGTCTTGACAGCACCACATACTGTGTGGTATAATATTTCGGACCCGAACGAACGTTCGGGTTGATTATTTTATTTTTCTACCTAACACATCAAAATTATCATAGTATCTGTAAAGACTTTTTACTTTATGAATAGGAGTTTGTGAACCGTCATAAGCAACCCAAACGCATTTTAACTTTGCCCCACACCTCTCTATTTCTTCTTTAATAACTTGTGCAGTCTTACCACTGAAATAGCTATCATCAATAAAAACATAATCTTTGTTAGCGTCAATAAAAGGTGATAAGTCTAAAACTTCTTTATTCTTGCGAAGTCCCCCTTGTACGATTATGTCAATCGGAAATCCATAATTGTATAGACACAGACCAATTTCTCCACTAGCAATGACTTCCGCTTTTTCATTCTTTGCTTTGTAAAATAATTCTTCTAATAATTGTTTATCAAACTTAATCTGCTTGTCTAATTCATCAAAGAATATTTCTCCACCAATAAATTTCTCTAAACAATTATTTACTTTGTCAAAGATTTTATTCATTACTACCCTCTTTCTATTTATAACATAGCCTTACCATTTAGGTAAGGCTTTTATTTTATCATTTTTACTATTTCAATTTTACATTTAGAATTTCATCATCTTTAATTGTGTTATCTGTATGATTAGTATACATTTCAAGCACTACTTCATCGCCTACCTTAAAGCCATCGCCCTCAAAAGCGAATAGATTGCCTTGCTTATCTTTAGTGATAATATTGTCATTTTTACACTCTGTCACTGTTGCTAGTCTGTTGTAATGTGTTTCAATGTAATCAATAGCACCCATTGAACCATACAATACAATAGCAATTAATAAACAAATGCACCCATTAATCACACACTCTTTTCTCTTACTTCTTCTGTTCTGTCTTGTTCTACTCATAACCTTATTACCTCTCTTTCCTTTTTGAGTATACCTTATTTTATCATACATTTTTGAAACTGTCAACTATTATTTTTAGGGTAAACCCTTACTTTTAACTTTGTAAAACCGTTACTCTTTAATGCCCACCAAGTAGTATGTTTTTCTGCACACATTTTAGTAATTGCTCTTTGTTGATATTTATGTTTATTCTCGTTGTACTGTTGCACACTGTCAACCTTTATTAAAGTAGTTACTGGTTTGTATTTGCCTGTTGTACTAAATAGTGTAAATTGTAAAGTTATCATAGTGTTGTCACTCCTCTCTATTCCTTTTCTTTTATTATAATACTTCTTGTGGTTCTTGTCAACGTGATGTAATATATTGCTCTGTCCTTGAGTCCTTAACCTTAGTCTTAGAACCAAACCTTTAGCTTTGTCAATAGGTAAATTGCACAAAAATAGTCTAAAGTTCCTGATACTTTTTGTGCAAAGTGCTAGAAATTGGTAAAATTGCACTCAAACTGTTTTGTGCAATTTGTACAAATTACACAAGATTGAAACGTTTTTATCCCCGCATTTTTGTGCAATTTGCCTATTGACAAACGTATGTTCTTTGTGGGAATTGTGTATATTGCACAAATAAAAACGTTTCAATTCAAAAATTTTTGTGCAATTTTACCTATGGTAAAGACGGCCCGTGGACAGGAACAAGGAACAATGTCCACGGCCCGACGCAATAGCTATATATAGCCTTTGTTCTTTTTTTCTAAATAGTATATATAAATATTATTATCATATTATATTATTTATATACTTATTTATATACAACCATCAAAACTTATATTATCTATCTCTATATCACCATCTTATCTATCAAGAGATAAAGATATAAAGAAAGTGCGGGGTGACCATCCCATTCTAACTGCCATAAAGCCTTGCTACTACGCAGACGTACCAAAAATATTTTTCTCATTTGAAAACTGACAGAAAAAACTTTATCTCTTATTTAACTATTGATGGGGGGTGTATTTCGGGAGAAAAAATATTTGATTTTAGAAAAATGATATTGCCTCGTCAAAACTTTCTCCAAAAGTATTTTTAAATTCTTAACACGGATTTTTTTCACATATCCCAAAAATAGGGCAATCAAATCTGCATTGATGGTCTTCTTCATATTTACATATAGGAATATTCAAGTTTACTTCTGCTCCATATTTTTCAAAATTGTCTTTATTTCTATTATAATATTCAAGAGCGTATATTCCACTATCACATTCTAATAAAAAATTATAAACTTTTTCTAAATGCTCTTTTTCTATTTTTTGTCTATATGTTTCACTTATTGCTTCAAACGCTATTTTCTCCCCATTTACCGTAAACCAATTTAATCTTTCTTTTTGTACATCAGTGGCTTTTTCCCAAGAAACAGTAATTCTTGGGGGTGTTGGATAAGGGTTCTCTAGTTCTGCTACAAAAATAGCGGCATTTGCTCCACTTAAAGCCATTAGTCCACTCCTTTCAAATAAACTGTTTCTTCCATTCCATTCGCACAAAATACAACAAAATTCATATTTTTATTAACTTTATAAGTTTTATTACCCGTTTTAATATTTCCATTATCTATATCAATTCTTCCCATAGCTCCATCTTCACCCTCATAATACAATTTATTATCATCAATATAATATTTACTTATATTATATTCTTCAATTTTAGTTGTTGTTGTAGGTACTACCGCTAATCCAATAGCAATAGAAAAGAGTAATCCAATGAAAAGTCCTGTAAACGAACCTATTATTGTACCAAAATTCTTCATATAATCTTCATCTTGTAGCCATCTAAAAAACATAGCTCCTACCATCATACATATAAGCATTACTAGCATAATTATTCTCCTTTCTCATAAATAATATATTTAGTTGTTTTCCAATCAGCACCAAGAAAAAGACAGCTATAATTTTTTAAAGCCCCTTGATAAGTTTCTTTAACTAAAATATTTTCTCCTTCCGCCATATCTTGTTTCTTAACAATAGAAAAATCAGTATAACTATCATCTTCAGTCGCCGCAGTAATATAAACATTTTCTTTGCTATAAGCGAATAATTTTCCATGTGAAATATAATAATTTACATTTTTATAAGTTTCTGTTTTTACTTCCGTTTGTGTTAATGAAGCAGTACAAAGACCTATAAATCCAGAAATAAATATAGATGCAATTCCAGTAGTTATAAAAATTATAAAAAGAGTGTCTAAAGATTTTACTTTTTTAAAATGACAAATACCCCAAGCTACTACACATACTATAATAATTAAAGCCATAAATATCTCCTTTATTTTTAATTTATATTATTTTCTTTATATAAATATAATATAATAAATTTTTTATAAAATCAAATTAAAGAATATTAAACGAGTTTGACAAAGAAAAAATTTTGTGTTATAATTATTATAGATGAGAAAAATAGATTACATTTAGTGGTCTATTAAATATAAAAAGATAGAGGAGAGCTTAATGACAGAGACAATGTATGAAAATGCGGCGGTGGCCGATGATGGCAGATTAAAGCTAGATTATACGCTTGAAACACCGGAAGCCCGCAATGAATTAGTAAAAAAGATTATAGCTGAAACGCCTCCTGAAAAACTTTCAAAAAGATATATAAGTATATTAACAGATTATATAGTATTTGCAATGGATAAAGAAGAAAGAAAAAAGAAAAAGATATTAACTGACAATAGAATGGTAACAGTAAATGAAAGAGAGATGTCTTTTGAAGGACTTGTAGGTAAATTTGAAAATGGCGAAGATGGTATCTATAATATTATTGCAAATGATAAAAATATTATTTTTAAACCAAAATTTGAAATTACAGAGAAAGATGTAGCGGAAATCCCCGCTTTAAAAGACCTTAGGGATGCAATAGAGAAAGTAGAAGAAAAAGCTAAAAATGCAAGAGGTAAGAAAAAATATTTATTAAAAAAGCAAATTATAGAAATGCGTAAAGACCAATACGTAATAAAAAATGCGTATAAACCACCAATGTATAGTGTTAATGCTATTAAAAGTTTTAGTAAAATAGATTTTAGTGATAAATTTTCAATAGATGAAGATGGTATACCTCATAATGATGGATTAATTTCATTTTTTAATCCAAAACATATTTCTGCACTATTGTGTAATTATGGTAAATTAAAAGAAGATTGTTTTGATAAATTTAGTAGTGATTCTTATTATTTAATGAAAGACTTAGAAGATTTAGTTGATAGAACTCTAAAATTTGATTATCCCTTATATTATGATTTAATGATATATAAAATAGATGGTAAACAGAATATAGAAATACAACAATTGTTACAAGAGAAGTACAACATGACTTATACTGTTGAATACCTATCATCTTTATGGAGAAATAAAATTCCAAAATTAATTGCGGAGAAGGCGGTAGAAGATTATTTAATCTGGCATTATACAGAAGAAGAGAAAGGTCAATGGAAAAAATGCTCAAGATGCGGAGAAATTAAATTAGCTCATAATAAATTCTTTTCTAAAAATAAAACTTCAAAAGATGGTTTTTATAGTATATGTAAAAAATGTCGAAATAAAAAAACTAAAAAGTAAGGACACTTTTCTTTTATATGATGGAGCATTTTTTAATTATAAAACACAGATAGAATAAAAGGAAGGTGAAAATGTTTGAATTGTTATTGTGAAAAATGCGGAAAGAGCATGGATGAAAGTCAATTTTACACATATAGAGATGGAAGTAAAGTTGAATTATGTAAGAAATGCTTGACTATGCATATAGATAATTTTAATCCAGACACTTATGTTTGGCTATTGGAAAAAATGGATGTACCTTACGTCCCTTCAGAATGGAATAGCTTAAGAGATAAAGCATTTGCTAAAGACCCTAGAAAAATGAATGGTAGGTCAGTTTTTGGTAAATATTTATCTAAAATGAAATTAAGACAATGGAAAGATTACCATTGGTCAGACACAGAAAAATTAAAGGCGGAAGATGACAAGAAACGAGAATTATATTTAGAAGACCATCCTGAGCTTGCGGCAAGAGAAGCTCAATTACAGATGCAATTTCGTAGAGGAGATATTTCTGAAGCTCAATATAATACTTTTATGAGTACAGCTGAATTGAATAATCAGCTACCACCCGCCTATGTTAGTGGGACAGATGGCGCTAATAATTATGCACCAGGTTCTAATCCTTTTATGGAAAATAATTTTATTCCAGAAGAAGAATTAAATGACCCTGCTTCAGAATTAACAAAAGAAGATAAAATTTATTTAGCAATGAAATGGGGCAGAACTTATCAACCTGGTGAATGGGTAGAATTAGAAACAAAATACAATGAGATGATGAACTCATTTGATATTCAAGATTCTGATACTATTGGTACTTTAATTTTAACTTGCAAAACATATTTAAAAATGAATCAGGCTCTTGATTGCGGAGATGTTGATGGTTTCCAGAAATTATCTAGGGTTTATGATACTTTAAGAAAATCCGCAAAATTTACAGCCGCTCAAAATAAGGAACAAAAGAATGACTTTGTTGACTGTATTGGTGAGATGGTTGCCTATTGTGAAAAAAATGGCGGAGAAATCCCTAGATACGAAATCAAAGTTCCAAATGATATAGTTGATAAAGTTATTGCTGACTTAAAAGAATATAATAGGTCTTTAATCTATGAAGATAAAGCATTAGCTCAACAGATAGAAAACTATATTAAGAATAGAGAAAATGCGGAAAGCATGAAGAAAGATAGAGAAGAAGCAAAGAAACAAGGATTATCAGAAGTAGAATTACAAGATGAACACTATAAAGAATATTATGATGATATAGCAGAACAAAAAGAGGCTGATGCGAAGGTCTATACAGAGGAGGATAACTAATATGAGTTTACAAAGTTTATTAGAGTTATCCGACTCAAGAGGTTTAAAAAAACAGGGCTTATCAGAAGAAAGACTAAAAGCTCAATTGCCTCATTTAAGAAATTTAGTTTCTTTTTATAGAGAATACCCTGACTACTTGATAGATTTTATGAAAGGTCCAGATAGTACCTTTAATTTTTATTTTTATCAAAGAGTATTTTTAAGAATAGTTATGCGACACAGATATGTATATGCTACATTCCCGCGTGCTTATTCTAAATCATTTTTATCTATGATGGTATTAATGTTAAGATGTATTCTTTATCCTAATTCACATTTATTTGTTACTACTGGTGGTAAAGAGCAGGCGGCAAGTATTACAATTGCGAAAATAGAAGAAATTTGTAAACTAATTCCTTCATTGAATAATGAGATTGATTGGACAAGAGGGGCATCAAAAAAATCTAAAGATGATGTAAAATATATCTTCAAGAATGGTTCTTCTATTGATATTTTAGCGGCAAAACAGTCATCAAGAGGACAGCGTAGAACCGGAGGTTTAATGGAAGAATGTGTATTAATTGATGGAGATATTCTTAATGAAGTTATTATTCCTACAACAAACGTAGATAGATTATTACCAGATGGAACGAGACATAAAGAAGAAGTAATTAATAAAAGTCAAATATATATTACAACTGCTGGATGGAAAAATTCCTTTGCATATGATAAGTTGATAGAACTTTTAATACAATCAGTAATTGAACCTGATAGAGTTATGATTATGGGTGGAACTTATGAAACACCTGTTACAGAAGGACTTCTAGATGAAGACTTTGTAGACCAGTTGAAACTTCAAGGTACATTTAAAGAAGAGTCTTTTGATAGAGAATATAGAAGTCTATGGAGCGGAGATGCAGAAAATGCATTTTATTCTTCAGAAAAATTTGATAAACACAGAGTTTTATTACAGCCAGAGTACGAATATAGCGGCAGAAGTTCTAAAAATGCTTATTATGTTCTTGGCGTGGATGTCGGTCGTATCGGATGTACAACTGAAGTTTGTGTATTTAAGGTGACGCCGCAACCGCAAGGAACATCATTGAAAAGTTTAGTTCATATTTATACATATGAAGCAGAACATTTTGAAGACCAAGCTATTCATATTAAAAAGCTGTATTATAAATATAAAGCAAGAGTTATTTCTATTGATGCCAACGGTTTAGGTATTGGTTTAGTTGATTTTATGGTAAAATCTCAAGTAGACCCAGAAAGTGGAGATTCTTTACCTCCTTTTGGGGTTGAAGGCGGAACTTCAGAAGATGCTGTTGAACCTTATAAAAAAATAAAAGGTGCAGATGTAGAAGAAAATGCACTTTACTTAATTAAAGCTAATGCACCAATTAATACAGAAGCATATTCTTATGCTCAAACTCAATTATCTAGTGGAAAAATTAAATTCTTAATAGATGAATCAATGGCTAAAACTAAATTAATGTCTACAAAAGTTGGACAAAATATGGATAGTGATAAGAGAAATGAATTTTTAAAACCTTTTACTTTAACTTCTATATTGAGAGAACAAATGTTAAATTTAGTTGAAAAAAATTCAGGTGTCAATATTATATTAGAACAGTCTTCTAAGAGTATTAAGAAAGATAAGTTTTCTGCTTTTATTTATGGTTTATATTATATTAAACAAGAAGAAGATAACAAAAGAAAAAGAAGAAAAAGACATATTAGTGATTTTATGTTTATGAATTAAAAGATTGGGTATTTTTAATTATTAGAATAAAAGTTTTTTTGAAATATATTGTGTAAAAAAGGAGGCAAATATGCGAGCAAGTCGAGGAGAGATAAAAATAGAAGAAATTTTAAAAGAAGCTGGTTTAAATTTTAAAGAAGAATATATTTTTCCAGAATTAGTTAGTACAAATGGTAGACCTCTAAGATTTGATTTTGCTGTCTTTGATGATAATAATGATTTAGATTTTTTAATAGAATACCAAGGCGTTCAACATTATGAACCAAAAAGTAAATTTGGTGGTTTGAGCGGTTTAAGGAAACAGCAATATAATGATATGAAAAAAAGAGAGTTCTGTGCAAAGCACGGAATTACTCTTATTGCTATTCCCTATTGGGATGAAGGTCGTGTAAATTATGATTATATTATGAAGGCGGCGGGCTATTAAAATAAAAGAAAGAAAGAGGTGTCACTTTGATTAATAGACAAGAACAAATTAGAGAAAAAGGTTTTCGAATGAGTCCTATGCGAGACACCAGAGAGAAGTATAGTCCTTTTATGGACCCAAACTTTTCAAAAATTAAAGTTGGATTAAAAACATTAGATGATGCTATTGTTAATGTAGGTGATTACAAACAGATAGATGATAGGCTAGCTGATAAAAAAGAAGTATTAAGAGCAATACATGAAAATGACGAAGAAACGATGAGAGATATATCAGAATTTTTCTATAAAACTAGCGGTATTTATTCTAGGTTATGTAGATATATGGCTAATTTATATAGATATGATTGGCTAGTAACGCCTTATATTAATTCAGAAAGCGTTAAAAGTGATAAAATATTAAGCGGTTTTAATAATGTTTTAACCTATTTAGATAATTTTGAAATAAAAAAATTTTTTGGTGACACAGCCTTAAAAGTTCTAAAGTATGGTTGTTATTATGGATATTTAATTCCTCAAAAAGATAGAATGTGTATTCAAGAGCTTCCGCCTAATTATTGTCGTTCAAGATTTAGTGTTAATGGGCGTCCGGCTGTAGAATTTAATATGAAGTTTTTTGATGATACTTTTAGAGATACTACTCAAAAAATGAAAATATTAAATTTATTTCCTTCTGAATTTAAAAAAGGTTATATTTTATATAAGGAAGGAAAATTACAACCAGACTTTTTAGGAGATACTTCAGGATGGTATTTACTGGATATTAAAAATACAATTAAATTTAATATTAATGGAGACGATTTTCCTGTTTTCATTTCAGTAATTCCTGCAATCATAGACTTAAATGAAGCTCAAGGATTAGATAGAAAAAAGATGCAACAGCAATTATTAAAGATTATCATTCAAAAAATGCCTTTAGATAAGAATGGTGATTTAATATTTGATGTTGATGAAGCAAAAGAATTACATAATAACGCTGTTCAAATGTTAGGCAAGGCGATTGGTGTAGATGTATTGACAACTTTTGCTGATGTAGATGTGGCGGATTTGGCTGATAAGAATAGTTCCACTACAATAGATGAATTAGAAAAAGTTGAAAGAACAGTATTTAACGAATCTGGTACAGCTCAAAATTTATTTAATACAGATGGTAATATTGCATTAGAGAAGTCTATTTTAAATGATGAGGCTTCTTTATATAATTTAATTTTACAATTTGAAGCATTTCTAAATATGATAATAGAACCTTTTAATAAGAATCCTAAGAAATTAAAATATAAAGTTCAAATTTTGACAACAACTATTTATAATTATAAAGACATGGCAAAATTATATAAAGAACAAACTCAATTAGGATATTCCAAGATGCTACCTCAGATTGCTCTTGGTCAATCACAAAGTTCTATTTTAGCTACAGCTTATTTTGAAAATGATGTATTAGAATTATTTAATGTATTTATTCCACCATTAATGAGTTCTACTATGAACGCTGATGCTTTAAAGACAAATCAAAATGCGGCAAGCCAGAGCAATGGTAGCGAGAAAGAGGGTGCAGGCCGCAAGGAGTTAGCTGATGATGAAAAATCAGAAAAAACTATAGCTAATCGTGAAAGCATGAATTAGGACAAACGTAATTAATTTCATAAAGAAGTTTTTTATAATATAATAGTCAAAATTAGAAAGGAGAAAAACAATTATGCATCAATCAGTTGCAACTATTGATTCTCCGGAATTTATAAATCTTCAACCTTTAGATATTAACCCTTTAATGTCTAAATGTGAAATTAAAGTTTTGTATATTGGAGAGAATAGAAATCATTCTTTCATAACAAAAGATGTTGCCACAGAAATGTCTAAGACATTGCGTGGCGCTCCTATTGTTGGATATTATAAAGAAGAAAATCAGGATTTTAGAGACCATGGCGACCAGATTATTATTGATGAAAAAGGGATTCAATTTAAATGTCTTACTAAGCCATATGGTTTTGTTTCTCCAGATGCTGAAGTTTGGTTTCAAAAATTTGAAGATACAGATGATTTTGGAAACAAAATAGTTAGAGAATATTTAATGACTACAGGTTTTCTATGGACAGGACAGTTTGAAGAAGCTAAGTTAGCTATTGAACAAGGACGTCCTCATTCTATGGAATTAGATAAAGATACCTTAGATGGTTATTGGTCAGAAAATGTTAATACAAAAATGGAATTGTTTATTGTTAATGATGCAATTTTTTCTAAATTATGTATTTTAGGTGATGATGTAGAACCTTGTTTTGAAGGTTCAAGTGTAACAGCTCCTAATGTAAGTACTAATTTCAGTAAAGTAGACGATAACTTTAAGCAAACATTATTTAGTATGATGCAAGATTTAAAATTTGCATTAGAAGGAGGAAACATGGCAAAAGTAGATGAAGAAAAAAAGGACAAAACTAATGAAACTGTAGAAAATAAAACTGATAAAACTACAGAAGAAGTTAAAGACATTAAAACAGAAAAAGATAATAAAGATAAAGATAAGAAAAAGAACTATACAAAAGAAGATAAGAAAGAAGAAGACAAAAAAGAAGATAATCCAGCTCCTGCAGAAGATAAGAAACCTGAAGAAAAGAAGGAAGAAACAAAAACTCCTGCAGAAGACAAGAAAGAAGAAGATAAGAAAGATAAAAAAGATTATGCTTTAATGTATTCAGAATTAGAAACTAAGTATAATGATTTATCTGCAAAGTATGAAAGTTTAGTTGCTTTTAAACAAAATGTTGAAAAACAGCAAAAGGAAGAATTAATTAGTGGATTTTATATGCTTTCAGATGAAGATAAAAAAGATGTGGTTGCTCACATTGATGAATATTCTTTAGATGATATTGAAGCAAAATTATCAGTAATTTGTGTAAGAAAAAAGGTTAATTTTGATTTAGACGATACATCTAAAAATGAAAATAAAACAGAAGAAGAAAATCCTGTTACAACATTTAATTTAGAAAATGCAGGAGATTCTGTTCCAGCTTGGATAAAAGCTATACAAAATCATAAATAAGAAAAAATCAAGGAGGAAATAGACAGATGGCAACAACAACAATCAGTAGAGTTGGTTTTGGTCAAGTTGAACCAAATCATCTTTCAGCTCAGAGAACATCTCAGATTTATGCTCAGTTACCAGCTGATGGTTCAATCAATATTCTTGAAAATGGTCAGTTTGTAAAATATGATTATGCTGCAGGAAAAGTTGATTTTACTGGCAAAGGTGAATGGATGATGGTTTTCAATGAAATTAAATTATATGATGATTGGAGAGAATCATATAAAGATTTCGCAATGGTTAAAGAAAACTATGTTGATGGAGAAATGGTTCCAAGAGTTATAAAGACTAACGTTGGAGATATTTACACAACTAACTGCGTAGGTGGTCCAAATACTTCAGGTAAGGCAACATATGCAGGTATTGAATTACAAGAAACAGATATTCTAAAGGTAGATACAACAGGTTACCTTGTAAAAGGCGAAGAAACTGATGAAGGTCTACTATGGCAAGTAGTAAAAGTTTACACTATGGCAGATGGACAGCCAGCTGTAAAGCTTCAGAGAATTAAATAAGGAGGATTTAAAAAATGGCATTAAGTAAAAAAGATTTAATTGCATTAGGTAAAAAAGTAGCTTCTGCTAATCCTTCTGTAGCAACAGCATTTGCCTACAACGGAGAAAACTTTAGCTATGAACAGCTTAATGATACATTCAGAGATGAATTATTAGAAATTTCAAGCACATACGCTTTATTTAGAGAAAATAAAAATACTATCTTCTCATTAATGGAAGAAATTATTGATGATGTATTACCTAAAAAGGTTTTAGAAGCATACGGACAATTTGCTGAAGTTAAGACTTTTAAACAAGGTGATAAGCCAGTATTTGTACAGAGAATCACTTCTGCAGCAAAAAGACGTGGAAAACAGTTTGTAACAAAAGTTGGTTTAGCTGGTATCTATGAAGTATTCAAATTAGATGGAAAGACATTAGAAGTTCCTACTGAAGCTTTTGGTGGCGCAGCTCAAATTGGATTTGAAGAATTCTTAGATGGTAGAGTTAATATGGCTGATGTATTAGATATTATTATGGAAGGTCTTGATGAATCAGTTTATAGAGAAATTGCAAAAGCTTTAAAGAAAGCTTATACAAGTTTACAAACAGCTAATAAATACAGCTTTAAAGGTTTCAATGAAGATGTTATGGATAGATTATTAGCAACAGCAGATTCATATGGTCAGTCTACAATTTATTGTACTTTTGAATTTGCATCAACTATGATTCCTAATGAAGGATGGATTTCAGATGCAATGAAAGACCAGAGATGGAATACTGGCTATCTTGGAAATTATAAAGGTCATAAGGTAATTATTTTACCACAGTCTTTTGAAGATGAAACAAATACAACTAAAGTTATTGACCCAGCTTATGCTTATATTATTCCAACAGGAGCAAATAAGCCTGTAAAGGTTGCTTTTGAAGGTCAAACAATTGTTAGAGACATTGATAATGCTGATATGTCAAAAGAAGTTCAAGTTTATAAGAAATTTGGTGTAGCAACATTAATTACAAATAATATTTGTATTTATGAAAACTCAGATTTAAAGATTGAACATAAAATTAACCCTGAAGGTTAATAAAATAAATGGGGAGTTTTTTATTAAACTCCCCGATTATTTGTAAATATAGAGATAAAAGGAGAATAAAAATATGTTAAAAGATACAGATTTAATAGAGGTTATAAATAGAAGTTCTGGCGGAGTTGGTTATGAAATTCCAGATTCTAACGGTTTAATTAGAACTTTCCAAAAGAGAGAAAAGAAAAAAATTCCTTTTGAAGAGATAAGAAAATTATTATATCAAGTAGGTGGAGAATATATTTTTACTAATTTGTTAGTAATTAAAAATGAAGAAGCTGTAAAAGAGTTATTTTCTACTAGACCAGAGCCAGAATATTATTATACAGAAGTTGAAGTTAGAACATTATTAGAAACTGGTACATTAGACCAATTATTGGATTGTTTAGATTTTGCTCCAGAAGGAGTTATTGACATTGTTAAAGATGTTGCAGTAAAAATTAAATTAAATGATGTTAGTAAAAGAGATGCTATATTAGCAAAAACTGGTTTTAATGTATCAAAAGCTATTGAAATAAATGAAGAAACTGATGTAGAAGAAGTATCTGAAAAAATAAATAGACGTACTTCTCCAATTACATCAGAAGAAAAAAAGGAACAGCAGCCCCAAAGACGTGTTCCTAATTATAAAGTAACATCAGTAAGCAAATAATAGAAAGGAGTAAACATGGGTACTTCTTTTACAAAAATATATGATAGTTTTCTATCAAAAGTAACAGATGATATGTATATGGAAATGACTGAATTAGATACTTTTAGATTATTAGAAGATTTTTTAAAGGCGGCGATTCAGAAGTTTGAATTTCCAAGAACTAATTTAAGTCATTATGAATTAAGTTATGAAGATGTAGATAGTTATAAAGGAGTAGAAAGTGATAATATAGAGGTTCCCGCATTTTTATATATGGGTGGAGCTTTTGATGAAGTTTTAACAGAAGAAGAGATTAATATTCTTTCTACTTATATGATTGTTGAATGGTTTGGACAGCAATTAGCAAGTGTTGAAAACACAAGAATGAAATATAGCGGAACTGATTTTAAATTTACTTCCCAAGCTAATCATATGGCAAAAATACAAACTTTGAAAAAAGATTATGAAAGAGAGGGTTTCCATTTGCAGAGACTATACAAAAGAAGAAAAGTGGATAAAAAAGGAAACATTGTTTCTACTTTTGGTGAAATTATGGAAAGTTCTACAGATGGATACAAAAAGCAGCGTGTATTTAAAATATAATGCTATTATAAATAATTCCGCTATTGATGATAATTTAAAAAGAATTACAAACCAAATATATAGATTACTTCCTGTAAGAGAAGAGGGCGGTGAATGGAAAAAACCGCTTATTACTCTTATAGAAGAATTATCAGGAATGGATAGTTTGTTAATCGACCAACATACTATTTTATTTTCTTTATTATGTAAATTGGAGGGATTACTTATTTTAGATGAAGATTTTCAATTATTTAGAAGAACAATTTTTGAAAGTTTAAATTTAGTAAGTAATTTAAGAGAACAATGTCAGGATTAGATAATTTAAAATTAAGATTAAGTTATCAAGGTGGAAATCAACAAGGTCGAATGACTCTAGACAAGCTAAGAAGTTTAAAAAAAGCTTTATTATACTCATACCAATCTGCTACTATTGAATTAGCAGATGGTAGACAATTTAGAGCGTTGATTAACCCAGATAAATTAAAACCAGATTATGATAATAAAATTTTATCAATACCTTTTAAGGACATATGTTTAAATAAAAAAAGACTTGGTAAAACTAGTGCAGGGGAAGAAGAAGTAGGAATTAACTCAGGTGATATTTTTAAATGGGTGGATGATAATACGTATTGGATAGTTTATCTTCCTTATCCAGAAGAAAAAGCCTATTTTAGAGCTGAATGTAGGGCTTGTCAAACTGCAGAAATAAATTTACAAGGTAAAAAGTATAAAGGATATGTTAGAGGACCTGTTGAAACTACAATTCCTTGGAATCAAAAGAATAATATAGTTTGGAATACCCCTAATTATACTTTAGTTATGTATATACCTAAAAATGAATATACATTAGAATATTTAAAACGTTTTGCTAAATTAGAATTTGATGGAAAAATTTGGCAAGTTCAAGCAGCGAATCCATATTATGGCAAAGGCATTATAATGATTACAGCAAAAGAATATTATCAAAATAGTATGGAAAATGCGGAGGAGCCGATTAATCCGGATAAACCTGAACATGGTGCAATTTATATCGACGGTCCCGCAACTGTTCAGCCTTATGATATTGTTAGTTATTCTATTGCTGGAACCACAGGTGGAGTATGGAGTGTTGATAGTCATAAAGTAAAAATTATAGAACTTGAAGATAATGTTGTTACTCTTGAAGTTACAACTGGAAAAAGTGGTTCTTTTAATTTATTGTATAAAAAAGATAATGAAGAAGATATAGTATTACCAATTACAATAACTTCTTTATAAAGGAGATAAAAGGAATATGAGAAAAGATTTAATAATGAGAGATTTTCAATCATCTTTTCTTTCATGTGAAAATGATACAGAAAAAATTTTGCGTAAACTTTTTATAGAAAGCAAACCTTATTGTGATGAATTGAAAAGATTATTAGTTATAAACGCTAAAGATTGTTTAGATAATCTTGACAATGAAGTTTATAAGAAAAAAATTCAAGAAATGTCTATTGGAAAATTAATAAAAGAAGGATATATCAGAAATGTTCCAAAAATTAAATTTCCAGAGAATGAAGAAGTAAAAGCATATATTATTATTTCATTTGATAATTTTACACCAAATGCAAACAATCCGCAATTTAGAGATTGTTTTGTTCATTTTGATATTATATGTCATACTGACTATTGGGATTTAGGTGATTATAGATTAAGGCCTTTAAAAATAGCAGGATATATAGATGGAATTTTAAATAATTCTAAATTATCAGGTATAGGAACATTACAATTTTTAACTGCAAATGAGCTTATATTAAATGAACAATTATCCGGCTATACATTAGTATATGAAGCTATTCATGGTACTGATGATAAAATAGAAAATGATGAATAGTTATGGATGAATTATTATTAATATCTGGAAATGATATTCCTTTTATTCAAGCCGGTATAGTTATTCATCAGCCTTCTTTAAAAGAAATTGCTTTTATAGGAGAAGAAAACTTCTATATGGGGTGTGAGTTATTAAAATTTTCTAAAGATATTTTGTTAGAGCAGGACAAAATTCTTTTAGGAAATAAAACAAATTTTGAAATAATAATGTCAATAATGAATGAAAATGATAGCAATGATAAAAACCATGAAATACAGGTAAGTAAAGAGAGTATTAATATGATTTTTATGCTATTATTTCCAAGATATGAATATACTATTCAAACAAACTCAATTGACTTCTTCCAAGAAGAACAATTAGTAGGTTCTATTAATGAAGATAATTTTGAAGATTTTAAAGAAATATTAAATATAATATTTTGTTTAACTTTTCAACAAGAAGAAGGTCAAGAATTTAATCCTGCAAATGAGCAAGCTCGAAGAATTGCAGAAAAACTTAAAAAAGGTCGTCAAAGGGCGGCTGAAGCAAAAGGAGAACGGGTTAAAGTAAATATTTTAAGTAAATATGTTTCTATTTTAGCTGTTGGAGAGCATAAGGATATAAATACTTTATTAGAGTATACCATTTATCAAATTAGAGATGAATATGAAAGATTTTTATTAAAACAAAATTTTGATTATACTTTTAAAGCTCGATTAGCAGGAGCAAAAGATTTACAAGATGGTAAGTATTGGATGGATGATATTCATGATGATATATAAAAGATAAGACAAAAAATTAAGGAGGAAACTATACATGAGATTTGGTGTAAGAGAAATATGTGATGTTGTATTTAAAGCTAAATCAACTATTAGATTAGGAGATGCTAATTCTAAGTACGTTTTTAAGCCAGGACAACCTGTATTATATATTGATTCAGCTAAAACTTCTACAATGGAAGAAGCTGCTACAACAGTATATGCTCAGGGTGGTAAAGGTAATACAAACTTAATTGCTTGGGAAGGTGAAAAAACTTTAACATTTACTGTTGAAGATGCTCTTTTATCTCCAATAAGTTTTGCAATGTTATCAGGTGCTGGTTTATTTGGCGGTACTGCAGGAGACGGTGCTGAAAAGGTTCATGTTCATACTTCAACTGAAACAACAGTTGGTGCAAGTGGCCTTATTAATTTAGCAGATGCATTAGAAGCTGGTGATGAAATTTGTACAACTGCTCCTATTTTCGTATTAGAAGAAGAAGGTAGAGAAGTTACAGGTAAGTCTTATACAGCAACAGCTACAAAGAATAGTGTTACAATCACTGGGGATTCTATTCCTGCTGAGGGAACTACTGTAATTGTAGATTATTATATATTACAGAAAGGTGAAACAGTTTCAGAATTAGTAATTGACGCAGAAAACTTTGCAGGATACTACTATGTAGAAGCTAGTACATTATTTAGAAAGCAAAAGAATGGTAAAGATATGCCAGCTGAATTAACATTCCCTAATGTTAAGATTCAGTCTAACTTTACATTTACAATGGCTCCAACTGGAGACCCATCAACATTTACATTCACAATGGATGCTATGCCAGGTTATACTTATTTCAATAGAAAGAAAAAGGTATTATGTGTAATGCAGATTATTGATAGAAATGCTGCTTCAACAAGCAGACAACAGGTAATGAGCCATGCTGAAGGTGAAAAAGTTGTTAATGATGAAAAAGCTGAATTTGAAGACAGCGTAACACCCTAGCACAGACAGTACAGACACAAAAAATGAAGTAAAGACTGATTCATTAAAATCTGATACTGTTAATGATGGATTAGATGATATTAATATTGATGAAAAATCAATTTTAATAAAGTAATTAATGAGGAGAGGTAACTCTCCTCATTTTTTTTATTTCTGGGGAAAGGAGGAATTAAATATGGCAAAAGCTAATGTTCAAGTTGGAGAAGTTAAAGTTGATGAAAAAACTATAGAAGAACAGATACAAGAGACTATGGAACGAAGTTTAGAGATAATAAAGAAAAATGGTTCAGATTTAGAGCAGTTAAGACAAAAAGTTATAAAAACTGCGGAAGACGTAAATTCAATTATGAGTGGTTATGTTTATAAAGGCATAGAAAAGATGCGTAAACAGATTGGAACAAAGACAGGTATCAATAGCCAAATTAAAGCAAGAAAAGAGGCTTTAAAAGAATTATCTTATACAGATGATGAAATTAAGGTTGATAATATTATTTCATCATTACAAGAACAAAAAGATACTATAGTTAATAAAATTAAGGCAGAGAGTCAAAGAGAAGTTTTATATGATTTAAGAGCAAAAGTTTTAAGATTTCAACAAGCAGTACTAGAAATGCAAGGCTGGTCAGAAAAAATAACTTATTTATTTGAAAAGAATAATAAACCAGTTATTTATCAATTAGACTTGAATACAAGTCAAAAAATTAATAAATGGGTTTCATTAGCTTATAATTCTGGACAAAATGCATTAAAAATGACATTGAAGGCTGTTTCTCAAAATAATTCTTTAAAAATATTAAATAGTAATTTAGAAGAAGCGGAATTAACTAAATTAAATGAAACATATAAAGAAGTTATACGTCGTTTTAATAAATCAAAAAGCTTAAAAGATAATGCTCCTTATCTTGTATTTTGGAAAGAAAATCAGAAATATAACTATATGTCAGTAAGTAATTCAGGAGATATTGCAGAAGGTTATCAAGTTTTTTATTTTAGAAGGGCAGCTTTAACTGCAACAGCAGAAGAGGATAGAGTCAGACAATTTATGCAAAAAGGCGTTGGAACAGTTGACCAAACTTCAGGTTTATATGGTAGTGATATAGAATTAAATAATGGCTTAGCTTATTCTGCAAAGTCAAACAATGCTGATTTATTTGGCCTTCCGCAAGTCAAAAAATTAATAGATAAAGTGTTAGCAGAAGGAAAAAGCATGAATGGAAAACAAATGTTAGAGTTGATTATAAGAGAAAGAATGACAACTGGTAATTTTGCCGAAGGAAAAAGAGGATTAAGAAATCATATAAGAGAAGATTTAGAAGATACAGTTAGAGAGGCTTTAGATGAAAACTTAAAAAAGATTTTTGCAGATTAGGACTTTCTTGACAATTAAAAAATTTTATGATATACTAGAATTAAGAAATATAAAAGGAGATAAAAGGAATGTCAGAAACATTTATAAATTATTCAGATTTAGATTTTAAACAGGAAGGTGCTGATAAATATACAGTTATTACTTTTAAAGATAAAGAAATAAAAGTATTAAAATATCTTCCATCTATTGAAAAATATAACTTATTAAACACAACTTTATTACAAAGTATAGATGATACTGTTATTATTAATGAATATAAGTTAGATATGTTCTTTAATATTAATTTAGCTATTGCATATACTAATATTGTTTTTTCAAAAGAAGAACAAGATATGGAATTATCAGACTTGTACGATAAATTCAAAACTAGCGGTTTGTTAGATATGATTATTGATGCGATTCCTGATGATGAATATGCGACATTATACTCTTCATTGGTATCAAATAAAGAAGAATATGTAAGTGAAAGAAAAAGTGTATCTTATGGTATTGCAAATGCTATTGAACAGATAAGTAAAAAATTACCTAAGCAAGAAGAAATGCAAAATTTATTACAATCTTTAAAAGATTTTAAGCCAGAAGATTATAATAATGTAATTGAATTTGCTAAAGCGGCAAATGGTGGAAGAGACATTACAGAATAGAACGGACAAAATAAATTAATATTATAACCCTTATTATCATACAATGATAGTAAGGGTTATATTTTTTTACATATAAATATGAACGGAAAATAAGGAGGAAAAGGATTATGGCAGGTAGTAATAGAATTGATTTTACTATCGGTTTTAATATAGATAAAACTGGTTTTACTCAATTAAATGAAAGTTTTGATAAAGTTACTGCATTAAGTCAAATGCCTGGAGCTACTAAGCAATTAAAAGAAGCTGGCGCTATGGCTCAACAAGTAGGGACAATATTAAGAGAATCTTTTAATTATGATTTTGGACAAATTAATATTGGTAAATTTACTCAAGGATTAAATCAAGCAGGCATTTCTATGCAGCAATTAAGAACTGGACTTTATTCTGCGGGGTCAGTAGGTCAAAATAGTTTTGCAACATTAGGGAGTAGTATTCTAAATACTAAAATTCAAATAAAAGAGAGTAATACTTTATTAGACCAGATGGCTACAACTATGGCAAATACTGTAAAATGGGGTATCGCATCTGGAGTTTTTAATACAATAACTCAATCTGTAAGAGAAGCTTATGCTTATGTTGAAAAATTAGATAAATCATTAAATGATATTCGTATTGTAACTAATAAGTCAGCTGATAGTATGAAAGATTTTTCAGTAGAGGCAAATAAAGCAGCAAAAAGTTTAGGTAAAAGTACAAGAGATTATACTGAAGCATCTTTAATTTATTATCAGCAAGGCTTACAGAATGATGAAGTTAAAGCTAGAACTGAAACAACTTTAAAAACCGCAAATGTTACGGGTCAATCTACCTCTACTACATCAGAAGAATTAACTGCTGTATGGAATGGTTATAAAGTACAAGCACAAGATACTGAAAAATATGTAGATAAATTGGCAGCAGTGGCTGCAGATTCAGCTTCAGATTTGGAAGAATTATCAACTGCTATGTCTAAAGTAGCATCTTCAGCTAATGCAATGGGTGTAGATGTAGATAGTTTGAACGCACAAATTTCAACTATTATTTCTACTACAAGACAAGCACCTGAAACAGTTGGTACTGCTTTAAAAACAATTTATGCTCGTATGGGTGATTTAGAAGCAGATGGTACAGATGAATTTGGAGTATCTCTCGGGGATATTACTTCTCAAATGCAATCAATGGGTGTTAGTATTTTAGATGAAACTGGTTCAATGCGTGATATGGGAGACGTAATTGAAGAGGTTGGTCAAAAATGGCAAGGATGGACTAGAGAACAGAAACAGGCTGCTGCAATTGCTATGGCTGGTAAGAGACAGTACAATAACTTATTTGCTCTTTTTGAAAATTGGAATCAATATAATAAAGAATTAGAAGTTTCTAAAGATTCTTTAGGTACATTACAACAGCAACAAAATACTTATATGGAAAGTATGGCTGCTAAACAGCAACGACTTTCAACTCAAACTGAAGCTTTTTATAGTGCTTTAATTGGTGATGGTCAAGAAGTTAATAATCTAGTAGATGGATTAACAGAATTAATGACTATTGTAACTCAATTTACAAATGGAATGGGCGGTGGTTTTAAATCTATGATTGGCTATATGACTATTATAGCTAATTTATTTAAAAATCAAATTGGAAAAGGGTTATTAAAACATTTTGAAAATAAAAGATTAGATGATTATAATCAAGCTGTTGTTCAAGGGAAAAAAGAAACTTATTTAGCAGGACAAAATTTAAAAAATATAAATGGAACCCCTGAATTTTCAAATGGAAAATGGCAAGCAACAGATACCAATGGGAATACACAACAATTAACAGCAAATCAAGCCGGCAATATTAGTGCTTTTGAAAAAGAAGCTGCAATTGCTAAAGAAATAGATTCAATTAGAAAAAGTTTAACAGAAGAAGAATATAATTCATTAGTAGCCCAACAACAAGAGGTTGGAATTTTAGAAAAGAAGTTAGCAATTTTAAAAGAACAACAAGCTATTTCTAAAAAAGAAAGTAATACTTTATTTGCTTTTCAGCAGGGTGATGCTTATCAAGAATATCAAAATGCAAAAAATACACCTGGTGCAAATGTAGAATTAGCAGGCGATACATTTTTAAAAAAACAAGAAAAAAGATTAGAAGCAGCAAACATATTAAAAAACAAAGGTAATAAATTAACAGAAAAACAAATTCAAGAATTAAAAGTACAAGCTGGATATAGTAAAGATAGTAAAGCCACTGCGGAAGTTATAGTTAATCGAAATAAAGAAAGATTGGAATTAGCAAAAGAAATTGTAAAACAAGACAAACAAGAAGCAGAATGGAAAGAGCAACAAGCTGATGCTGAAAATAGAGTAAAACAAAATGTAAATAATAGAAAAGAAGACCAGGCAAAAACACAAAATATTCAAGGGATGATAGGAGCTGCATCTTCTCTTGCAATGACTCTTGGTGGTGTAAATAGTATTTTAGATACTGTTTTTAATAAAGATATATCTGGTGGAGAAAAAATATTACAAATTTTTACTCAATTAGCCTTTATTTTACCAATGTTATATAGTGCTTATACATCATTAAATGCTATACAAGCGATTAGTATTGGTCAAACAAGTATTGGAGCAACTGCGCAAGAATTTTTAAATGCAGCGATTTTAAAATTTATTCCGTCTGCTAAAGGAGCTACTATTGCACAAACAGCTTTAAATACAGCAATGAATGCAAATGTTATAGTGGCTGTTGTTACAGCAATTTTAACTTTAGTTACTGCTTATTCTATTTTGACAAGAAGAGCTTCAGAAGCAAGACAAGAAAAAATTGAAACTAATAATAGAATTATAGAAGGAAATCAAGCTTTAAAAGATGAAAAAGATGCTATTTCTGAAAATGCAAAAGCATATAATGAAGCCTATAATAAATATAAAGAAACCGGTGAGGGAAAAAGTGAATTAATTACAGCCTCTCAAAATTTAATTGATAAATTAGGAGATGAAGGAACTGCTTTATTAGGTGTTATAGATAATTATTCTTTATTTAATGAAAAATTAAAGGAAGTATTATCAACTAGATTACAAGTTCAAAATACTGATGCTACTAGTTTAATATCAAGTTATGAAGCAGCAGCAAGAAATGTATCTTTACAAAATCAAGAAGATGCAAGCGAAGATAATGCAGGTTTTTGGGGCCCAGTAGGACAAGAATTAATAGGAGCCGTAAGTACTTTAGGTTATACTATTGTTGAAGATGCAGTAACTTCAGTGACTGGAGAAGCATATCATGCAGCTAGTGCTGAAGGGGAGCATACTTATGGAATGACTTTTACTAGTCAAGAAGAATCTGACGCTGTTAGTATAATAGAAGATACTTTATCTGATTATGGTAGTGCAATACAAACTAGCTGGGATAAATGGGGGCAAATTGTAGACCATGGTAGAGCTTCTGATTTTGTAATGAATTTTGAAAACTTAAATGCTGAAGAGTCTGTAGTTGCAATGCAACAATTAGAAAAAGCTTTAAAAGACTTAGAAAAAGAAGGTAAACAAACAACTAAAACTTATTCTAGTTTAAGTGCTCAATATCAACAATTAGATGAAGCTACTCAAGCTTATAGAGAACAATTAGAAACTTTAAGTGAATATTATTCTGCTGGTGTTTTCGCTACAAATACAACTGATGTAGATGATGAAATGAATAATCGTAAAGATTATGAAGAATATAAAAATAAAGTTATTGATGCTTATAAAGAAAATGAGTATATTAAAAAAGCAGCAGAGGCATCAGGAGATGCAAAAGCTTATTATGAAGATAGATTCAAAAGTGATATTTATACTTATGGTTCTACTGACATTCAAGCTCAATATGAAGCAGAGCAAAATAGAGAATCTCAAAGAATGGCTATGGGAACTGCCGTTAAGAAAACTTATGGTGTTGAAGATTATGGATGGAATGAAGCTCAAAAACAAGATGAAGATTTTCAAAAGTTAATTAAACATAGAAAAAATACAAATAAAGATATTGTTAATGCATTAGATGATACTAATTTAATGTCTTATGTTGATTTAAGTGTTTTCAATCAAAAAGATTGGGAAAAGATATATAATACAGATAGCGCAAATAAAGCAGCAGAATATATTATTGATTCTAGTATGGATACAATTAGAAAGACTTTTGAAAAAGGTATTGATGATGTTGTATCGGGTGGAAAAGATGCAATGAGCCAAGCTTTATCTGGAGACTTAACTCCTGATAATATTTCAGATGAATTTAAGTCATATCAGAAACAATTAGAATCAGCAAGTGAAATTTATCCAAAATTAGAAAATGAAATTAATATTGTTAATAATACTGCTCTTATTGGTACTCAAGCATGGTATGATGCTCTTGATGAAGTTCAAGATAAAATGGAGAATATTCAAATTTCTCAGTCTAATACAACAGCTTATGATAATTTAGAGGAAGTTCTTTTAAAATATAGACAAGAAGATTTTTCAGTAAATATAGATGCTAATACTCAAGAATTTACTGATAAAATGGATGATTTATTAAATGATTCTTATAGCGTATCTGTAAAAATTAGAACTGAAGGGCATCAAGATTTTACTAGCTTAACAGGTCAGTTAGATAATATAGATGAAGCAGTTGAAAAAATTGGTGAAGATTATATTGTTGCCGCTGATGACGTTACAGCTATTGGTGAGGCAATTCCTGGCGTTCTACAGCAAATGCAGTATATGTCTGATGGAACTGTAAAATTAAATAAAGAAGCAATTCAATCTTCTGTTGATGCAGCTAGACAATCTATCAAAACGAAAGTAGAAGAAACTGCTACAAAATTAGAAACAGAGGCAGAATATCATTCAGCTCAAGCAACTTTATATGGAAGTATGGCGGAAATAGCTCAACAAGCAGCTAATAACGAAATTGGTATAGAAGATGCTAAAAATAAATTGTTAGCAAAAGCAATAGATGTTCAGGCTAACAATAATAAAATGTTAAAAGAAACAGAAATTACTAATCAAAAGAAATTAGCAGATTCTTCACAAGAAAACGGTGGTATTTTAGCTTCAAACTGGGCTGAAGCTTATCAATCAGCTGCTTTAAATTCTGCAGAATTTGCTGCTGTTGCAAAAACCAACAATGAGGCTGCAACTGGAGATGGAAAAATTGAAACAAAGAATATTGTACCTCATTATGAAGGAGCGGAAGGAAGTACAACTACTGTTTCAGAAATTCCTGATATAGAAAAAGCAACTAAAGAAGATTTAGGTGATTTAGCTCAAGAATATAAGGCAAAAGCTGAAAGTGAGCAACAAGCTGCAAATACAGCTTTTAGCGAAGCTCAAGGTATAAGAGCTAAATTAAATGCATCTAATGTTGCTGCTAGTAATGTTAAAAAGGGGAAAGGTGCTAGTGGAGATAAGGACAAAGATAAAGATAGTACTGATTTAGAGCCAATAACTGATGAATTTGACTTATTAGAAAATATTAATAATCAATTAGAAATTCAAGAAAATCATTATGATAGAATAAACACTTTAATAGAGCATACATATGGTTTAACTAAAATACAAGGAATTAAAGAAGAAAATAAAATACTTGATGCTCAATTAAAATTATATAAGCAAAAAGATAAATTAATTCAAAAAGATATTAATAGACAAGGTAGTAAATTAATTCATTATGGAGCTAATTTTGGAGAAGATGGAACAGTATCGAACCATCGTCAAGTATGGGAAAAATTAAAGGCTAAAGTTAATAAGGCCGCAGCATCAGGAAAAGAGAAAACTTATGAAAAAGCCAAGCAAGAATTTGAAGATTATGAAGATGCTTATGGTAAATATAATGAAGCATTACAGGAAGCCGGAGATAATTTAGCTAAGCAACAAGAATTAATTTATCAAAAAGTTGAAAATAATGTTAAAGCTATTGAGGCTGAAGTTACTGTTAGGGTAGATACTGGAGAGGCTATTAGAAATCTTCAAGAATTTAAAGAGTCAATGGCATCTGATTCAGATTATTTTACTAAATTGCAAACTAATATTGCAAAAGGATTAAGTTATACTCAATCAAAAGAGATGCAAACTTATATAAAAAATGCTGAAAAAGCAAAAAAAGCTTATAATAAGATTGTTAAAGGTGGAAAAGATAAAACATATGGTACTGACTCTCAAGCAGCAATGGATGCTTATAAAAATTATACTGATAAAGCTGCTGAATCAGCAAAATCTATACAAGAAGCTATAAAAAATTATTATAGCACTATGAAAGAATGGATGTCTTCACTTAAATCAGATTTTGATGACGTACAAAATAAATTAAAGAATATTACAGATGAAACTAAATATTATGCAGATTTATTAAATTTAATTCATAGTAGTAATAAAGCTGAACAAGCACAATTATCTACTCAGCAAGGAAATGAGTATGCTGAACAAACTAAATACTATTATAAAGAACAAGATAAATGGGATAAGATAGGAGATAATTATCAAAAGAAAATTGATAAAAAACAAAAAGAAAGAGATAAATTAGAAGAAAAAGTTAAAAATGCTAAAACTAAAAAAGCCAAAAAACAAGCAAAACAAGAATTACAGACAACTAAAAATAGTATTGAAGAGTTAGAAGGCTTAAGAGATGAAGCAATTAAAAATTCTGAAACAGCACAAAACAATGCTCAACAGGCCTCATTAAATTCATTAAAAGCATATCAAGACGCTTTTAAATATTCTATTGAAGCAGCTTTTCAAGATTTTGAAAACGAAATGACTGATGGAAAAGGTTTTGATTGGGCTAATAAACTTTGGTCTTTAGATAAAGATTATATTAATAATTGGTATGACAATATTGAAAAAGACCTTAATTTAAAAGATTTTACTTTATCTATTGATATGGATATTGATGAAGCATCTTCTGATGCAATAAAAGAAAAATTAGCACAATTTAGAGATGAGCAAGAAAAGCAATTAAAAAATCAAGCATATTTAAGTGAATATGATTTTAAATTAGCAAAAGCAAAATATAACGTTTTAAAGAAACAAATTGCTTTACAAGAGGCTCAAGATAAAAAAACATCTTTAAGATTAAGAAGAAACTCTCAAGGTAATTATACTTATCAATACACTGCTAATAATAATGATATAAATAAAGCAAGAAGTGAACTTAATGATGCTAATAATGAATGGTATAAAATTACAAAAGACCAACGTATGTCAACATATGAAAAGTCTGCAAGTTTAATTAGTTCATTAGTAACAGATTTAAAGGCTAAAGCTGAATCTGAAGGTCTTGAAAATATAGATACCTTATCTCAACAAGAAATAGAAACATGGATGCAAGACCATGTAGGAGATTATTATGCTAATTGGAAGACAGAATATGATGCTGCTTATGATGATTATTTGCAGGCTCAGAATGATTATGCGGAAGCTGCATATACAATTGCAATGGTTCAGTCAGGAAAAACTGATAAAGTTTGGCAACAACTATCTGATGATGAAAAGCAACGCTGGATAAAAGATACTTTACCTAAATTAGGTAGTGCTTTTAAAGAATACTATACTGGTGTTACTCAAGATTCTCAACATATGGAAGAAGCCGTTACAGAAGTCTGGAGAAATTGTAACAATGCAATGGTAGCGTATAAAAATGGATTTGAAAAATTAAAAAATGAAGCTAATGTTCAAATTCCAGCTGTTAATACAATTATTAATACTCACAAAGATAAAGTAGAAGGAGTTAAGAAACAGTGGGGAAAAGTTTTAGAAAATTATGAAGCATATGAAAAAGCGGTTAATGATGATAAACGTATATCAGCGTTAGAAAAAAGTTTAAATGCAGTAAAACAGCCAATTATACAATTATATGACTCTTTAAAAAATGCTACTGATAAAGCAGGAGACTTAAAGAATGCTATCGATGCTTTAAATGGTAAAACTATTACAGTTACAACTAGATATGTTACATCAGGGAGCCCTAGTGGTGGCGGTGGGGGTGGTAATAACCCTGGTAAAGCTTCTCCAACAAAAATAAAGAAAACTAAAAATCATCTTCCAAAAATAAAAGCTTCAGTTAACAATCAGATAGAAAAAGGGGATAAAGTTTCATGGACTAATAATGGAATCCATAGTGATGGGAAAAAACATGTGGAATTTGATTTATGGAATACGAAAAAAGAAGCAATAGGCGATAGAAGTAAAAATGCAAAAAGTATTGTAAAGGTACATAAAGCAAATGAAGGTTATACAGAAAATGTTTTACATAGTAAAGTAAAAGTATTAAAATATGATGAAAAAGATGGAGCAGTAAAAATTCAATTTTCTGTGCTACCTTTTGCTGGTGATACGCATGGGTTAGGTAATGTTCAACCGTTTGAGTATTCAGGTTGGATTTCAGCAAAAACTTTTTATAATAGATTTTCAGGCTTTGATACTGGTGGATATACTGGAGATTGGAATTCTTCAGAAGGTAAAATTGCTATGTTGCATGAAAAAGAATTAGTCCTTAATAAAGAAGACACTGCAAATATGCTGAAAATTGTTGATAGCGTTAGAGAAATAAATACTCAAAGTTTAGATTTATCTTCTTTAATTGCTCAACAAATTATAGATACTTTATATAGTAATATGCAAAGTATCAAAAAAGATTTTGCTCTTCAAAGTCAATTATCTATGAAACAAGGCGTTTCAAATGATGAATTAACTATAGACCAAAATGTTACTATAAATGCGGACTTCCCTGGAGTATCAAATGCAAAAGAAATTGAAAAAGCATTTAATTCATTAGAAAATATGGCAACTCAAAAAGCATATTCTACTAAAAGAAGATAGCGGATGGCAGCAACCCTGTCTCCGCTGGTTAAGATAAATTAATATTATTATATTAACTTTTATTTTAATCATAGAGAAAAAAGGAGAATATGTTATGAAAAGAGAAAGAGAAATTAATGAGGCAATTCTAAATGCTATTGATATTTTAATTAATAGAAGATTAGAAACAAGCAATTTTAACACAACTATATATGGAATAATAGAAGAAAATATTGAAGGTAATCAATATAAGGTTACCTATCAAGATTCTTCTATTGTTGCTTATAGTAGTACAGATAAAAAATATAAACCCGGTGTTGGTGTTTATGTTTTAATCACAAATGGAGATATAAATGAAGCTAAATTTATTTTAGGCTCTACAGAGCCTAATTGTTTTCTTGATTAAGGAGGTAAATATGGAAGTATTTTTAATGATTTTACAAACAATTATATCTATTGTTATACCTGTTGCTATTTCAGTATTAACATATTTTGCAAAAAAATATGTAGATGAAAAAGTTGACAATGAACAATTAAAGAAAGCAGCAGATATTATTGCTACAGCAGTTAATTCAGTTCAACAGACATATGTTGATGATTTAAAAAAGAATGGCGACTTTACTTTAGAGGCTCAAAAGAAAGCATTAGAAAAAGCTAAAAATCAAGCCTTGAATCTAATGAATGATAAAGTGACTTCCGCAATTCAAAATAACTATGGTGATATAGAAAAGTTTGTTATTACTACTATTGAAGGAATTATTGGTAAACAAAAATAAAAAACATAATAGGGATAGTTTAAGACTATCCCTATTTTTTTATTGCTTGGACTAAATTGTTTTATTTTAACTAATAGAGTTTTATATAAAATAGCGAAAAGTCGAAGGAGGATATTATGTTAGAACTATTAACAACATATTCTATAGCAGAAATACTTATGTTTGTTGTTATGTTAGCTATTGCCATTAAAGAGGTTGTTACTTTTGTAGAATGGGCCGTAACGAAATTAAGACAGCTTTTTAAAAAAGGCTTTAATGAAGATAAAGAAAGAGAAAATGTATACGCAAAAATTAGAAAAGAAGATAAAAAAATAGAAGATTTAGTGGCAGAGCAAAAGCATATCTGTGAGTATTTAACAATTATTGCTAATAAAGTAGATTTGTTAATTGATTCAGATAAGAATGATATAAAAACGTGGATAACAGAAAAACATCATTATTTTTGTTATGAAAAAAAATGGATTGATGATTACAGTTTGGAAGGAATAGAGCGAAGATATAAAAATTATCGAGATGAACATGGTAATTCTTATATTGGTAAATTAATGCAGGACTTAAGAGCATTGCCTAATACTCCTCCAACAGAATAATAAAAATTAAAAGAGAAAAAGGAGAAAATAATATGGCTTTTAAAATAGATATTTATCCGCCAATAGTAGATACTTATATGCCTGCTTTCCCTATTATAAATGATAAATTTAATGAAGAGAAACAAAGAGCAACTATTAGAATATATTTTGGCATTTCTGCCTATAATAGTTATGAACAAATTTCAGATTGTATTCAAGTTACAGTTAGAAATCAATATACTAATCAATCTTTATTAAAAGCAACTAATGGCATAAAAGTATTTACTAGCAAAGATAAAGATAAATTTGGGATTGATGAAACTGTTAGTGGTAATAATAAATATTATATTACATTAACTGAAGAAGACTTTATTAGTCTTGATAATAAAGATTTAAAAAAATTTACAATAAACCAATATATGAAAGCTCAAATTCGTTTTACTAAGAAGGGCGAAGCAACAAGTGCAAAAAATATTGGAACTATTGATTGGTTTAATGAACAAATAAATAACTTTTCGGAATGGTCAACTGTTTGTTTATTAAGACCCATTTCACAACCTAGTATTTATATATCAGAATTAAATCAAGAATCTTTAACTGGTGCTTTATCAAGCACTTTTTATGTTTCAAATTTAACTGATTTAAATGGTCAATTGCTTTTTAGGGATGACCAAGAACAAGAAAAATTAGAGTCTTACCGTATAAGAGCTTATATTGATGATAAGGAAGAAACTTTAATTAGTGATTCTGGTATTCTTTATGCTAATGAATATACTCCTAATGTTTTTAAATATACATTTAATTATCAATTTAGTGAAGATATGGATTATAGAATTAGGTTTGACTATACTACTATAACTAAATATAAAGAATCAAAAGATTTTTATATAAAGATAATTACAAGCGGCGGGAACCCGCTTAACGCAATTCTTTCAACTGAAGCTCAGGATGATTTAGGACGTATAAAAATTAATGTAAAACATAAAGAAGATAATATATCGGGATTTATTGGCGTTATAAATTTTAGAAGAACTTCTAGTGAAAGTAATTATACAGTATGGGAAGATGTACATAGAGTATATATATCAGACGGAGTTCCTTTAGATTATACTTGGTATGATTATACAACGAAGAGCGGAGTTTTTTATAGATATGGAGTTCAAAGATTTGATAATTTAGGCAGAAGGGGAGTTTTATTAAAAGAGTTAGATGAAAATGATAACCCTATTTCCGCAATTAATTATTTGGATGATATTTATATAGTTAGAGATGGAAAGATATTATGTTTGAAATATAATTCTTCTATTGATTCTCTTACAAGAAATGTAATGGAGTCAGTTACCTCTACTCTTGGTTCAAAGTATCCTTTCATTACAAAGAATGGAGTTGTAAATTATAAAAGTTTTACTTTAAATAGTTTAATATCTTTTTTTAGTGATGAATATGAACTAGTAACTATAGATGAAGAGGGCCATAATACTTTTACAAATGAAAATTTATTTACAACAAAAGATAATATGTATTTTTCTTCTAATATAGTAAAAGAATATGATAATTTTAATAATATTAAACATATAACTTCTCAAAATAATTATATTTATGAAAGAGATTTTAGAGAAAAAGTATTAGATTTTTTACACGAAGATAATATAAAATTATTTCGTTCAACCCCTGAAGGAAATATGTTAGTTAAATTTACTGAAATTTCTATTACTCCAGAAGAGCAATTGGGTAGATTAGTATATAATCTATCTGCCACTGTAACAGAAGTTTCTGATTATTCTCTCGCTAATATTGATAAATATGGAATACAATATATAGGAGATACTACACAAAATGTTGTTACAGAAGATTTTGTAGGACAAATTACGGGAACTTTTACAGGAACAACTGAAATAATAGAAGAAGTAAATAATAAACATGCTTATGAAGGAGCATCAGATACAATTAATACTTTTAAAAATTTTAATTGGCTAAAAATTAGATTTGTAAATGAAACAGATGCTCAAACTATTTATATTTCAGAAAATGGGCAATTATCTTCTATAAGCACAGATTTTGCTAATCCAAAAGAAGTAGGTAAAGGATATATTATTAACATTAATAACAAAGATATTTTTGTATCAAAAGATATTCCTTATTATGAAATAGCAGATTTTAATACTCCAGTTACTTCATTATATTTTCCTAAAATTAATCAATTATATAATGAAACACCAAAAGTTGTAATTGATTATATTGTTACAATGGAGAAGAATATTAATAATAATCAAATTATTAATAATATTTTTGCTTATAAAGGCATAGGACAGGAAAGAAGAACATTTAGATATAACGAGCATATATTACCTATTTTAAGAAATAAATACCAAGTTAGTTCAAAAAAATTTTATATTAAGTTATTATCTATTGATAGATTAGGAATAGAAGCAGAAGCTGGCACAGTTTTATATGTTAAAGATTCCGCAGATAACAATAATTATTATAAGCATATTGTTTGGAATAATAATAAACTTGATTTTTATGATGACCAATATGTTATTTTAGATGCTTATTTTGGAGGATTATATCTTCCAAGTAATAAAGTCCATGAAGATGAAAATATTTATAACTTTTTATCAGAAATATCTCAACCTGTTGAATATGGCATTTATAGAATTTCAACTAAATATTTAATAGGAAGTAATTTTGATAGCATAGAAGATATAAAGAATAGTATTTCTAAAGAAAATTTAGCATTATTAGATAAAAAAGGTCTTGAAAAAGGAAAAGACTATCAAGATTTTATTATGACAACAGATACAGAATATGAAAATTATATATATTTGAATGATAAATTTTATCTTTATAATAAAGAAAGTCAAATTGCAAAAGTACCTATTAATGCTTATATTAATTATACTTATGAAACAGAGAAAGGAGAGTATGCAAAAAATGATAAATAATTTTTCTTACTTATCTGATTCTTTGTTTTTACATCAGTTGGATTTAGAAAAAATAAAAACAAAGATTATAAAAATTATAGTTTTAACAAAAGAAGAAAGAGCTATTGCGGAAGTAACTGGTAGAGTTACTTCCGGTAGCATTAGTATTGATGGTAGCTCTACCGTAAGAAGAACAGCTAGTTTAGAATTTATTGCGGATATTGTAGATTATAATAGCATGGATTTAAAACAATTATTTGTTATCAATAGAAAGGTTTCTTTACAAATAGGTATTAAAAATACATTAAAGAAAGAATATCCACAATATGCTGATTATGATTATATATGGTTTCCGCAAGGTATTTATGTAATGCAGTCTCCATCTTTTTCTAATAGTGAAGCTGGTTTAACAATATCAATGAATTTACAAGATAAAATGTGTTTATTAAATGGCGATTGTGGAGGTACATTCCCCGCATCTGTATATTTAGATACTTTTGATACTCTTGATGAAAATGGAGCAATTGTAACAGAACAAATAACAATATATCAATTAATTACTGAATTGGTAAATCATTGGGGTGGAGAGCAATTAAGTAAAATTATTATTGATGGAGTTCCTAAAACTGCAATTATGGGAATGATGTGGAAAGAAAAAAAAGCAGCAATCAATACTCCAACAACGGGTAAAGATAATAATAATACAACACAAGAGAAAAAACAAGGAATTTATTTTGCTCAAAATGATAGCCACAATGGTATTTATTATTTAGGTGATACTGTTGAAAAAATAGAAGATGCACCAACGCCGCCCGTTGCAGGATATAGTTTCTCTACTAATGGTTTAGGTAATTTATATTTTTCTGAAGGAGATTATATTGGTGGTTTATATGAAGATTTAGTATATCCTGCAGAAGATGATGAAAATGGATTAAAAGCAAATGCAGGAGATTCTATTACTTCAATTTTAGACAAAATAAAAGATACACTTGGTAATTTTGAATACTTTTATGATATAGATGGAAATTTTGTATTTAGAGAAATTCAAAACTATTTAAATACTTCAAAAGCAACGGGAGATTTAAATAAATTATTAAATTTAGAAAAAGATGCTTATTTATCTGAAATAGGTAAAAGTAATGCTACATATATATTTAACAATCCAGATTTATTTATTTCTTATGCTAATTCTCCAAAATGGGAAAATATAAAGAATGATTTTATAGTTTGGGGAGAAGCAAAAGGCACAGATGGAACTGCCACTCAAATACGTTATCATTTAGCTATTGATACAATTCCCGCAAATTGGAGTAACCATAAATATAATAATTTTGTTTATGATAAAACAAATAATAGATTATTGGTTAGTATTGATTATTCTAATTATGATAATTTTCCTAAAATAGGAGTGAATGAATTAGTTTATAGAGATGTTTCAGCTAATATTTTTTATCAATGGAATCCTAAAATTAAAAATTATGTTATATTAAAAGATGCTACAATAGTAGACACTATAACACCACCTAATTGGAGAGATGATTTATATTTAAGCGGGATTGAGGGTACTCGTTCCGGTGGAGATACTAATAATTATTTTATAGAACTAGAAGAAGTATGGCCTGCATTTTATTCTATAGAAAACAATAAATATGTAGCAAAAACAGATGTTAATATGTATAATGTTAAATATTATTTAGATATTATAGATAGTAATACGGAAGTGGCTAAATATAGTATAGATAATATTGGAAAAAGAACTAAATCATATTCTGATAGTAAAGTTAATTGTATTTTTGAACCTGATATTCCTGATTATGTTTTAATTGAATGTAATGAAGATTATACAGTGGGAGAAGATATTCAAAAAGAAATTGATGATTATTTATTAACTGGACAAAGATATATATTGGTTCCTCCATCTATTTATAAAAAATTATCTAAAACAAGTGCTATTTGGAACAGTGCTTTTTACGCAGCTAGAGATTTATTATATCAATGTGTAAGTTTAAATGAAAGTATTGAAATAGAAAGTATTCCAATTTATTATCTTGAGCCAAATATTCGCATATCTGTTTTAGATAAAAAAAGTGAGATATATGGAGATTATATAATAGAATCTTATTCAATCCCTCTAGAAGCGGAAGGTACGATGTCTATATCTTGCACTAGAGCATTGGATACTATTTAGAAAGGAGTAAAAGGAGTGGCTAAAACATATAAAATAGGACAGCATTTATATCAAGGTACTAATAATGATACTTTAGTAGATATAGATAATTATTATTCTAAGCCTATTGCTTTAGAAGATTATAAAATTATTAATACCATAAGAGATGATAATGGATATTATACAATTATTCAATTAGAAAATGGTAAACAATTTGAAGTTGGTAAATGTTATTATCTTTATTTTGAATTAGTGCCATCTGATACAGATAAAAATATATTATTAAGTTATAATTCTAAGGGAGAATTGGCTGGTGATGATATTGTTTTTAGAAAATTAAATTTAGAAAGTGGGATTCAAGATAAAACTAATAATACGAAGCGATATGAAATTATCTTTTCTCCAGAAAAAGCGTGCAATCAAGTTATTTTTCAAGTTGAAACGTCTAATAATTATGTTTCTCATACTTTATCTATTGATAATTTAGAGATAAGAGTAGTAAATAATTTAATAGGCAGCGTACTTGGAGATAGTACAATGACTTCAATTAGAGAACTTACTATTGAAGGAGATGAAAATATCTTTTTTGTTTTAAATAATGAAGATATTAAAATTGGTCCTAGTAATTATTATAAAATTTATGATGATTACAATATTAGTTTTATAGGTTTTGTTTTTAATCAACAAAATACAAAAACCTCTTTTATTATGAATTATAAATATTAAGGAGGTATAAAAAATGTTACACGGTGATAATAATGGTTTCATCCAGGTTCAAGGACCTTTTAAAGCAGGTGATATTATTTTTACGGATTTAGAAAATTATAATATTAAACATTTTAGAATACAAACTTTAGCAGACCAAATTGTATATATAGCATTACCTTTAAATAAAAATGAAAGTAATGAAGTTGTTTTTAAGACTGGCTCTACTGGAGTTTTAGAGTTTGATAATATAAAAATAAATTATATAAAATTTAATTATAATCAATCAGATAATACTTTGGTTGATATATTGTTAAATTAAAAGAGAGAAAGGAGAAAATAAATGTCAAAAATTATAGGTGTTGCAGTAAATTCTGAAGAGCATGGACAAGAATTAAATTATATGGTCGTTACTTGGAATGGTGAAAGTACTAAAGATTATTCTCATATTCAATGTAAAATTATGACTAGCAGTGGAATTTATGTTAATACTGTAACAAAAGCAATAACTAGTTCAGTTTCAAAACTTCCTTTATATTTACTTCAAGATGGAATAAAACTTAATACAAAATATAAATTAAAATTAACAGGAATGAAAGATAGTGAGGAAGTTGCTGATAGTACAAGCGATGAAGTTACTTTTACAACTCCCGCTTCTATTGGGCAGGTAAATGGAACTATGTTTAATCTTTATGATTCATCTTCGGACCCTAAAGAACAAGATTATAGAAATAATTTTTTATTTAATGTAGGTTTTGCTTCCGTTTCAAATGTTTTTTTATTAGAAAATCATTTAGAATACAAAATGACAATTCAAAATAAAACTACAAAAGAAATAAAAACTATAGATGTTCGAAATGGTGCTTTTTATAGTTTATATAATATTTTTAATGGAGCAATTACTGCGGGAGAATATAAGTTTGAATTTTTCTATAGAATTAGAGTTGGAGCTAATATATATGATTCAGCTAAACAATCTACTACATCTACATATGAAGCAGATACTAGACCTTCTTTAAAACCTCAATCTTTTTCTATTACAGTAAATGAAACATATCGACAACAATGTAATATAAAACTAGTATATGATGATGAAGTTGCTAGTAATAGTTTTAATAAACTCTTAAAGGTTTATAAGGGGTCAGTATTAAAATTTACTAAAATAATATCTAATACAGATAGCTTTTTCCCTCATGACGGACAATATAATTTAGATGGAAATAATACTTATACAGCAATAGTTGAGACTTCAAGAACTATCACAGACCATGGTATTACTGAAACTGCTGTAAGTAATCAGACTACTTTCTTTTTAAGCGAATGGCGTGCGCCAGCAGCTCCAGCAGGATTGTATATAGATACAAATAAAGTATTACATTGGGGAGCTATTGAGAATGCAACTTCATATATAGTAAAAATTTTAGGAAACAATTACAGTACAGAAAAGAATTTTTATGATTTAAAGCAAACTGCATTAAAAGATTATATAGGACAGGTTAATATTACTGTAGCTGCTAATAATGACGCAGGAGTAGCTACTTCGGCACCTTGTGTTTATATTAATAGGCCAATACCTATTACTGGAATTCGAGTTTCTAATTTAGATAGAACAAGTAAACAAATTACATTTTCTTGGAATCCACAAATACAGTATTCATATACAATTATATATAGATTATATATTAATAATACATTAATAGCAGATAATTTAACAAATACAAGCTATACTTTTGATTATAATAATTATTTTAAAGATGGTGGAAGATATGTTATTGCAGTTGATTCTTTAGTTAATGGAGTGGGTTCTCAGCCTGTAAGTTCTTTTACTTATACTTATAAAGAAATAGAAGTTGAAAAAGATGCTATTAAAAAAGCTAAAATTAAAATTAATGAAACTACTACAACTCCTGAATATCCTATTAGTGTAAATGCAGAAAATGTAATTGTAGAATATAATGATGGAACGCATGAAAATGTGCAAGTTGTTTTAGAGGATAAAGCGGAAAGAAGTTTATATCAAGATGATAAGATTGACCTTGGAGGTAGCAGCTCTAAGCAACATGGGGTTTATAGCGCTTCAATAGGAACAGAAACACTAGCTTCTGGTAGTAATTCAATTGCAGTAGGGGATGCCGCACATGCTGAAGGGCTAAATAGTTCATCTTTTGGTAATGGAACCTATGCAATAGCAGAAAGTTCACATGCAGAAGGTCAAGGTACTAGTACTACTGAAGATGCTAAGTATGCTCATGCAGAAGGTTGGGCAACTAAAGCTCGTGGGATTGCAACGCATGTTGAAGGATATAATAACTCTGCAATGACTGATTATTCTCACGCTGAAGGAACGGAGACTGTAACAAGTGGGATCGCATCTCATGCAGAAGGTATTCATACTGTTTCAGATGGAGAAGGTTCTCATGCAGAGGGATATTGGACAGCTGCATATGGACTACATTCTCATGTAGAAGGAGAATCAATATTAAATGCCAGCGGAACTGGCTATGCTAATATATTAAAAGCTGAAGGAAGAGCTTCTCATGCAGAGGGAAGGGCTACTATTGCTTCAGGAGATTATTCTCATGCGGAAGGTAGTGCAGGTACTATTACCGGAATGGGACCACATGGACATTATGATGCAATTGTTGGGACTACTGCGAGTGGAGAGAGTTCTCATGCTGAGGGTATAGGCAGTATAGCAAGCGGAATTGGAGCTCATGCTGAAGGTATAATAGATACTTTTACAAGTAGCTCTAAACAAACCATAGCAAGCGGGACTGGAGCTCATGCTGAAGGAGGTGCTACGCAAGCAGATGGTAAATGTTCTCATGCAGAAGGAGGGCAGACTACTACGACTGGAAAATATTCTCATGCAGAAGGATGGTATGGATTAGCATCTGGTGATTATTCTCATGTAGAAGGAGCAGGGAAAATACTGTCTTCAAATTTAGGTCCTTCAACTTATATTCCAAATACAGCTTCTGGGGAAGCGTCTCATGCTGAAGGTCGGGCAGTAACTGCAAGTGGTAATTATTCTCATGTAGGAGGGTATAGAAGTCAAGCGCTTGGGGCGTGCTCATTTGCTCATGGTAATCAAGCTATAGCTTACAGGGAAGGCGCTATAATCCTTGGTAGTTATCCTTCTACCAATAACTCAACTATTTTTGCTATTGGAAATGGAACTTCTAACAATTCTGCTAATATATTGGAAATAACTCCTACAACAACTAAGATAGATACAAGTTTAAAAGTTAGTGGAAAACGTGGAGATATTAATACTGAAAATCTTGTATCTCATTATTATAGCACTACTTTAGGTGCAAGTGAAATAATTTCTGGAAAAATATCTACTCATTATGAAAGGTCTTATATGAGTGGTGTTTCTGTTACTACTGATGAAAAAGATACTTTTTATGTTAATGCTGAGGATGGGGTTATTCACGCTGCTTCAACATCTATAACTAAAACGGACTATGCTGAATATATATATCCATGGTATGATAATAATATAAACAATGAAGATAGAACAGGATACTTTGTAACGTTTAAAAATAATTTATTATATAAAGCAAATAAAAATGATAATATTATAGGTATTACTTCTGAAACTTATGGTATCTTAGGAACTCCAGATGCTCTTAATGAATGGACAGGTAAATATCAAAAAGATGAATTAGGAAGAATGATTAAAGATATTGATAATACTTTAAGAATTTCTGATGAATATGATATTGCTTTAAAAGATGAGTATATTCCAAGAACAAAAAGAAAAGAATGGTCTGCTGTTGGTCTCATAGGACAATTATATATTCGAGATGACGGAACCTGTAAAGCAGGTGAATATTGTAAATGTGCTGATGGCGGTATTGCTACATTAGCAGAAAAGCAAGATTTTAATACTTGGTTAGTATTAGAACGAATAAGTAATAATACTATAAAAATACTATTTAAATAAAATTTTTAGGAGAAAGTTTATAACTTTCTCCTATTTTTTTTGTGCAAATTTTCTTTTCTTATATTTTAAAACATCTAAATTCTTACCGCATATGATAAAAATCCTTATCTCTTTTTTATTTTTTACATTATATGCCAAATTTTAAGATTTCAATAAATTTTAATTAAAATTTAGGACATTTTAATAAATTCATCTTTAGCAAAAATTTATATACTAATGACAACGAAGGATATAAATAAATTTTTAAAAGAAAGGAGCAAGAAAGTATGAATTATTATCCAAATTATAATCCCAACTATTATAATCCAAGTTATTCTTATAATATACCTTATAATCAAAATATGCAACCACAGCAAACTCAAACACAAACATTAAATGGTAAAATTGTCGATAGTAAGGATATTGTAAAGGTTACTGATGTACCTATAGGAAGTTATGGGATTTTTCCAAAAGCAGATTTAAGTGAAATCTATATCAAATCTTGGAATAATAATGGGACTACAAATATCATAACTTTTAAGCCAGATACTAGCCAACCTATGGCAGAACAAAATCCTATTGACGTTATTCTTGAGCGTATAAATCAGCTAGAAAGTAAAATAGATAATGTTATTAAAATTCCAGAAACAACACCCCAAGAAGTAACACCAATAGTTGAACAACCTAAAAAGGAGGTAAGTGCAAATGCCTACTAATATGATGCAAATTATTTCTTTAATGAAAAATGGCGGGAATCCTCAGCAAATGGTATTAAGTATGTTGGAACAACAAACAGAAAATAATCCATTCGCCGCAAATTTATTACAGCTTGCAAAAGGAAATAAAAGTGGCGAAATTGAACAGATTGCTCGCAATTTAGCAAAAGAAAAAGGAATAGATTTTGATACTGAATTTAACAATTTCAAGAAAACTCTTGGATTGTAAATAATAAATAATTTTATAAGGAGGAAACAGAAATGTTTAATAATGGAACAACAGGATACAGCTTATCAGATATTGCAGCTGCAACTGGAGACAGAAATGATGATAACTTTGGCGGAAATGGTGCTTGGTGGATTATCATTTTATTCTTATTCGCATTTTGCGGATGGGGTGGAAATGGCTTCGGATATGGCCGCAATGGTGCAGGTGCTGTAGAAGGTGCTATTACTAGAGCTGATTTATGTCAGGATATGAACTTTGGTCAGCTTGAAAATGGAGTAAGAGGTATTCAGAGTGGCTTATGTGATGGATTTTATGCAATGAACACAGGAATGTTAAATGGATTTGCAGGGGTTCAAAACACATTAACAACAGGATTTTCAGGAGTAGATAATGCTATTTGCTCTCTTGGTTATCAAACACAAGCTGGAATAAATAGTGTTAATGTAGGGGCAATGCAGAATACAAATGCTATTCAGCAGGATATTAATGCTAACACTGTTGCAAATATGCAAAACACTAACGCACTTCAATCTCAATTAGCAGATTGCTGCTGTGAAAATAGAGCAGCTATTGCTCAGGTTAGATACGATATGGCAACTGACACATGTGCTATTAACACTAATGCTTCTAATAATACAAGAGATATTATTGATTCTCAAAATTCAAACACAAGAGCAATTTTAGAAGCAATACAGCAAAATAAGGTAGATGCAATGCAGGATAAAATTACTGAACTTACAGCTCAATTAACTTCAGCTAATCTTGCAGCTAGCCAGGCAGCACAAAATGCTTACTTAGTAAATGAGTTAAGACCATCACCAGTCCCAGCATATATTACAGCTAATCCATACTGCAACTGTGGTAATTGCTGCGGAACATTAGCTTAATAAAAATAACTAGAAACTATATTGGAGGATATAAAAATGGCAGAATATACAGCAAATACAGCTCAAACTGTAAACGCAAATAACAATGTCTTATTAACATCAACGCCAGTAAAAGGAAGTAACTCCATAATCCATAGGGAAGGTAGTGGATTAGTTACTTTGCGTGGCATTACTCAACAGTGCCGCGCAAGGTTTAAAGTTACTTTTGGTGGAAACATTGCGGTTCCAACAAGAGGAACAGCAGAAGCAATCTCATTAGCTATTGCTATAAATGGAGAGCCAATTGCTACTACTACAATGATTGAAACTCCTGCAGCAGTAGAACAATATAATAACGTTGCAAGTAGTGTTTATATTGATGTACCTAAATGTTGCTGTGCCCAGATAAGTGTAGAAAACACAAGCACTCAAGCAATTTTAGTACAAAATGCAAATCTAATTGTGGATAGGGTTGCTTAAGGAGGTATAAGGAAATGGAAAGATTAAAAAGAATAAAAGAGAATTTAGTTAATTGCGTTGAAAGTCAAATTAATGGCAATATGCAAGAAGTAAATACAAAAGAATTAGGTGAAGCAATAGATATGATTAAAGATATGTCTGAAGCTATTTACTATTGCAATGTTTCAAAAGCAATGGAAGAAAGAGAAGAAGAAGAAAAATACAGTAGAAAATATTATACACCTTATGTGCATTATCCAGATTATACTAGATATAGAGATATGGATAGAGATTATGGAAAAATGTATTATCACGATGGTAATATGACACATAATGATGGTAGATATAAAACTCCATCAACTTCTTATCCTACAGAAATGAGAGATGTAAGAGAAGGTAAAAGTCCAGTAATGAGAAAATATTATATGGAATCAAAAGAAATGCATCATGGAAAAGAAAAACAAATAGAAGAACTAGAGAAATACTTAAAAGAATTAAGTGAAGATATTACTGAAATGATAAGCGGTGCAACTGCTGAAGAAAAAACAATATTAAAACAAAAGTTAGCTCAACTAACTAATAAAATAGCCTAATGTTTAATATAAATGGTATAGAATGGCAATTGAAATTTGTGCCTTCTGATTATGAAGCATTAATACGGAGCAATAAAACAAAAACAGTCGGAGTTTGCGATAATAATACACATACTATTTATATAGATAATGATATTAATGGTTTTCTTTTAAAGAGAGTAATATGCCATGAACTTACTCATGCAGCGATGTTTTCTTATGGTATTGATTTATCAATAGAACAAGAAGAATTATTTGCCGATTTAATCGCTACATATGGAGAAGAAATCATAGATATTACTAATGCCCTTTTTAAAAGTTTAAAAGAGAGATAGATAAGTTCTATCTCTCTTTTTTTTATTCCCAATTAAATTTATCAATCATTGCAGAAGCATATCCAATACCAATAGCATCTGCTATATCATCATTAACTGTGATATTATATTTATTTTTTACAAACTCAATATCTTTTGATTTTAAAGAGGTGCGGCGGATGCCACTACCAGTTTTTATTCCACATATTTTTCTCCATTGACTTGGATATAAATATTCTATATCAAGCTTTCCGCATTTTTCATGTGCAAAGATTGCTACTGCTCCCTGCAGCCACATTAATGCTCTATGTGTTTTTATATTTTGGACACCCGTTTCAGGTCTTACTTCTTCTACTACAATTTTATCTACTTTATATTTTTCTAATACGTCATCTAAACCGTATATAATTTTTTGTATTCTTTTGATTAAATCATTTGAAGATGCAGTAATACACCCATAATCTACTAATTCTTCATCATCGAAGACAGCCCATCCGCTTGATTTAGTAGATAAATCTAATGCTAGTCTTTTCATCTAAAATCCTCCTATCTATACCTAGATTATAACATAAAAATTTTTAGATGTCAAGCCTTTTAAACAAAAAAATAAGAGCAATTTAATTGCTCTTATTTATATTACTGATTGTCTGTACTGCCGAAGCCACCCTCGCCTCTCTCAGTTTCATTCAAGTCTTCTACTTCTTCAAAATTAATAGGATAGAAAGGTAAGAGAATTAATTGGGCAATTCTATCACCAGGATTAATTGTTTTTACTTCATCACTATCATTATGAAGAGGTACAATATATTCTCCTCGATAATCTGAATCACAAACACCAACACAATTTGCAGGACGTAAACTTTGCTTAGTTGCTAATCCACTTCTTGCAAAAATAGCTCCAAATGTATCATTAGGTAAAACCATTGCTAAGCCTGTTCCTATTTTAACTGTCTCATGTGGCTGAATAGTAATACCTTCATCTATTGCTGCATATAAGTCATATCCTGCTGCTTGTTCACTTCCTCTTGTTGGAATTATAGCAGAATCTTTAAGTTTTTTAATCTGAACTGCTCCTGCACATGGTCTCATTTCATATTGTAAATTTCCTACTGGAATAATCATTATTCTTCTTCCTCCTCAATTATTTCATCCATATTATTAAAAGCACTTTTCTGTTCATAATTCACATTAATTACATCTACTGGTTCTGCTTCATCATTGAACAGTTTAGTAACTTCAAATCTTATCCATTCATCAATTACTTCGCCCTTACTCTTTTTTTCTTTTTTAGTACTACTATATTTAGCCACTGTAAAACGATGGTCTGATTTTAATTCTTTTAAAAATTCTTCTACTTCTTTTTCACTTGATAGTCTATATGTTTCTACAACTTTTGTTAAATATCTCATTTTTATATCTCCTTAAATAATATTGATTGTAAGAGTCTCTTTACTATATTTTTTAATATCTTCTTCTTTTATTTTAGAAGAAATTCCTTTTGAAAACTGTTTTGGGCCTGTTAAATCTAATTGATGAACGTCATATTGCTGAGAAAGACCTAAAACCGTAGTTGGAATTTCATTAAGTTCTACTCCAACTGCATCTATCTTATTTCCATTTTCATATACATAGAATTTTTGGACCAGGTCAAAAGGTCTTAATACACCTATAATTTTTTTCATCTTTATTACTCCTCTATAATAGCAGCATCATAACTAAAAAAATGATAACAATAAACTTCATTAGAAGAATCTTTAAGCCAGATTTCCAAAGCATCTGCAATATCTGATTCGTCTATTCCTATTACGCTACCTCTATTTAATAAACATTCTTTTAAGTCTTGAACTGCATTTTTTGCTTTTATTTTTTTATCGCCTATAGAACAGAGATTAAATAAAGTATAATTATGAATATCATTATTTAATAACATAAAATATTGATTATGATTTTTAATATACTCATAAGCAACTTTTAATTCTTCATCTAATTCTTTATCTGTTAAGGCTTTTTCCTGTGCGACTGCTTGTTTATTCATATCATATAAAGTTCCCATTGAAACTTCATTTTTATGCTCTTGATATTTCTTCTCAAATACATCAGGTTTGCAAGGATAAAACTCACCTCTTAAACCTTTTATAATATAATCATTTTCTGTTGCTTGCATTTCTCCTTCAAGAGTGTGTATCCAACAATAAGCCACATCATCTTTTACAGAAAAATCATAACAAATATCATCTCCACAAAATGATTGTAATTCTTCTTTGTTGTCTTTTGTAAATTGAATTGCTTCAATTTGACAAGGTTTTGTATCATATATCTTTGACATATTTATAAAACTCCTTTTTCTCTGTTGATACAATTATATCAAAATTTTTTCTTTTTGTCAATTTATGAATCCAATAATACATTGATTTTTGCTTCCCCTTAATTCAAGAGTTAAATCTCTTTCCGATTGAATGAAAGGTCCATCTATTAAATAATTAATTTTAGAAAAAATTTTTTTATCATAATCAAAAGTAACATCATTTAAAAGCTGGTCTAAAACATACCCAGTCCATATATAAATTTTTATATTAGGATATTGTTTTCTTACTTTTGATAATAAATCAGCAATATATTCTCTATTTTCCGGACATAGTGGCTCCCCGCCTAGTATAGAAAAATTTCTTTTTACTCCATTTTTATCTATTGCTTTTAAAACTTTATTAGTAAGTTTATTAGGTTCTATTTCTTGTCCGCCATCAAAATTCCAAGTTTCAGGATTATGACATCCAGGACATCTATGCGGGCAACCTTGCATCCATAAACTTACACAAACGCCTTTCCCATCTACTATATCATTTTCTTTTAAATCTGCATATCTCATATTAATTTTCTCCTTTTATATCTTAATATGATTTTTACATTCTGGACATTTAACATAATAAGAATCTATATAACAATTTATATCAGCAAATTGTATGGTTTTTTTAACAAATTCTTTATGTTTATCTTTTTCAGAGTATCCAAAAGTGCATTTGCACTTTGGACACTTTTTTATTTTATATGCTTTCCCATGCTCTATAATTTCCATATCATTCTCCTAATCTAAGTGAACTACTCGCTCATTAATTTCCTGCGTCTTACCTCGATTAAAAAAGTTTGAACCGATATATCCGCATACCCTTCTAGTAACATGTAATTTACTATGGTCTGTACATCCGCAATTAGGGCAATACCAATCTAAAGTATCTGGATTTATAAGTATTTCGCCTTCATATCCACAATTTTCACATAAGTCAGATTTAGTATTTATTTCAGCATATTGAATATTTTCATAAATAAATTGAATTAATTGAATTACTGCGGGGATATTATCATTCATATTAGGTACTTCTACATAAGAGATACATCCACCACTTGATAATTTTTGAAATTGACTTTCAAATTTTAATTTACTAAAAGCATCAATAGGTTCTGTAACATGAACATGATAACTATTTGTTAAATACAATTTGTCTGTTACGTGAGGAATAACTCCAAATCTATTCTTTGTAGTACGAGCAAATCTATAAGTAAGTGATTCTGCGGGAGTTCCATATAAACCAAAACCATATCCAGTTTCTTTTTTCCATTTATCGCAAGTATCTTTTAACTTTTTCATTATTTCTAAAGCTAATTCCTGGCCTGCTTCTGAAGTATGGCTTTCTTCAATCAATGAATAAACGCACTCATATAAACCATGGTATCCTAAACTAACTGTAGCATATCCATTTTCTAATAAAGAATCTATCTTACTACCTTTTGGCAATCTAGCGAAAGCACCATGTTCCCAAAGTATAGGAGCTGTTTCTGTTGTAGTTCCTTTTAATTTATTTATTCTTAGCATTAAGGCTTCATAACATAAATTTAATCTTTCATCAAGAATATCCCAAAACAAATCTAAATCTCCATTTGCGGATAACCCTGCATCAACTAAATTTAATGAAACTACACCCATATTAAATCTTCCATAGGCTTTATTTTTACCATTTTCATCATACCATGGAGAGAGAAAACTTCTGCATCCCATACAAGGAAAAACCTCGCCAATGTTTTCTTTCATTGCTTTTACAGAAATATAATCTGGAACTAATCTTTTAGCTGAACACTTTGCTGCAAGTTCTGTTAAATAAAAATATTTACTACCTTCATATGCGTTATTATCGTCAAGAAAATATAATAATTTAGGAAAAGCAGGACTAATATAATGTCCCTCTTTATCTTTTACTCCTGTTATTCTTTGTTTTAATATTTCTTCAATAATCATTGCATTTTCTTTTTCATACTCAGGGTCTTCATTTATCCACATAGCAATAGATAAAAATGGAGATTGTCCATTTGTGGTCATTAAAGTGTTTAATTGATATTGAATGGTTTGAACTCCATCTGCTATTTCTTTTTTCAATCTTTTTCTTGCAATTTTTTCTACATTTTCTTTAAAAATTTCACTATCAATATTTCCAAAAGAGCAGTCATATAATTCAGATGCTACTTCTTTTATATAATTATCATAACTTTTACGAACATATGGTGCTAAATGAGAAGTAGAAAAAGTTTGACCGCCATATTGACAGCTTGCAACTTGAGCTACTATTTGAGTAGTAATAGTTGCCGCAGTTCTAAAACTATGCGGTGTTTCTATTAAAGTTTCATTAATAACAGTGCCATTATCTAACATATCTTTTAAATTAATTAAACAACAATTATTAATAGACTGTATAAAATAATCTAAATCGTGGATATGTATTAATCCTTCATCATGGGCATGTATTAAATGAGCGGGTATCATTTTTCTTCGTGCTATTGATTTAGAAATTTCTCCAGCAATTAAATCTCTTTGAGTTGGAGCTAATGAAGGAGCTTTATTAGAGTTTTCCATCTGCAATTCTTCATTGTTACCGCCAATTAAAGATAAGATAGATTCATCACTATCCATAGTTTGCTTTTGATATTTTCTTAATACTTTAAAATCTTCATAAGATTTTGCAGTTAAACTTTGACCATAATGAATAAGCCTATCAAATATATATTTGTCAACTTGCTCTCTTGTTACTACATTTTGGTCGCCGCCTTCTTTTAAAAAGTATTTTTCTGTATCAATAGAAATTAATCTTGCAATGTCAGGTAAATAAATTCCACCATCTTTCATTGCTGATACTATTGCTTTTTTAATTTTATTTTTATCAAAAATAACAATAGTTCCATTTTCTTTTACAAAAAACATTCTGTTTCCTCCTATTTTTTAATTTTGGATTAACCAGGGAAGGCTAGGAAAAAGCCTCCCAATAGGTTATCATATAATATCTAATTTATTCAATATTAATTAATCATTATTGCCCTGCAGAAAATCATATGGAACTAATTTTAAAAGATTAGAAAAGTGTGATACTTCGAATCTATTATCAAATTCTTCATAGAAAAATGTATCTTTATACATTTTAAAATCTTCTTTATCTGTTATAAAACGTCTACAAATTTCATAGCAGTCTGGATTATTTTCTCTTGCTAAAGCTCTTTGTAATCTTTTTTTATCATCGCAATAGATGTAAATAGGAACTACTTCTAATCGTTTATCTTTAAGAATATTACAAACGCCTGCAATGTCAAACACACCTACATTAATCTTATCAGGATGTAATGTAGACAACATAGTTCCATAATACCAATTATTAAAAACCGTATATTCTAACATTTCATTATTTTCTATATTTTCTAGCATTTCTACTAAAGTAACAAAATTATAATCCTTCCCATCTATTTCATTTTCTCTTTTTGGGCGGGTGGTGCAAGATACAATTCTATGAAAAGAAGGATTTTCTTCTAAGAGTCCATTCAACACTGTATCTTTACCAGCTCCGCTTTCTCCAAACAGAGCTAGTATTTTTATTTTTTTAGAATCCATATTAATTTTCCTCCGCATTATATCTATCATGTATTAGGTTAATGTCCCCATTAACCACTTCTGTAATTTTATTATATAATAGCTGAAAAGCCTCACTATCTTCAAAATATTGAAAATGATAGTTTCCACATTTTTTTCTTTTGCCTTGACAATTTAGCATAACGGATTGAGCAGAACGATTACAAAAATCGGCGGCTTCTTGCAAACTATTAAAAACTTGTTGAGTTTCTAAACAATAAACTTTTCTAAATTTTCCTGTTCGCTTTTGAAGTATTTTTTTTATATTTTGCACAGTAGCTTCTTCAGCTTTTAAAAAATGTAAATTATGACAGCCATTTCTTTCTCCTCGAATAACTTTTTCAATATCTCCTGGGTTTGAAAATCCTAATTGTCTAGATGCTTCAGCAATTGATTCATAAAAAGTTTGGTTTTCTATACAATAAATTTTAATGCCTTGGAAACAATAAGGAGAACTTTTTTGACCTTGTTCTAATATATTATAACCATTTTTTATACTATTATATTTTTGAATGTAATAAGTTTCTTGTTTCAAAGCTTCATCTTCATTCAAGTCTTTCTCTAAAATAATATGCTCAAAATTATTCCATCCATATTTTAAAATAGCATTAAAAAATTTAGGTTGCTTTCTATACCCATTTCCATATTGCCATCTTTCTCTTGGTTTTCTACTTGTAATTCCTACATAACATTTATTATTAATTTTATTTTTATGTAAATACACACAATATTTTTTCATTTATTTAAGCTCCTTTCATCTTATATTATATAAAAATATTTTTTATATAATTGATGAAAGGTACCCATAAATTATATATTTTCTTTAGACTCATATCGTTCATGAGTAAGTTCAATATCTCCATCTGATAAAACATTTGTAATACGATAAAGTTGATGAGATAAAGTATTTTTATAAGATTTTGTAACAAACATATCATCTTTTCTAAAACCAGTACACATTACTTTTGTACCTCTTGTGAACCAACCTTTTTCTTTTATTTTCTTAGTTCCATCTTCTTGTTTTTCAGAAATTTGTTTATTAAACATAGCATAATATTCCTTTGTAAATTTAACATTTACTACTCCATCTGTTGTTAATAAAGAAATAGAAGATTTAGCATCATTCTTACTAATAACAGTGCCTATAATTTTATAAGTTTTATAAATAGGGATTTGTCTACCATTTCTTTTAAAGAAATAATCTACTTCAGGATTTGTTGGTAAATTAAAGAAATTAACAATTCCGTACTTATTTACATTAACTTCTTGTAATTCATGCTCGTGATAATAAAAACATAAGCTTTCCATTTCCCAACTAGAAATATTTCCAGAAGCATATTTTTCCCATTGCTCTTTAAAGAGTAATTCATTAAATTTCTTTAACATTGACTCTTGATTATCTTTTAAATAATTCCTTGCTTTATCCATACATTCTTTATAAATTTTATCCCATGTTTTTTGAATAATACAAGTACAGCCATTAATAACTTCTAATTGTTCTATGTCAAAAAATGTATTATAAAAAGTTTCACAAGGCTCATCAAATACATAATACTGACCAACTTTTTTATAAGTTTTTAAGTATTTATTAAATATAAATACTCTTTTTTCAAAATCTAATTCTTTAGGAATTAAATTTCTTTGAATTAATCCATTAAAATTTTGTAAAGTTAAACGTTTTTTAGGTTCACTTACAATAGATAGATAATATGTCATAATTACAAATCTTGGAGATATTTTTAACTGTTTTCCCCAATCTTCTTCTAATTTATCAAAAGCTCCTGACTTAATTAAAGATACCATTGCTTTTTTATTAAGCGGACATCTCTGCATAAAATCTTTAATTCCTACATAAGGTCTTCCCGCTTTAATTAAATCAATAGTTGCTTTATTAATACCACTTAACGCTTTCATACCAAATAAGATTTCATTTGTTTCAATATTAGGTTTGAAACTATAATCAGATTTATTTATATCAATTAAAGATACTTTAATTCCTCTTCCTATTGTATCACCTAATGCTTTTGCTATCTTGCCATAATCAGCATTTTTTTCTTTTCTATCTGTATCATCATCTTCATCAAGAGAACCACTATTTACAATTAAACAAGCGGTATTCCAATAAATTGGATTCCAATTAGTTGCAATATATATTGATTGAACACCGATAAAGGAATAGGCCAATGCATGAATTACTGAAAATGAATACCCCATCTGAGGCCCAACACCATATTTCCATACATATTCACCTAAAGTTTTTCTTTTCGCTTTTTCTAAAATATCTTTTTTTAATTGCGGTATTTTAGACATTTGCTTTTTACCTACAATTTTACGTGCGGCGTTTGCTTCTTCCAAATTAAATCCGCATATATTTTCATCCATTAACATTTGCATTAATTGTTCTTGTGATGGTGGAACTCCATATGATTTTAAGAAATATGGCTCTAAAGTTTTCTGCTCTTCTTTTGTTAAACCAAAATTATCCATTTCTTGATACCATAAAGATATATCATTTTTATATCTGATATATTTTTCCATAGGTGTTTCCGCACCTTTTTCAGATGTCATCAATCTCATTAATCCGTTAGCATCAGCCATTTCTAATATATTATGTGGCCTAATCTTTTTTGCCGCCTGACTTCCTACATCACTATCAAACTGGAAAATGTTTAATACACTATTGTTACTTAATGCATCCCATATTCTTTTATCATCTAAAGGAAGTTTTGTTGGATGAAAATACTTATCATAAACTTCTCTTAATGATAAATCTTTTTCAATTTCTCCATCCTCTTGTAAAAGCTGAATAGCTTTAAGAAGTTTATCCTGAACTTCTGTTAATAAGAAGTCGTATTTTGTCATTCCTGCGGCTTCACACATATGCAAATCATATTGAGTAATAATATCACCATTAGGAGCTTTCATAAAACAACCAAATTCATATGGGTCTTCATCAAACATAATAACACCAGATGCATGACTTCCACGTCTACTAATCAATCCTTCAATTCCGAACATAATATCAAGTAAACCTGGATAACTTTGAACTTCATTAACAAAAGTTTTTACAGGTTTTCTATCTTTTTCAGGATTGCCATAAACTACATCATTTAAGTTCCATACAAAACCTCTTTCTTGAGGTATTAAAGAAGATAAATATGCGGAAGTATCTGGGTCTATCCCATCAGGATATTCTTCACTTCTATATCCTCTACAAGCTGTTCCTATTGTAGCTTTTGTACTTTCTGTTCCAAAAGTTGCAATTAAAGTACAACCTAAATTTTCTTTAGATAAATCATCAATATCTGAATTAAAATTCTTTCCACGTTCTTTCTTAATTTCATTGATAATAATAGGTCTTTTACTTGGACATAGGTCTAAATCAATATCGCCAAGCTCTAAACGTTTTTTATTCAGGTATCTCCAGAAAGGTAAATCCCATTCCAATGGGTCAAGCTGCGTAATACCTAATAGAAAATGGTTTAATCCTGAACAACTTGAGCCTCTTCCTGCGCCTACTAAACTACCACAATTCCAAAATAAATCAATATAATGCTGCAAAGTTACAGGGTATGAAAACATATTAGTTCCTAACTCTTTACCTACAACTCTTTTTATATCAGCTTCTTCTTCTAATCTATCTAAATATTTTTCTTTATACAAATTTTTATCTACTAAAGCATCTAAACATTGATTTACCCAATATCTTTCCATTTTATCATCAGATGTTAGCATACTTTGTAGAATAGGATAATTTTCATTTATGTGCATTTTTCTTGTAATCTGAAATCCAGGTATCCAATCTTTATTTTTTGGATAATCTTTAACTGCTACTTTTGGAATTGTTTGATTATGTCTTAATGAATAATTTTCAATCTTTTCATATATTTCATATGAGTTTGAAACCATTTGTTCATAATCCATACTTGATGGAACTAAGTTTTTCTGAATTTCTTCTTCTGATTGAAGATAAGCAAATTCATAAAATTCATCAACTTCTCTTTCTCCACCTTTAGAATTTAAAAATGCTTTATGTACAAATCTATCTTCTTTTGTTAAATAATGAGCATCAGTACCAATTACCATTTTTACATCAAATGCTTTTGCTATTGCTTTTAATCTAATATTTGCTTTTATCTGGTCAGCACTTGTCCCAGGCGCACACTCTACATAAAAATCATCGCCAAATAATTTTTTACAGAATAGCATAAAATTAACTATATGTTGATGTGCGGCAGCCGCACCCGTGTCATCTCCAATAACTTCACAATTTACTAATTCAACTGTTGTTGAACTTAATTCTCCTCCTAAACAAGCTGTTGTTGCTATTAATGAATTAGGATATTTATTTACAATTTCTTCTAAATCTGAATATAATGTTACAACTCTCTGCATACCTCTGTCAGAATATGCATTCATCCAAGCTCTTGAAGATAATTCTCTTAATGCTCTATGTCCCATTTTATTTTTTGCAATTAAAATAAAATGATAATATTTTTGTCCACTTTCTCTTGTTTCGCATAAATAAATTTCATTGCCTAAAGCAATTTTAAAGTCAGGATTTTTCTCTTTTATTTTTTCTGAATATATATTTACTTGCATATGAGAACTCAAACATTCATGGTCTGTGATTGCAATCCCAGATAAACCGAGCTCAATCGCTCGGTCTATAAGTTTTTCAGGCTTATTTATGCAGTCAAGCAAACGTAGATTTGAGTACTCAGTATGTGAATGAATTTCCATACGAGCCATATTATTCCGCCTTTCTATTTATATAATGTGGATGTTTATTTAAAAATGACTCTGCTTCTTTAAAAGTCCTAAACTTATAATTCTTCCACAAAGTCATAGTATCTATATTTAATAAATGATATTGATAATCTTCTGTATCTCTTACTATTGCCATATGATAAAGAAAACTTTTTTCTTGTTGAGTTTCTTTATCTTTGTAAATTTGTTTAAAAGTTTTAATACATTCCTTTTTCATCATTTACTCCTTAATTTTTTATTATATAAATATTATATCATATAATTTTGTTTTTGTCAATACAATTTTTGCATTTTATTTGTTTTAAATCAAAATATCCAAATCCAACTTGTTTATAATAAATATTATATCCTTCAAAAATAAATAATCTATTACATTTGTTACATCTTTTTGGAATAAAAGCAAATTTATCATAATATGTTATTGTCATATTTTATTCACTCCTATCTCACTAATACTAATTTATTTGCCGCACGAGTGCAAGCTGTATATAACCAACGAGCATGCTCTTCTTCATCAAAAGGAAAACGTTCTTCTAAAACTAAAACTTTATCCCATTCTGAACCTTGTGCTTTGTGACATGTAACTGCATAAGCATAAGCAAATTCTTTAGGCACTGGATTATTTTCTTTATATTTTTTACTTAACATAAATGAAGTTTTCCAATCTACACAAGGTTTTTCTGTTGATAACATTTGTTTATCTATTTCTAAGCTACCAAAATTGATGCCATCATCTGTTGTAAAATTAGCATTTAATACATCTATATTTATATTTTTCCCTGACAATTTAGGTTTAACAGAATAACTATAACAATCTTTTATATAGCCAACAGTACCATTAACTAAAATATTTTCGCCCTTCATATCACTATTTTCCCAATAGTTTCGTAAACAAATAATCTTATCGCCTTCTTCGGGTTTATCACCCTTACCTAATAATTGTCGCATCTGTTGGTTTATATTATTTCTAGTGTTATTAGTTGCTACTAATATCTGGTCTGCCCATAATAGCATTCCCGTATTTAATTCTTCTTTTTTAATTACTTGCACTTCTTTACCTTGCATAAAAGGAATAGGTTCTTTATTTCTAATTTTCATAGTTAATTGAATAATTTCAGATTCTGCAGCTTGACGCATTACTTTATCTAAAAAAATATGCGGATTATCTAATAAATGATTATCTTCTTTTTTGTCTATGGGCGGAAGTTGAAATGGGTCTCCCAAGCAAATAACATAAACATTATATTTAAACAATCTTTCCATTAATTCTTTTGGAGCCATAGAAACTTCATCTACCACTACAATTTTATATTCTAATTCTTCTTTTGGTTTTCTGAAAAAAGTACCATCTCTTTTAGGAAAGAAATCATATAACAATTTATGTAGTGTAATTGCATTTTTATTACCTTTTTTTCTCAATACTTCCGCTGCTTTTCCAGTATATGCTGCATAACAGACTTCTGTTTTAGCATCAATATTATAATTAGATAAGGCATCTATAATAAATTTTACTAGAGTTGTCTTACCTGTACCCGCATATCCAGATATAACGGTATATTTTTCGCCCTTTGCATATTGGTCAATAGCAATTTTAAGCCCTTTATTTTGTTTATCTGTTAATATCATTTTATATGCCTTTCTTATTCTATTATTCTTTACTTATATTATACTATATTTTTTATATTTTTTCAAGATAAAGAAAAATTGGATTGAAAAAAGTCAAAACCTATTTTCAATCCAAGAAGCGACCACTCTCGCTCCACTCATTAAAAGAAATATTTTGCTGAATCTATAATTTCATAATCTTCAATCATTATTTGAGCATTAATCCAACCATTATATTCATTTACGTTACAGCGTCCTACAACATTTAATTCAATAAAACCATCTGTCTGAAATTTATTACATTCTTCTTCTGAAACGTTAAATTTCATTAAGCTAACTTTATTAGGTAAAGTTATTTTTAATGTATTTGTTGATTTAGCATATATAGTAACCATATCCTTAGTTATTTTTAAATTCTTAATAGCAACATATGGTTCATCAACATCTTGTCCCCATAAATAATCTAATGCACCTATGGCTAAAATATTTTGAGGATTTACATTATTACCTTCATATATATAATCTACATTATAAACAGGTTCTGGACTTATATTTTTAAAATATTGATTTATATATTCTAAAAATTCAGTAATAGCCTTCCCGCCTTGGTAAGTAAACTCTATACTCAAACCAAAAGCATTTTGATGTCCTTGTGCAAACTCTACATTAGGCCCCGCTTCGCATATATCTTTAAAATTAGTGACACCTGATTTTTCATATCCTCTTGCTGAACCTCTATAATACATATGAACAAGACCTTCTTCATCTTCTTCTTCAACTCTTGTTAAGATACAACAAGGTCTTTGATATTTAGCCATAAATTTATTTGCAATTAATCCCGCGATGTTTGTATCAATCTGACCTGGTTGCAATAGAAAAAGAAGAATTTTATTTTCTAACATATTATTTTTTTCAATTAATCCTTCAAGAGTTTCAAGACCTTTATTTTCTTCTCTTGTTTGTCTATTTTTAACATTTATTGCTGTTCTAATTGCTTGTTCAACTAATTTTTCCTGTTCTCCTAATTTATGTCCTCTCTTGGTTGAAGGCACCATTTGAAAGGCTTTATAATTTAACATTGATTCAAATAATAATTTTTTCTCTATCATAGTTCCACTCCTATTCATAGCATTAACAAAAGGAGCAATATAAAAGGCTGCTCCCATTGGGGTTATTTCCGTACCTAATTTAAAAGCATTTTTTTGAGCCATATAATAAATAAATGGATTTTTTATATTTTTAAATCCCTTATTAATCAAATATTTTGTTTCATATGATTTTAAACTCATCATATCAGCTAAATTACCAAGAGCAACTAAATCTAAATATTTATCAGCATAAGAAGTTTTCATAATGCTATCTATATATCTGCAAAATTGCCATGTTACACCAACTCCTGATAAATCTTTATTAGGATAATTTGATAATTGATTGTTGATAACAATAGCATTTTCACTAATTCTTTCGGCTTCGTGGTGGTCTAAAACAATTACTTGAGTAGCATTTTCTGCAAGTCTTTTATGTTCTACATAATCATTACTGGAACTATCTGGACATATAACAAGAGAATAATTACATTCCAGTAAAGTTTCTATATGGTCTGCTAACCCATGTTGTTTTCCTTCGTGAAAAGAATAATCTAAGTAATTTTCAACCCAATAAGGAAATAAATCGTGTAAATAATTAATAAGTAATGCAGAAGATGTAAATCCATCACAATCTGAATCTACTATAATTATAACTTTTAAATTGTTTTGAATTGCATGAATTAATGTTGCGGCTGCCGCTTTTAAGTTATTTACACCAAGACTTTCAAAAGAATTTATATCTTCATCAGAAGTGTGTAAATAGTGTTCAATATTTTCTTTTTCTATTCCTCTATTAACTAAAATTTGAACAATAGCTCCCCAATTTTCAGTCGGTGTTGTAATTAATTTAAAATTCATTTATTTATTTAACTCCTTAAAAATAATGTATTCTTTCTCTATAGTTAGGCAATGTTTCACCTTTTCTAGAAATACGTGTAGCTTTTGGAAAAATCAATGATTCTCTATCTGATATTGGAATAAGATTATCTATAAAACATTCATCCCATCTAATACCTCTTACATTATCATTACATTTTACTGCATTAAGTGTCATTTCATTTTTAAATACTATTCGAGTTTCTGTTCTTTTAACTATTTTTAATTTTCTAATTTTTTCTACATATAAAGCAATAAAATTCATCATATCAATTGATGAAGTTAAAGTAGAACCATATATATAAATTTTTTTATAAGCATATCTTTTTTTAAACTTATAATTTTTTAACCATGTCATATAATTATCCTTTCTTTAAATAATTGTAAAAATATATCTTTTCCTTTATCTATTGGACTATCTTTATAATCTAATAAGTTTTGTTTATCAAACAAATAAGAAATTTGAACATATGAGCCATACTTATCGTGAATATTATATAATTTTTTAACAAGTTTTTCCCATTCTGCATCTCCTTGCTTTTGAAACTGTTTGTCAAAAGCAATGATAATTTCTTTTGCTCCGCAGGATATTAATAATTCTACTTGATAACTCAATAAATTAAATCCGCAAGTAGCAACAGAAATATCATTATCAGCCCCAAAATAAGAAGCATAAAGAAGCGGCGACTTTTCGCCTTCAAAAACAAAAACTTTTTCTAATTTTTTAATATTATCTTTACTATTGTTTAAATTATAAAGATTAAAACCTAATGGATGATTAAACATTACTCCATTCAAAATAGATGGTCTATATTTTCCATATCTTTCATTGTCCTTAATTAATGTTCTTTCTCTAATTCCAACTAGATTATTGTTTATGTCATAATGCGGAATGACAATTCCATTAGATGAAGGGTTAAAAGCGATATTATGTTGTTTCATTACCTCATCTGTTATGCCTTCCTTTTCCCAAGGAATTATTCTTGGTTGAGGAAGATGTTTTAAAAAAGTATTATCATACTTTTTTAATTCTACTCTTTTTTTATTATCATTTTTTATATCTATTTGCTCATATTTTTCAAAAATTTTCCAATCATTAAGTTTTGGTTGTAAATTTGAAAAATTTTCATTTTTTGGTGTTTTATTAAAATATTTAGCTACATAATCAACAGCATCATATAATTCCCACGCTCTAGCGGCAAGTCCTTCCCTTGTTTGAAAGAAAATAACTTCATTATTATGATTTTTAATTTTAGCAACTAATTCAAAAATATCAAAAGAAGTCCCACAATCAGTGTAGCATTTAAACAATTTTGTATTATCATAATAATATAACTTATGAGAACCTTCTCCAAAATTATTGTGACAAATTGTTTTGGCGGTGAACAAACTTTCACCTTTCATAATAGGTTCACCGCCAAACTCCGCAACTAAATTAAAAACTTCATCTATTGTTAAAGAATTTTTTATTTCATCTTTATCATAATATTCATGCATTTATATTCTCTCCTAAAAAGCACTTTGTTGTTCTTCTTGTCTTGGTTTTACTTCTATCTTTAAATCTTCAATATTAATTAACTCATACTGATAATTTGTTGCAAACATTGGTTCAATTTTACAAGTCCCCCTGTCATCTTTACACCACAATAATATGTCTTTATAACGACCTCTTCTGTTTTTATAAACTGAAATTTTTATTGTCGGATTAGGGTATTCGCCTTCTCTCAAAACTTTTTCAAGAGCAGTCATATCTTCTTGACTTGTCTGCAACATAATCATACCACAGTCAATTTTATCTGCAATAGATTTTGCACCTCTTAATAAATTTTGGTCATATTGACTTGCAGTTTTATATTCTGCATTTAACTGCGTGGCAGACATAATAAAAATACCATATTGATTACACATATCTTTTAATTTAATAGACATCATAAACAATACATTATCTTCCCTTAATCCTTTAATACCTGTCTTTGAAGTGACTTCACTTAAGATTTTCATTGAAGTATGTATATAATCAAAAAAAACATAACGAACATCATAATCTCTAATTCCTCTTTTAATAGTTGTTTCAATGTCTTTCAAAGAGAAATCAGGCAATTGTTCAATATATAAAGGACTGTCTTTAAGAACTGTTGCCGCCTTTACTACACGCTCCCATTCGCCTGCATAATAATTTCCATCTATAATATGTTCTTCATTTACATTAGATAAAAAAGCTAACATCATTGTTTGCACTTCTTCTTTATCTTGTTCTGTTGCTATAAATAAAGTTGGTTCTTTTGTTCCATTAACTTCCCAATTTTGAGAATAAGGATTATAAATTTCTGAACAAGCAATAGTACAAGCATCTGCTATCATTGCTCTTGTTTTCCCTACACCTGTCGCAGCAGAACGTAAATAAAACTTTTTTAATCTTGCTCCTCTTGTAATAGTATTAACTAAAGAACCAAAAAGCGGATAGCCTATTTCTGGAGTTTCTTTTAATCTGGAAAGAAGTTCTAATGCTCCATCTCCCGCCTGAACTGCACTATCATTTGAATCGTCTACATATTTTAATCTTATATCTGTAATTTTATCATTAATTAAATCTGCTATTGTATCTAATGAAGAATTATCTAACCAATCTTCTTGAGCTTGTTTTTTTTTGACGTCTAAAATATTATCTATATCATAAAGCCAAGATAAATCCATTCCGCATTTTTCATTATACATTCTTAATAAAGTCATTTTTTTCATTCTATTATAATAATAATCAAATGCGGCAACTTGAGTAGAATTAGATAGTTTTATCAAATAATCTTGACCTTTATTAACTTTATAAACTGCTAATTTTTTTGGTCTTTGTTCTAAATAATCTTCAATAGCATTAATTGTAATTTCTTTTGCTCCCAACATATGTAAATTATAAATAGAACCAAAAATAATTCTATGAAATTCTTCTGTGAAATCTTCTTCACAAAAAAAGTATTTATCTTCCATATCTAATAAACTTGGGTTGGTATAAATACCGCCAATAACTTGCATAATAGATGGTATATCTACATATCTTTGTGCCATTAATTCTCCTCCTCATCAAGATTAAATAATTTTCTTTTTTTTATATAGGTTCTTGGAGAAAAAATTGATATTATCCTCTCTGTTGGTTTATATTCTTCTATGTTTTTCTCTTGATTTACTAATTGAGCTAAATATAAAGCATAATAATATTGACATGCTTCATCATAAACATATGGAATAATACCTATACCACCATTTGCTTTTTCTATTGGGTTTCCTTTAATTTCAAAAAACCAATGCAAAGTTTTTTTCATACCACTATAACTATAATTATACTCTTTATGAAATGTATGTATTTGTTTTCTAATCTTTGCATTTATAGTATTAATTTTTAATAACTCTTTTATATAATTTTCTAATTCTTCTAAATCTTTTTCATCTTGCGTTTTTAGAGCCTCTTGTTTTTCAGCACAGGATTTATGAGCATATCTTCTTTCAGATATTTTCACTGTTGGCTCTTTATCTCTATCAAAACGCTCTTTACAAAATTTACAAGTGACATAGTGAGCCATAAACCTACTCCTTTTATACTATTTCTTTTCTATAAATATTATATCATATTTTTTTATAAAAATCAAAAAGTTCTTAGTTTTTCAACTAAGAACTTTAATATCTATATTATATAAAATTAAATTGTTGCCATTAAATCTTTCATATCAGTAACAATTAAATCTAATGCTTCAGTTTGTTCTCTTGAACATTGATTTACTTTCTGTCCTCTACCCAAATATCTGTCAGTAATTTGACTAATCTTTGGAGATATTTCTTTTTCAAAAACATCTTCAGGGGTTACTTCAATTAAATGATTAACCATTGTATTAAATTCATTTACTAATTCATCAAAATCTAATTCAGTCTTACCATTATATAAATTAACTTTTTCATCAGTGAAGTATTCAGAACCATCTTCCGCTGCTTGCTTATCTATTGCTTCTCCAATTGCTTTAACTAAATTTTGATAGCTAAAATCAATATAATCTGGAGTGTATTTAAATCTACTTCCCGCTACATATCTTGGAGTGCCTCTCATAAATAACTTTGTAGAAACTTCACCTTTTTCATCTTGAACTGCTCTTGAATATCCAATAATATCACACATTCTTGAAACAATATTTCTTGGTTTACTTCCTAAAGTTGGCACTATCTGATTATATTCATGTCCTTGTTCATCCTTAAAAGTCTTATCAACAGAATGACTAATTAAAACAAGACCGTAGTCTAATTGAACAATAGAACGAAGACATTCATCAAATTCTTTAGCTACTAAAGTATAACCCTTACCAAAAGCAATATCCCCAATTGAGTCTACTCCAAAACCACCATCTGGTCTCTTCGCATTATCACAAATATACTTTTCGCATAAGTCATAAGCTATATCAACAGTATCAATAATAATAGTTTCAAATTTCTTTTTAATTTCTTCATCCTTTAACTGTCTTAGAGCCTTTCTAAAATCTGCCCATGAATTAATAGGTAAAGCCATTGCTCCCGGAATTGCACTGTAACCTTTTTCAAAAGCAAATAATAAATGATTTGGGAATTTTGTAGCGGTTGTGGTCTTTCCGCTCTTTGGTTCTCCATAAAAGAATACACTATATCCACGTAAATCTCTACTAACCTGATGAGGCTGTATTGCTGCTAAATTTATATCACTCATTTTAAATCTCCTTCTTATTATATTTTAAAACTAAACAATAAGAGGTTTCCCTCTTATTGTTCATTGTTGTTACTTTTGTTTCTATTTATTAGAAATTAAAATTGCCAGCAGCTACTGCACCAACTGGTGTTGCAGGAGAAGGAGTATTATTAGCTGCTTTTTGTGCCATATATTCGTCACGCTGCTTTTTAACATTAGCAAGATAAACCTGTCTGTTCTGATTTGCTTTTGTTACATCTTCAGCTGTTAAAATCTTTTCATCTCCGAAATCATAAGGAACTGGACTAGCTCCTGTAATAAGATATTCTTTTGTTGTTCTCTTTGAAGTTCTTACTGCATTTTCACCAAATGCTGAAGCCTGAGTATATGTATATTCCTGAGTGAAATTACGTACATGTCCCCATACCTGTGTAAATAAAGGCTGTGCTTCTGTTACATCTAAACTTTCAAAATATTTCATTCCATCTTCTGTTCTAACAGAAAATTCCATTGGTAAAATATCACCTCTAAAATTGAAGATTGCTCCTCTAACAACAACATAATCTTTTTCGATATTTCTATCTGGATTAGCTTCAATATGAGCAATGTTAGTAATAAGCATATCCGTATTGAATTTTGTTCTTGCAGTTTCATCTTTGTTAAGCTGATTTAAAGTAATGAAGTTTACAAATCCGCCTTCATTTCTTTTTTCTGATACTAACTGGTCTTCTCCATTGTCATTTATATAAAAGTCATTTAAAGCAATTGATGGAGTTACCTGAACTAAAGTAGCATTATCTTTACCATCTGCAATCCAAGTCTTTCCTTCTTCAATAATATTCTTTAAATTTGTAAAAGTGCTATTCTTTCCGCCCTGTTTTGTTGATTCAGATACATAAGTATAATGAACTTTAATAACATTCAAACCGGCTTCATCAGTTGCAATTTCAAGATTACCTTGAATAAAAGCTTTTCCAAAATTTGGAGACTGTGAATTTTGGACTGTCTTTATTTTTAAATCATGTTGAAAAACTCTTCCTTCAATAGTTTCTGTGTTAATCATTTTTTTCATAATTATTTTTTCTCCTTAATTTTTCTTTTATCTTATTTATTTCATATTTATATTATAACAAAAAATTTTTATCTTGTCAAAATTATGCTTATTTACTTCTAAAAGTATTAATTATTACTTTTATCTATTAATTCATCTAAAAATAATAATTCTCCTGCATAAGGCAATGTTCTTGCCCATTGAATAAAAAATTCATTTACTTTAGTATGAATTCCACTCCACTCATTTAATTTATGGAATCTTCTTTGTCCTTTACTACACATAGCAAAAAGATTTTCATATGACATTGTAACGGTTCTAGTTTGAAGCCATGATTCTGGTAACCAACGGATAAGTTCTTTCCAATATCTTTCATCGTTTGTTTCAAGATATTTTAAACGAAGTTCTTCAAGCCAATTTATAAAAGCTTCATAATATACTTTACTATTACGCAATTTCTTTGACATAAAAAAGTAATCTGGCATATCATCAGTTTCAAAACATTCTAATGTGATAGGAGTTTCAGCTAATTTATGCATTGTACTTGTACTATTTGCAACAGTTCCAACTTTATAAGTATCAAATTCTTTCCACCAGTATAGTGGAGCTGTAATATCAACAGAAACAAAAATTTGACGCATAAACTTACGATGTTCTGAGCCTGCTTTAATAAGACGTTGTGCTAATTTCATATCTTTTGGTCCTATAAAAGCAACCTCTGCAATCATATCATCATTATTCCTATATAAAACTCCATTGTCTAATAGCCATTTATCATACTTATCTTCTAATGCTATTCTTTCTTCTTCATAATCTCCAAAATTATCATAATATTCAGGTTTCTCATTTTCTGCCCATACACTAGCTATATCATAATCACCCTCTGTATATTCACAATCAACTAATCCAAAAAAACTATCACTTAAGTGATAACTTTCTTTAGGATTTCTCATACCTCTTAGGGCGCCTTCAAAATTCATTACTCTTGTATTATTAAATTTCATTATTTTCCCACTCCTTTATTGCTATTAAAACCAAAATCATTTGTCATATATAAATCTATATAATACTTCTCTTTTTCATTTAATTGTTCTCTTGGACATTGTTCAATTAATTCCCAAGAGAAATTCCAAATACCATATTCTTGCATTGCTTTATAAAGTTTGTTATTTGCGGGAGCGTCTATCCCTAATCCGCACTTAGCATGGTCTTTCCATCTTTTAGCTACATCTACTGCTTGACCAATGTAGCTCTCTCCGCTTATTTGATTGGTAATTTTATATATACCTGTAACAGTAGAAACACCTAAAACATTATTACATAAAGAAGTCATAGGTTTTTGAAAGAAAGTTGACCAAATTAACATACTTAATATTCTTGGTTTGTTTAAATCTTTTTTTACTCTTTCGAGAGTTTGAATATCATTTCTGTCAGCAACAGAACAAGGTAAACAATAAAAATCTTTTTGTTCTTTAATTTCTTTTTCTCTTGTTATTGCCTTTTGTGCGGCGATGCGAGTTTGACGAATCGTGTCTAGCTCTTTATGTTCATCATCCATCTTTTTTAAGGTTTCCATTTGAAAATCAGAATAAGATTTTTGTAATAATTTTTTACTATCTTCCCAATCTATCTTTTCATTTTCATATTTTTGTTTAATATTAGCAATATTGGTTTGATATTCTTTCTCTGCGATTGATATACGCTTTTCTTTTTCTTCCTCTAATTGTTTTGTAATCTTAGTTAAATTATCTATTTCATTATTTCTTTTGAGAATTAAATCTTCATTCTCTTGTTTTAATAACTTATTTTTTATTTCAAATTCTTTATTTTGATTTTTAATATCTTCATTTATTTTTTGGATTTTACTACCTTTATAAAAAACAAAAATCAAAATAAGAATACTAATAATTAATATTATATATTCCATAGCTCCTCATTTTTTGATATAAAAATAGAGTTGAATAATAATTCAACCCTATTTTATATCTGAAATTAAAATTATTCAGCTGTAGCTTCAGCATCTGGGTCAAATGCAGCCCCAGCTTCTGTAAGTTTAATAAACTTAACTGGTTTATGTGTTCCATCTTCTAATTCAATCTCTGCTGGAATTCTTTCCATAAGACCTTTTCTCTGGAAAGCTGAAGTAACAATACCATTAACCTGTCTTACTTCAAGACCTGTAGCTGTTGCAATATCAGCTGCTGTAATGTTTTCTCCGTTTACACTCTTAACATAATCAAATACTTTTCTTGAATTTTCTTTTAATACTGCCATTTTTAATTTTTCTCCTTTAATTTAAAATATTTTTTATATTAGATACTTTGTATCTTTATATGAATATTATATCACAAAAATTTTCAATTGTCAAGAAATTTTTGTTTTAATATAAATTCATCAATATACATAATTTCTTCAAAATTTAGTCCCGCACTTAGTTTTATAATTTCTGACTGATAATACTTTATCTGCTCAGCATCATTATTTTTTTGAGCTAAAGCCAATCTTTTTTCAGTTTTAACTAACTTATGTGCGATACTTTTTAAATTTCCTTTATTTTTCATATTTATATTATACCTAAAAATTTTTTAATTGTCAATCATCTTCTTCAATTGTTCTTCTGTAATAATCGGAATACCTAATTTTTGTGCAGTTTTATTCTTCGCACTTGTAGAATTAATATCATTATTAATTAAATAATTTGTATTTCTACTTACAGAACCAGTAACTTTTCCGCCTAAATCTTCAATATAACTTTTTATAGCATCTCTATTTTTAAATTCTTTTAATTTTCCTGTTACACAAAAAGTTAATCCTTTTAATGTAATATCTTCATTTTTTGTAACTATTTTTTCAAAAGTTAAATATGGCTCAACTTCTTTCGCTATGGAAAAATCAAAAGAATTTAATGCTTTCTCCATTTCAGGGCCAAATCCATCTAATGTAGACCATTGTCCATCTCCTACAGCACTAATAAAATCATCCCAAGTTGTAAAATATTTTACAATTTCTTTTGCAACTGTTTTACCTATAAGTGGAATGCCTAATGCGGAGATAAAATTTTCTAATTTACATATCTTACTATTTTCAATAGCTTGAAGAATATTAGTGACTGATTTTTCACCAAAACCTTCTTTATCTATCCATTCTTTTTTATATTTATTTAAACTATAAATATCAGTAATTTTATTTACCCAACCCCAGTTAATTAATTTTTCAAGAGTCGCTTTAGATAAACCTTTTATATCCATACCTTTTTTACCACAAAAATGGTCTAATTTATTAATAAGCTTGCCTGCACACTGTGGATTTTCACAAACTAAATTCTTCACGCCAGAAGCTGAAATAGAAATCTTTGTAGGATGTCCGCAAACAGGACAAGTATTGGGGATATTAATATGTTTTTCTTTAGAATAATCTCCTATATGTTCCCATGATTTAACTTGAGGTATAATCATATTAGCCTTATAAATATGAAGAATATCTCCTTTTCTTTCAAAACCTCCACTTAATTCTTCCATAACACTAATATTATGTAGATTTGCTCTTGATACAGTTGTTTCTTCTAGTTCTACAGGTTTAAATATAGCTACTGGGGTTAAAACTCCAGTTCTACCCATCATCCATTCAATATCTAATAATTCAGTATCTACTTCTGTATCACTAAATTTAAAAGCATAAGCTGCTCTTGCATGATGACTAGTTGACCCTAATGAAGTTCCATATTCTATATCATTAAATCTACCTACTAATCCATCAATAGGATAGCCTAATTCTTTACAAGAATTTACAAGAAAATCTCTAGCATCCCAATCAAAACTAGAAGTCCAAGGTGGTACAGTAAAACCTAATTTGCTTAATGTAGTAAAATTTTTTATAACTGTAGATTTTAAACCTTCTACCACATTCCATACTACAAATGTTAATTTTCTTTTTCTACATTCATTAGCATTTAATAATCTAATAGAACCACTTGCAAAATTTCTATTATTTTTATATTCTTCTTTAAAAGGTTCAAAATCTTTATCCGTACAAATTATTTCGCCATCAATAATTAATCTTTCTTTATATGGAATAATATAAGGAACTCCTTGAACAGTTAAAATGTTATGAGTAACATCTTCCCCTATCTCTCCATCACCTCTTGTTTCAGCAGAAACAATTTTACCATTTTCATATACAAGAGATACAGTTAATCCATCTAATTTTGGCATACCTACAACATCTTTATTTTCAAAATATTCTATAAACTCTTGCCAGTCTTTTGTTTTATCAAGAGATAACATAGGATGATTATGTTTTACTTTTGTTAGGCTTGTCTTAAATTCATAATGAATATTTTGAGTTGGAGAACCCATTAAGCATATTCCCGTTTCTTCTTCTAGTGCTTTTAATTCAAAATAATTTTTATCCCACTCAATATCTGAAACTACTGGATAACCTGCGTCATATTTATTAGTCCAATCATTTAATAATTGAATTAATTGTTTCATTCTTTCTATCTTAAAAAAATTATTCATTAATTACACCTTTCTTTTTTATCGCTTCATCAATTGTTATTCTATGATAATTTTTAACATCTTTTAAATATCCAGCTTCTAAAATATCTTTTAAACTTATAATAGTATTATTTTCATTCCATTCTATTACATCTGATGCAAAGTTTAACCCTTCACCATCATAAAAAGTACCATTATGAACATGCCCATGTATATTTAAACACATTTCTCCTAGTCCACTAATTGGTTCGTGACTTAATAAAATTCTATCTGCTATGAATAGCGGACCTGTATAAATTTCATCAAAATGACCAACCATTTTACTTTTTACATCGTGATTACCTGTGATTAATACCTTATAACATTTTAATTCATCCATATATGCGGGATTGCCTACATCACCTAAATGAATTAATGTATCGTTTTTATGGACTAGTTTTTTTAAATTGGCTATATGTTTTTCTGGAGTAATCCAATCTGGGTTCATAAACTTACAATCTGCATCTTCAAAATGTGTATCTGATACAAAATATATTGAACCTTTTTCTGACCACTTCTGAAAAATTGGATATAATGTTTTTATCATAAAATTACAACTCCTTTTTATTCTTATATAAATATTATATAATAATTTTTATTAAAAATCAATAAGAGGGTTTATATACCCTCTTATTTTTATAACTTCACTACTGATGTTATTATACTATCTTTAATCATTAGATTACCAGCTCCGCCTCTTTTTATAGTTGGAACTTCTCGTGCAGATATACAAATCGAGTTTGGTCTACCAATAGCTAAAATATTATCTTCTTCACTTAACATTAAAGCTCCAATAATATTACCCGTACTTTCTTTTGGTTTATAAATCATTAAGCCCTTTCCGCCTCTGCCTTGACAAGGAAATTCGTCTAACTCTGTTTGAGTCATTAAACCTTTTGAAGTAAATACTGCAACTTTATCTTTCTCATTATGGATAGGTAACCCAATAACAATTTCATCATCTTCATCCATCTTAATACCTTTTACTCCAGAAGTTGTTCTACCAATAGGTTTAATATCTGTAGTAATAAAATGAATTGATTGACCTTTCTTTGTTATTAAAATTAAATCTTCGTCCTTTAAAAAAGTTACATTTGCTATATCATCACCATCTTTTATTTTTATGGCGGCGATACCTGTACTTCTTTTTATTTTTGTATATTCTTCTAATTCTGTCTTTTTAACTAATCCCTTTTTAGTTATAAATACTACATATTTTGCATCTGTTTTTCTATTAAGAGAGGTAACCGCAACAATAGATTCATCATTTCCGCAATTAATTAAAGTTGTTAAAGGTACACCTTTAGATACATTTGTTCCAGCAGGAATATTATCTACTAATATTTTATACATTTTACCTTTTGAAGTAAATACCATTAAAGTATCAATAGTATTAGTAGAAAAAGCATCTAATATAACAGAATCTGCAGATTTCACACCTTTACCTTTTTTACGCTGTACTTTAAAACTCTTTTTTGGAACTCGTTTGATATAACCAGTTTGAGTTGTAATTACTACCACATCTTCTGGAATAACGGCTTCAATTTCTTTATCATCTTTTGGCACTTCAATTTGTGCTAATTCTGTTCTTCTATTATCGCCATATTTTTTAACAATAGCAACAAGTCTTTCTCTAATAATAGATAACTGTCTACTCTTATTAATTAAAATATCATTAATATCATTAATTGTATTAATTAATTCTTTTTTTTCATTTTCTAAAGCAATTTTCTCCATATGTGCTAATTTAGATAATCTCATATCTAATATAGCCTTAGCTTGCTCTTCTGAAAGATTATACTTAGATTTTAAGCCTTCTTTTGCCTTAGCCGAATTTTCAGATTTTTTAATTAAAGTAATAACATTATCAATATCTTCAAGAGCAATTAAAAGCCCATCTACAATATGCAATCTTGCTTTTGCTTTCGCTAAATCAAATTCTAATTCTTTTTTCAAACAATCAATATTATGTTCTATATAAATACTTATACAATCTTTTAAATTTAATTCTGTAGGCGTTTTACCTACTAATCCAACCTGATTATATGAAAAAGACGATTGCAAATTTGTTTTTGCAAATAATTTTTTAACTACCCCTTCAATATTTACATCTTTTTTACAAGAGATAACAATTCTAATCTCTTTTTTACTACTCTCATCAACTACTTCAGAAATTCCTTCAATCTCTTTTTCATCACAAGCTTTACCTATTGAATTTAATATCGCTTCTGTACTTACTCCATAAGGGATTTCATAGAAAACAATATTATTTTTTTCTATTTTATACTGTCCTCTAACTTTTACAGTCCCTCTGCCTGTCGCCATAATTTGCGGAATATCATTTTTATTTATAATCAAGCCACCTGTTGGAAAATCAGGACCTGGTAAGGTAGGCTCTTTTCCATCCATTACATCATATATTGCTTGTGCAACTTCTTTTAAATTGTGCGGTGCCCATGAACAAGCCATAGCTACGCCAATTCCGCTATTTGGATTACACAGAAGATTAGGAAAAATTGCGGGAAGTGTAATTGGTTCATTTGCATTTTCATCATAGTTAGGAATAAAATCAACATTCTTTTTCTTTAATCCATTTAATAAACCATCTTCTGTAATCTTTGCCAATCTTGCATTTGTATATCTATAAGCAGCGGGACCATCTCCACTAATATTACCCATATTTCCGTGGAAATCAATTAAAGGGTAACGCATTATCCAAGGTTGAGATAAACGTACTAATGCTCCATATATACTAGAATCACCATGGGGATGCCATTTACCCATGACATCTCCAACTATTCTTGCACATTTAACGTGTTCCTTTGATGATGTATAACCACTGTCATATGCTCCCCATAAAATTCTTCTTGCAACTGGTTTTAAACCAGATTTAGAATCAGGGAGAGCTCTATCTGAGTTAACCGCAACTGCATATTCTATAAAGTTTTGTTCAAGTTCTCTCGATAAATTGTGCATTTAAAACTCTCCTTTTTTATTTTCTATATATATTATATCTTATTATTTATAAAAAATCAATTTTTATATATATTGTGCTTCATGACTATGAGTTTGAATAAACTCTTTTCTTGGGACAATTTTAGTTCCCATTAAATCATCAAATAAATCATCTGTTTTCATAATATCATCTACAGTAATCTGTCTAATAATTCTTTGTTCTGGGTCTACCAAAATTTCAGTTTCATCAGCGGACATTTCTCCGAGTCCTTTTAAATGTTTAACCTGATATTTCTTTGTAGCTTTTGCTCTATATTTTTCTAATTCTTCATCATCTTTAAGATAAATATATGTATCTTTTCCTTCGGTTACCTTATAAAGTGGTGGTACTCCCGCATAAATGTGTCCATCTAATATCAACTCAGGACAGAATGTCCAAATAAAGGTATAGAAAAGGTTCTTGATGTGAGCACCATCTACATCGGCATCTGACATAATAATAATCTTGTCATATCTTAAGTCAGCAGGGTCATATGTTAATTTCATTGTTTTCATATCAACAGTTAAACCAAAAGCGTCAATCATTGTCATAATTTCTTGATTTTTTTGTATTTTTTCTAAAGTTGCTTTTCTTACATTTAAAATTTTACCACGAATTGGCATGATAGCTTGAAACTTATTATTACGAGCTGTTTTTAAATTACCACTAGCACTGTCTCCCTCTGTTATATATACCTCACATTTAGTTCTATCTTTTGAATTACAATCCGCAAGTTTTGTATCAAATTTTAAAACTTTTTCTTTTCTTTTTTTCTCTTTTGCTCTGATAGATTCTCTTGCTTTTTTAGCTGCATCTCTTGCTTTCTTAGCATTAATAGTTTTATCCGCAATTTCTTTTATTTCTTTTTCATTAATAGATAACCATGTTTGAATATTTGCAGAAATAATTGAATTAAATGGTTTCATATCAATGCTTGTAATTCTACTCTTTACCTGTGCATCATATTTAACATTAGGAGCAGTTAAATTAAATACAAGAAACATTCCTTCTTGAATATCTTCTCCGCTTAAATTATCATCCTTATCTTTTAACCACTTTTTCTCTCTAAAGAATTTATTAAATTCTCTAGTTATAATAGTTTTAATTTGAGATATATGATTTCCGCTCTCTGTTAAACCTGTATTTACATAAGGAACAATAGTAGAAGAATAATTTGAAGTATATGTTAAAACTAAATCAATATCATTTTTACCATCTTTATCTTTAATACATAATCTATTATTTATAATTTCTTTATCTTTAACTAAATCAGTAACTAAATCATTTATACCATTATCACTATAATAATTAATCACTTTATCAGTTTTTTTATCAGTTAAAGAAATATTTAATCCAGGACATAAACAAGATAATGTTTTTAAATAATCTTTTACTTTATTTAATTCTACATTAGTATGAGTAAAAAATTCTTCACTTGGCTGCCAAGCTACATAAATTCCTGATTCTTCTTTTGTTTTTCCAACTTCTCTTCTATCAAAAACGCCTTCTATAAATTCAATAGTTTCATATTCTCCATCTCTATAAGAAGTTACAGTAAGATTATGAGATAAAAATGTAGGAAGCTTTGAACCTATACCAAAGTTACCAAGAGAAGTTCCTTCATAAGTACCATCTTCTCTATATTTACCAGAAGTATTCAATACACTAAATACTGCTTCTAATACTGTTTTTCCATCTTCTCTCAAAGAATTAACCAATATACCTTGTCCATAATCTCTTACAGATATAGTATCTTCATTTATAAGAGTAATGTCAATTTTATCACCATGACCTAACTTAAATTCATCAATAGAGTTAGAAACTATCTCAACTAAAAGTTGTGTTGAATAAGTTGTATCACCACAATAAACTTGAGGTTTTAATCTTGTAAATTGTAGCGGGTCTAAACTCTCAATACTTTCTTTATTATACAAGTTATTCATATTTTAACTCCTTTTCTTCTTTTTATCTTTACTTTTTCTCCATACTTATAATTATATCAAAAATATTTTTATTTGTCAAAATTATTTCCATAATAACAAATCTAATCTTACTTCATCTTCAGTAGCAAGAGCATCAGCTATCTCATTTCCAAGAATACCGCTATGTCCCTTAATTTTCTCTATTCTAATTTGACAATTGGAAAAATTTTCTATATAATTATTATAGATTTCTTCAAATACATCTTTATTCTTTACTTCTTGTTTTTTACTATTAGTCCAATTATTTCTAGCCCATGAATATATCCATGTGTTTAGGGCATTATAGCAATAAGCGGAATCAGTATATATTGTTGCAGAAATTTTCTCTTTTAAACAATATTTTATAGCATAACTAATAGCTTTTATTTCTTCTCTGTTGTTGGTAGTCTTTTGCGATTGTTCACTATGATAGTGAAGTATTTTTTCGCCTTCAAAAACTACCACTCCAAAACCGCCAGGACCAGGGTTTCCACTACAAGCTCCATCTGTATATATCTCAATCATTATTTTCTCTCCTTATTATATACTTCAGATAGCATATCATATATTCGCTTAAGTCTATCTATGTCTAAAACATAATCTTCATCATAACAAACTAAATCTATTAAACAATAGTCTAAAAATATTTTAGTTTGTGGGTGCATTGCTAAACCTTTCTTTTTCTTCTCTATCCACCAATCTAATTCTTTTTCATAGGTAAATTGTTTTCCCATATAAGCACGACCTGCACCCAAATAATCGCATAGCATTTCAAGAACATATTTAAAAGGCATTTGTAAAGGCTCTCCACCTTTGTCAAAATTATCTTGCCAATATTCATAATGATGTGGATTTCTACCCTTATGATGTAGCCACGCCATTGAATAACCTTTATCTTCTTTACAAGCATCTATTGGACTTCTATTACCTTGATAATATTTTACACTTTCCCAAAACTCTATAGGAGAAAATTTAGATATATCGTGTAATATTCCTTGTTTATATAATCCTAGTTTCCAGCAATATTGTCGCACATAGTGTTTATGCTTACAAACTTTTACAAAATGTTGAACAACTTTTCTCATTCTCTTCACTCCTTTTTTGCTTTGCAAATTTATTTCTAATCTATCTTATAATACTATTATAACAAAAAAATGATAAATTGTCAATAAGAAATAAAAAAATAGGCAAATTTAATTAAAATAACTAAATTTGCCTATCATAAAACTACATTAATTCTGCGGTTGCCGCAATTTTTGACCTATAACAAGTTTGTAAAGTAACTTCTCCATAAAAAGGCTTTCCTCTAAATACTTCAGATAATCTTGATAAACCATTATTATCACCGCTATAGCTTACCATATCTACTTGACTCTTGTCATCACCTTCAACTACGCAAACAGCATCTTCACCAACTCTTTGTAGCATTAGTTTCATCATATCTATTGTACTATTTTGTGCTTCTGTAATATATATACCAGCTTGCATACCAGTAGTATCCATACCTCTACAGTCTGCCGCGGGTACTAACACTAAAGTGCCCTGCTCAATCATCGTTTCAACTTGGTCCATTCCACCAAATTTAGCAGCAAGGAAATTACCAATTTGAGAATCCAATAATTTTTCATCCTTATCTCCTGGATAAAAACCTAACTTAGCTGCTCCTCTTACTGCAACAGTATTACAGAAAATAATAATTTTATTAATTTTGCCAGCTTCAAATAAAGATATTAATGAGCCCAGGCCTAAGTAGCTTTTACCGGAGCCCGCCTTACCTCTTAAAACAGTAATTTGATTGTTAAGTAAACTATCAATAGCTAACTGTTGATATACATCGCCATTCATTGGAGATATATCCCCAAAAAATCTAGATGGAATCTTTTTATATCCAATCCTAATATATTTCCCATCTTTCCATTTATACTTATCAACAATATTCCCATCTTGCTTAATAATCACATATTCATTTTCTAATAAATTAAAATGATTAATATAATTATCATTATATATATCATTATAAAAATGTGCTAAATCTTCTTCGTTTAATTCAATCTCCTTATATCCTGTGTATTCTTCCTTTTGATTATTTTCATCAAAAGACACTGGAATGCCAAGAAGTTCTGCAAAATGCTGACATAATAAATCATTAGTAATAAAAATAAAATTTGTATTATCCTTTTGTGCCTCTAAATAAACGGAGTATGCACATGCTAATATTTGAGAATCGTTATTTCTAGGCAAGTCATCAAATAATTCATTTAATTCTTCATAAGAAAATTTAAAAGGGATAACAGTATAATTAGAACGATTATCAGTTAAAAAGCGGACTGCTTTTCTTGCTTTATATTTTACATCTTCATCTTTATGAATAGATGTTTTTATATTTTCTAATTCTTCTATTGTTACACTACTAATATAAAAATGGTCATTTATTTTATCTAAATTATTTAATAAATAACAAGTGTCTATAAAAGTTATCATTCTTCTTCCTCCTCATAATATTCTTCTTCTGTTTCAGGAGCTTGAATTCCTATACAACAAGTATTTTCAGGAGGTAACTCCGCTTCTTGTAATTCTTTTTCAATCAGATAATCTTTATAAGCGATTTTAGTACAAATATGTTTTGTTACTTGAGCTAAAATATTATTTAAACTATCAATTAAATTAATACCAAAAAGTCCAACTAAAAGACCTATACAAAAATTTATCATATATTCGCCTTTCTATAAAAAATATTTTTTCATATTTAATATAAAGAATATTATAATAAAATTATTTATTTTTGGCTTGTTTCTTTTGGTTAAAACTATTTAATATTCTTTCTCTTGATTGAATTTTATTTTCTAAACTTTGTTCTAATTTTATTTTATCTTGTTTTAAATCAGTTAGTTTTTTAATTTCTTCTGTAATTTTTCTTTTTACTTTTTTACTTTCAATAGAATTAATATTTACATTATCAGAATTTTGATATTCTGCAAGTAATTCTGTTAAAACTTTGATTCTATATCTTTGAGATTTTATTTGTTCTTTTACACTTTTTATTTCAGCTCTAATATGAGCATACTCACATCCTGCATATCGGCTGCCTCTTCCATTTTCTTTATCTTTTGGATGTAATGCAGCAAGAGCATCAAAAGTTCCAAATTTATTTGCTATTTTTACATATGATAAACCAGATTCTTCATCATAATGTGCTGTTATTAACTTTGATTTAATCATAGTCTTTCTCCTTTTATTATTTATATACCATTATTTTATCAAAAAAGAATTTTAATGTCAAACAATGAATAAAAAATCCCATATGCATGCGTAAAATCAGCACCGTCAACGACAGTCAAAAATAAAAGAGTAGCATTTAATGCTACTCTACCATTCACTCTTTTTATTTTTAAGTTCTCTAATATTTGATACAATTTCAGACTTAAATAAACCTGATATAACAGACAATACCGCCCATATAATTGGAATATCTTTTAATGCAATAGTAATTCCCATTGCCGCAAGTCCTGATACCATTAAAGGTCCAATAGTAATTTTAAGTATTAATCCCATCAGAAAACCAAATCCAAAAGTAATAAAAGGTTCAATAAATATTATAGCAATAACTATAGCCCATATTCCAATAACACCTAAACATCCAATATTTTCATCTAAATAATCATTCATATTATTCAACCTCCATATAAAACCATTTTATATCTTCAATAATATCATCAATTAAAACAGGTCTCATACTATGAGCATCCAGTTCAACATGATATACCAATCCATGTTCATCCATATCCCAAAATTTATCTGTAGTATGTAGATGACCACATAAATTAATGACACCAAATAATCCTTTATCATCATAGTTAGATGTCATAGTTGGATAATGAGATAAGTAAAAATTATATTTTTTATATTTTAGCATAGTTGCACAAGTATCTATAGATACTACATTTTTTGCTGTTGCATATAATTTAATACGCATATTCGTATCATGATTTCCGGTAATAATATGTAATCTTCCATTTAAAGATTCTAACAAATTCATCCCTTTCGCATTGTTATTTAACATACAATCACCTAGAATATATACATCATCATCTTCGGTAATTAAACCATTCCAATTTTTAACAATAGTTTCATTCATATCTTCTACACATTTAAAACCACGAGGCTCATAAATAAAATCTTTATCATGGCAAAAATGTAAATCTGAAGTCAAGTAAATTTTTCCCATAATTTATTCTCCTTTTAATATAAATTTATTAAAGTAATTTTCTCATTTTCATCTACTTCATAATAAAAATCATTTTCATATACAGCGGGTGGCTTAAGATTCTCCCACATATTTTTAATAACCTCTGGTGGTACATAAGATTTAGTACCTTTTCTTAATTCATTCTGTTTTAAAGCCTTTTCTAATGGTACTTTTACATATACTATTAAAATCTGGTCTGGCTTTACAGTTAAATTATGAATTAATTTCTTTCTACTGCCCCAATTAAGATGAGTAGCATCAGCAATAACATTTTTACCTTCCGCCAAATATTTATCAATAGTTTCAGTAAAAGTTTTAAAGACTTTATCTTCTTTTGCAAAATATTCATCACCTTTTTCAAGTAAAGAAAATCTAATATCATCTCTTGATACTCTTATTGTATTTGGCTTATCTTCCACTAATTTCTTAGCTAAAGTGGTTTTACCTGAACCAGGCACTCCCATCATTATGAATAAATCTCCCATTACTAATCCTCCTTATCAATTCTATATTCACAATCAAAACTATAACTACAATTCCAACATCTTTTATTTACATTAAATTCACAATCTTCTTTTGAACAGAACATTAAATCTTCTTTTTTAATTCTATTACCATTGACAAATCTTCCTAATCTAAATTCTTTTTTAAAATCTTCTTTATTATACTTACCAAAAGGTCTTATTTCAGCATGATTTGTTTCTTTCTGACAATATAAACAATATAATTTTTTTAAATGCCCTGCTTCTCTTTCTTTTCCCGCTATTCTAATAATGGGGATACCTTTCCTTCCACATTCTGTGCAATAAAAATCACTTGGTAAAAAATTGTTAGCTTTCATAAGGCACTACCCCGCCATTTTTAATACCAGCTTCTAACATTTTTTGAGCAAGGACTTCATAATCAAAAGTTTCATCATCTTCAGGAATATTAAAATCTTTCTTTGCGTCTTCCAAGTTTGAATTCAAAGATTCATCGTACCAACTCCAATTATCTACCCCACCAGCTTCTAATGCATTAAGTTCTTCTTCTGCTCTATATAAACTTAATAATGTTCTTTCACTTATAATATAATGTTTCATTAAATATCAACTCCTTTATTAATTTATATAAATATTATATAATAATTTTTATTAAAATTCAAATATATCTTTTGATGCTTTTAATTTATTTAATCCTATTACTATGCCTTTTTTATTAATCTTTTTTATTTTTTCAACCCATTTATTGCATTTTTCTGATGTAGTAAAATTATCCACCAGAATAATAAAATTATCAGTTTGCTGAAAAACTAAAATTGGACAACTCTTTCTCCAAACTATTATATGAAGGTCAAGAGATGACCTCCAATTTGAAATATATTTTTCAGGCGCATCTGACAAAGAAGTGTCTTGAATTACCTTAAAAAAGGACTCTTCTTCAGAACTTTTTATTTTTTCTTTTATAGCATACTCAAGAGATTTTAATTTTTCTGTTGAAATTGTCTTACTTAATAAAATTACTCCATAATATTTTGCCATTTTATTATCACTCCTTTTCTAGCTGTGCATAAATTTTATTTGGATTTTTTATATACTTTTTATTCTGATATATTTTTTCAAAAGATAAAATAATTCCTTTATATTTATTTTTACATGACCTCTTTAGTTTATTTAAAATATCATCAACAGTATTTTTTTCAGTATTTTCATTTACTATAATATAGAATAGTTGCTGAGCTGAAGAGAGATTAATTGAATCTATATAATCGTAAAAATATGTAAAAATTCCTATATTATCTGTATAGACTGTAAATCGTTCTTTTAAAAATTTTGTAAAAGAATCCGCAAAGCAAATTCCTGGTGTATAACATTCATACATTCTAATGTAGGCGGTAGGAAAGATAAAGCTGTGATTGTCTTTTAAAAAGGTTGTTATTTGGTGTCTTTCTGATTCTTTAGGATTATATGTAAAAATAATGTTTATTTCTGTAATCATTTATTTTTTCTCCTTTTTTATCTTATACATATATTATATAATAATTTTATAAAAAAAATAAAAAGAGTAGATTTTAAGCTACTCTTTTATTATAAAAATTTTATAACTATCCTTCACAATCGCAGCCATCATCAGAACACTGAGCCTTGATAATTGCTTTAGCAATAGTATCAATCTGCTCTTCCTTTCTCTTACGTTTCTTTCTTTCTAATTTGGCTTTTGCTGCATTTTTCTTTCTTTCTGCTTCAACTTTTTTTGCAATATTCTTTTCATGTTTTTTATCAATAGCCTTTTTATTCTTTCTAAAAGCGTTCTGGAAGTTTATACCATATCTTGTTCCCATATGTTTTAAAATACAAATTTCTAAACCAGTATTTACATCAAAAGTATCACCATCCTGAACTACAGCTTTTTCTTTTGTACCATCTTTAAAATAGGCTACTACAACCTTATTATTAAAAGTCTTATAGTCACAAGGCAAAAATATATCTACAAATATTTTATTAAAATTTGGTTCTATAAAAAGTGAACTAGGCAAAACTGATTCAGTATTAACAAAAGGTACGCCTTCATATAGGGCAGTTTTTCCTGCTGAAGTGGCAAAAATAGTATTTAATCCATTTGATACTGTATTTGATTCATATTTTATACAATCTGTAGTTGTCATATTATTTATTCTCCTTTAATTAATTTTCTTAACAAATAAACTGTGTTATAAATTTATCAAAATCTGCAGCGGTTGCTGGATACTCTACAATTACACCTGTAGATACATCAAGAGTAAAAACACCCATTACAGATTTACCATCTACAACATATTGTCCTTTTTTAACTAAAACATCTCCTTCTACTTGCATAGCTTTCGCAAGAAAATTTTTGATGTCTGTTAAATTATTCATTTTAATAAATACTTTTTTCATTTCACTCTCCTTATTTATTGCGGAAAGCTGCCTATAATGCAGAATTAAGGCAGCATAACCGCAGTTTTTAATGATATTTTAAGAGAAATGGATTACTTACAGCTTTAAATGATAAATCTCCATTCATATCTCTAAATACAATGCCTTCTCTCATTCCGCCATCAATTGCAGATTCACCATCAGCATAAGTTAATACTTCATCTACAGTATCTGGCATTATATAGTTAGCATCAATAATCGGTACTGTTGGAATGTTATATTTTTCTAAAATTGCTTTCATAATAAGAGTATTAGCTCTTCCCGCATTTGAGTAGATAAGGTTAAATGCTTTAAAATCATGTTCTCCATTTTTAAGGTATCCCCTTTTCTGAATCCCATCTCCAAAAGTTTCACCCTGAATTGTAATCCATTCACATTCATCTGGTGCATCTTCGAGCATTTTTCTTAATACATTTTCAATATCATATTTTTTAGCCATTTCCCAATATACATTACTATCATAATAGCAATCTCTTTCAGGTGTAGTCTGAACTACGTTTCTTGAACAAACATAAAAATCATATTTGACCTTTCCTGTAAAATTACTCTTATATTTTCTCATAGAAAAAGTTGTTGATGTACCGTCAACCTTTTCTGTAGCAATAAATTTCCTTTTGTCATCTACTACCCAAGGCATATTCTGGATTCTTTCTTCGTCAGTTTTTTTAACCCACTCAGGCCACTCACCTTTCTTATCGCCTTTCTTACCTAAAAATAAGAATAAAATTTTCTTACCCCAAGTATGACGCATTAAAAAACGAATTGGTTTCTTTCTGAATAAAACAGGGTTTCTCTGTGCCATTTTAGCATACTTATCCGCACTTTTTCCTTTTCTCTTGTTATCTTCTACAACAGAATAAGTTACACCAAGTGCAGCAGTAAGAAATCTTTCATCGCTATTCATATTTACTAACTGTGGAGTAGGTATTTTTTCAGCAAATCTAGTTCCTTCAAAATCTTCTACCGCCATAATAAGCCCCTGTGAAATAACAGTTCCTTTGAAATATTTCTGTGTCTTAATTTTATAGTGTTTTCCACTTAAGAAATCAAAAGGTGCTTCCTCTGGAACTTTGCTATCAATTTCAAAATAAATAGCAATATCTCCCGCTTTAAACTGTCCTTTTCTAACCATAATTTTCCAGCCGCCGACTACAGCCACTTCTACTCGGTCGGCACCCTCAATAGGTTTAATTTCATCTATTGTAACGAAATAACATAATTCTCTTTCTTTTTTACTATTTAGCATATTCTTTCTCTCCTTTAAAATGTAAGATATGTATCTGGACCATATAGATTATTAACTTTTATTGTTTTAGTAGTAGGAATAGAATTTTTTGGTAATTCTATAATACCTTTACATAATTCAATTAAATATTTATTATTTACCAAATCCTTATTAGTATCAATAATTCTTTTACAAATAATTTTCATATCTTCATCAGATAATCCTTTTACTAAAGAAATATTTAAAATTTCTTTAAGATTATTAAATACATTTTCAAGTTTAGAAATTCTTTCTATTGTTCTATATGAACATAAACAATCTATTCCTGCCTCTGAACAAGCCTTTCTAAAAACATGAACAAAATCAATAAGTTCCATATTTCCATTACATAAAGATTTTTCAATCTCTAATGAATAGTCAATATCAACCAAAGCAAATCTATCAAGAGATGCTCTATCAAGACAATATCTACCTGTGTAGGCATTGTCTGCACCAAGTCCATTTGTATTACCTGCGGCGATAACTCTAAAGTCTGGATGTGCTTCTACTTTTCCATTTGGAAAATCAAAATATCTGTTTGCAATAGCGGCGTTCAGAATTACTAGCACTTCAGGTATAGACGCATCCATTTCATCTAAGAAGAATAATCCACCTTGAGTAAATGCTTTATAAAACTGAGTTTCCTGATATTTACCATTCGCATCAATAAATCCTGTTAATTTATACTCCTGACTAACCGCATTTGTAAAGTAAAAATTCAATCCCAAAGACTTTGCAACCTGCTTACAAATTACATTCTTACCAGTACCTGCCGCACCAGTTAAGAATACTGGAATATCCAATGAAACAATCTTTAACACTTCATCAAATTTTTCATGTAATGTTTCATTAAGTTTTACTGTTGGTTTATCATTTATTTTTATTTCGTGTACTTTTGGTAAAAAACCATACTCTTTTTCAATCTTTTTCTGTATTGTTGGAAATACTTCATCCATTACTTTATTAATCGCAGTTTCTTTTAAAAACTCTACCATTGAATTTTCTACATTTTGTAATAGTGTCTGTGTATCTGCCATATCTTATCAACCTCTTTCTTTTTTTATCTTGTTATATTAAAAAATTTTAATAATTCATCTACGTTACAATCCATATTATGTACTTCATTCGCAAAAAGACCAAATACATTTTTATCATCTATTCCAAAAGCTTCTTTAATTTCATTATTTATTTCACTATATGACCTACCATATCCATATTGATAACGAGTATCAGTTAATCCTGGAACTGTCTCAAGCCATTTAAAAGCAATTCTTCTTAACATAGATGGATGAGCCATAGGAAAACAAATTTTTTGTAAATTAAATCTTTCATTAAAGTCTTTTACTTTTAAGATTCCAAAAGTTGACTGATTAGAGCCCTCGCTGCCATTAAATCCCAATCTTAAATCTACCTGAATCCCAGCCATTTCAATTAACTGTATTGTTGATAATAAAGCAATTCCTGCTTTTAAAAACCAAGAAGTTTCTCTATGAGCATTGCCTACATTAAAATAATAAATAGTAATGACCTTTCTCTTATCTTCTTTCTTTTCTTTTGTTATCATACTTTCAGGTAAACCCTTTAAAGCATTGGGTACATTTGGAACATAACCAACAGGAGAATTTTTATTTTTGAAATTTTGTTTATAGATAAAATTATTTTTCATATTTGCTTTTACTTTTGCTTTAATTTCAGCTAAAGGTTCTACATATCCATACTGCAACAATGATTTAGCTTCTTCATATGAATGAGTTTTAGTAAATTCATAATCACTAGAAGTAGACTCATGTTGATTTTTCATTACTTTATTATTTGGTCTATTTTCTATTGTATCTAAAAGCTGTTGTATGGTATAAAATTTTTCTATTAAAAATTCCATTTTTTCTTTTTTCCTTTCTCTTTATATTATAAGTATATCAAAATTTTTAAATAATATCAATTAATAAACGCTTGTTCTAGTATAACCTGTTGATATATAGCAGTTATCAAAAAATTTTTCGTCTTTTAATTCTATTTCATATTCATTCATATGAGTAATAGCTAAATTAATTTTAACAACGCCTTTTAAAGGGTTATTATTTACATCTTTTAAAATACGTTCTTTTAATTCTTTATAATTAAGATAACCATATCTTAAAGAGTCTTGAAAAATATTTGGTACATTTGTTATATCAATCATATTTGGATTAATATTTTTCTTTTCACATTCTGTATCAAACCTACCAACTCCATGTCTAGTCATATAAGAACGAGTAACATAACATACTTCTACTTCATCCTTATAATCAAGAGCATTAAGAATTGTTGCTGGATTTTTCATACCAGTATTTGAAGGAGTAAGATGTGGAAAGTAATCCATATTATATTGGTCAAGAAGCAAACCTTGCCCGCCTTCAAATATTACATTATCATAATAATTTAAAATGTCATCATTACCCCAATTTGAATGTTCTATCATAAACTCAAAATCATCAATAAAATTCATAATAACAGCGTTGCTTGTTAAAACATTCATAAACTCTACTGATATATTTTTTAATCCAAAATCATCAAATCTTTTTGGAACATAGTTTTTTCTTAAATAATCAAGAAAATCAATTTTATTTAATACAGAAAGTCTCATAAACTCTCCAACTGTCATAGCAGCAGGATTTATATTAACCGGATTTTTAAAATCTACACCATCTTTATTTCTATAAATTGTTTCAAAAACTCCCACTCCACAACTTCCATGTTTATTTATACCACGGTCCGCTTCTAATACTTGATTAATAAGCATATCATAAATAGTTGTAAGTTTACATTTCTTGTTAATATATACTTTAGGAACGTGACCATGTTTAGTCAGTTTCTCATATTCTTGTCTAAAAAGAATTGGATTTACAATAAACTCTTTTGCAATATACGTAGCAGCTCCTACGTAAGCCCCTGAGCCAAAATGACGAAATACATGCCTATATCCTTCTGGAGTTATAACCGTATGACCTCGCTGAGCTCCGCCATTATGTAAAACAACAATAGTATTATCTTCTTTTGATGCAAAATAATCAGTCATTAAACCTTTTCCTTCATCACCAAAATTAGCTCCTATTACAACTTTTACTTTTTTCATTTATCAACAACTACCTTTCTTTATCTTATATAAATATTATAACAAAAAATTATAAAAAAATAAAAAGGCATTTTTAAAATGCCTTTTTATTATAAAAGAATTTTATTAAAATTCTACAAGCCCTTCATTTTCACTTGATACTGAGAGGTCACTAATAGCATTTCTTACGACTACTGATGTTGAACCATCCCAAGAATCTGCTACTTCATCAACGCTTTTTCCTGCGTGAATTTCAAGAATAGAGATAATAACTTCTGGAATATTGTCAATATTTTCTACATAAATACAATTTTTTCCAAGCATATTTTTCCATTCTTTTTCTGGCTCCTGATAAGGAACTGGGTCTACAATTAAATGATAGATTTCGTATTTGCGTGAAACTTCAGTTAAAATTTCTTCTGCTGAAATGTCTGCTTCTACATCATCGCCTATAAACTCTTTAATGGATTCTTTTGAAATAGTAGGTAAACAACATTCATCACCAATAGTAAAGAGGAAACCTTTCTTATTATGCTTATCAAAGCTATCTATTTTAGTGTGTCTTGCTGCAAAATACCATGGCAATGCATATGATTCTCCACCATTTCCGCCACCGCCTCTTTCAAAATAAACATCATTAAGTTGCTCTGCAATTCTAATATCTGATTCAAATTGCGTTGCCTGAAGTGGGCATCTATCATAATATTCATCTCCAAAAGCCAAAAACATAATCTGTGGGTCTGTTACTGGTTCTCTTTTGAAAATTTCAGTAATCAAAGTATTTAATTTTAAACTAACTGTTTCTAATACAGAACTCATACTTCCTGTAACATCTAATCCAAGAATAATAGGAGAAGAATTTGGATGTTCGTCACTATCGCAACTTTCTCTCATATCAATATTTTTTGGATTAAATTCATCTTTCATAGCTGAATTTTTATATAATTCACTTGCTGATGAAGTTCTTGAAAACCCTCTTGTTGTTGTATAACTATCCCAGTCTTGTGTAGTCCATGTGCCACATCCCATATTAATTACTTCCTTTCTTATAAACTAAATTTTTATTTGTTATTATTTTTATAAATTTACGTTTCCCATAACTATCTATTAAAGCTTTATCCCATTTTTTACTTTCTTCTATTGAATTTTCTTTAGTTCCTGAAGATAAAAAGTTTTTAAATGTTTGCGGAGCTGATGTAGAAATATACTGTCTCCCAAAAGCCTTAATAGATTCTATATCTGTAATAGATTTAGATATTTTGTTCGCTTTAACAAGCGGTGGCATAATATTATATATATCTTTTGAAGTACCAATCATTGCGGCGTCCTCGTCTGTAGTATACCACCATCCGCCTAATAATAAAATAGAATGAAAATCTGTTGATACAAAACAATTGTCAATGTTAATTCCATTATGAACTAATCCATTCATTTTTAAAAAACAACAAATATTTATTAATCTGCTTATCATCCAAGCTAAATGTTTGTCTGGTATTTCACCATTAAATACATTTTCAATTACCGCACGTAATGGGTATACATCTTCAGTTTTTGATATTACAATAATATGCTTATTATCTAATGTATTATATTCAGATATAACTTGCGGAAAAAGATTTTTAAAATATTTTTCCATTTTTTTATCTTTATAAGATATTTTATTAATTTGCTTTATATAATTATTATAATACTTTTTTTTATTAAAATCAAATATGTATATAATATGTTGATTACATACATAATATTCACCAAGTTCAAAAACCCTATGATAAAGATAATTAATATTTAAAGTTGTTCCTTTTGTTGTTTTTATTGCAATAAAATTGCTTTTCTCCCAAGTACCTGTTTCAATTGCTTTGATAGCATTATTATATAATTTTGTTAAAGCTGAAATTATATCATTTGCTCTATCATCTACAAAAGTATCCGGATGATATTTTTTGCATAAATCTCTGTAAATATTTTTAGCTTGAGTAACATCATTAGGAAAAATATCTCCTACTTTGGTATTGGGGTTTAATATTTTATCAATCATTAGTTACTTCTCCTTCATTCACCATAATAAAAAATGTTGACCAACTACCAAAGTCTATATGGATTTCATTACTATTAGGACAAGTGTAGCAAGTCCAAAAAGGTCTATGATAATTATGTCTTTCGCTATATTCTATAATAGCTTTTCTAGCTTCTTTCTCATTTGGATAAGAACCATAAAATTTTCTTTTATTATGTTTATTTTCTTCTAAAAATAATTTTATCATTTTTGAACAATACCTACCTTCCATTTTCTACCACAATAATTATGATTATTTTTAATTGCATTGTTAATTCTTCTTGTAATTGTTTCTATTGGCACATTTTTCATATTATATGCGTTTTGACAGAATTTTGCTGCTTCTTTTATATCTTTAAAAGTAGATTTACCGCTTTGAATAACACTAATAAGTTGTGCCTTATTGGGTGCTATATTAAAATTTTCTTCATTAGGTGCTATATTAATAAAATCTTTCTTTGCTCTTAATAGATTTTCTTCTTGTGTAACCCACTCAAGATTAAATACAGAATTTTCTCTTTTGTTATGATTTAAGTGGTCTATAGTTAAATCTTCTGCGTTTGGAATAGGTTTAAAAGTAAGCATAACTAATCTATGAGCTGATTTATATCCATAAGGAGTTTTTACCATTACATATCCACCATTGTTAATTTTAACAGGCACATTATTTTTATATTCATCCTTAAAATTGCCTAAATTAGAGACATAAATTCTAAATTCTTTGTTCCATTTCCATTTTTCCATTCTAAACTGAAGTTTTGGTAAAATAAATTTTATCATATAAAACACCTCTTTCTTTTTATCTTATAAATATATTATATAATATTTTTATAAAAAAATAAAGACTCCCTTAAAAGGGAGTCTTTATTTACTCAAGGCTAATGCCATATCCATCTTGGATAAATGACCCTTCTGGAATATAGATATTATATTCTGTAGACCAAGAGCCAAACAAAACATTTAGGACGGGATTTTTAAAGCGGACAGTGTTTTCTGTTGCATATGGAGCGTCGGAAGTTTCTTGAATGTAAGTTTTATCTGCTTTAATAGACTTTGAAGTGATGCCTTTATCCGTTTGATATAGGAACGAATAGCAAAGTCCATCTTCTGAACTAAAGTTATCACTTAGTGCGATAATATCATAGGTTGCGATAGTTTCTGCTGAATAGGTTTCGGGGTTTGCACATTCAATGATGAATACGCATACTACGAGTGATAGAAATGTTAGAAATATAGAGCCAAACATGGAAAAGAGTGAGCATACTATATACTCGATAATGCTGTCACAACCTGCGAGCAAAAAGATGAGCAGCATAATACAGAAAGCAATAGGTAGAATAATAGGTAGCATTACATTAACCTCCTTTATATATAAATATAATACCATATAAAATATACAATTTCAGATGCGGGAGGGCATACAACGAATCGTCATAATTTCTCACGGATGCGGGAAAATTTTAGGCAAGAAAATTGCCAGTCCGCAGTTGTTATATTGTTTATTTTTTTAGAAAAAAGTTTAACAAATTTTAGGACAAAGCAGAAAAATTATGGTATAATAAAAGTGAAATATAGTAGAGAGGTGATAATATGAATTATTCGACTGTTTCTGTTAGATTAACAGAGGAAGAAAAAAAGACTTTAGAAGAGTTTGCGAAGGATAGAGATTTAACTATGTCGCAAGTAATTAGAAAAGCAGTAAAAGAATATATAGAAAACCATTCGAACGACTAAAGGAGACGAAAACAAAATGACTAATAATTATAAGGTTTTTACTTTGAAGTTAGCTAGAAAGCTATGTGAGTTGGGATTTAAGGTTGTTGGAACAGCACCAAATGCTTAGAAACCTTGGTTAAATGTTTATCTTTTTGAAGATACTTAGGAATTAAGAGAAGCGATTGAGAAATATAAGGGACAAAGTTCGCTATTGGAGGATGATTGCCATGGCAGACAAAAGAAGAAGTCCTAATTAGCGAACAGTAAGTCATATTCATAAAGAGCCTTGTAATACTAATAATATATATGCTAGAATTAATAAGGATGCTTTATTTGCGGCGAGAAGAGAACTTAGTGATGGTGAGTTTTCTTTATGGATATTTTTTGCTAGTTAGTCAGAGAAGTTGACAGATTATGATTTTGGCCCTACTATTATTGAGAGGGAGTTGGGTATAAAGAAAGCTAAATATACAAATGCAATAGAAGGATTGGTAGAAAAAGGGTATTTGATTCCTCTTGAGAAGAAGGGGTATTACGATTTTTACGAAGTTCCTAAAATTATTGACGAGGATAAATATAATTATGTCGCTCCCAACGGAGAAAAATTTTCGTTTTAATTTTCATGTATTTCTGAGAATACCATGAAAATTTCATAGTATTGTGAGAAACCTATGAAATCATGTATTTGTTGGAAAGTTATGAAAATTTCATAGTATTCTGACAAATACATGATTTTAATTGAAAGATTTATTTCATGGTATTCCAACAATACTATGACATGGTATTCTGACAATACCATGAAAGTAAATAAAAATCCATTTCATGGTATTCTGACAATACCATAAATATAACATATATAAGATAACAAAGAAAAGACAACGGCGACTTTTTCATGTATTTGTGAGAAAGCGATGGATAGGGAGGATAACCATGGAAGATTTTCAGAGGTGGGAGGATATTCAAGGAAGTATAGATGGGACGATGGGAGCAAATGATTTAGAAAATCGAATTGAAAAGCTGGAAGAAGGTTTTAGAAAAATCGAATCAAAAATTAAAGGGAAAAGTCAAGAAGAAGAGTAATGGGTAGGGTAAGAGAGATTAATAGAGGTAGAGGAAAAGGGATTATTGAATCTATATGAGGATTCGAGTTAGATTACAAGCGAAGCCATAAGAAAGTGGATAGACTATAGGGAGAATATAAGTGAAATTGGAGAAAATTAGAAGAATAGTAGAGAAAATTGGAGAAATAGTAGAGTTGGTGCCGATCGGGTCTAGGTACAACCATCACAACACTCGTCAAAACGATCGTAAACCTAGGCTTCCGCGATTCTTCTACTTCTTTCCTCTTGTTTAATAGCAATAAAAAAAGAGAGGTATCTCTACCTCTCTTTTATCTAAGCCCTCTCAAGAACTTAGCTACCACATCTTCATCATTGTTGCTCTTGATGGAAACGGAGACCGATTCATTTCGCATCTCCTGAATCGCCTTCTCAATTATCTTATCAAGCTCTTCCTCTGTCGCTGCAAGTGCATCATTGATATTATTCATCCCGACAATTCGGGCAGAAATACGAGCAGTCTCAGTGATAGCCTCTGCATATTTATTGATAGTATCAGCATCCCACTCAGGGTGAGAAGGAGCATAAATAAGAACTGCAAGCTGTCCGATATGCTCTGCATCAAGATGCTCATCATCAACAGCATTTAGAAAGTCGCACTCAATTTCATCCAAAGCTTGCTGACGAGCCTTCCGAACCTGATTCTGCTTATTAAAGACATTTAGAGCATCAGTAAACTCCTTAGCAATATCGTCGAGAGACGCACCGCCATCAAGAGCACATTTAATCATATTAGTATAATCCATGGAATATATTCCTCTTTTCTTTCCTTTTATATTTATATTATATAATATTATTTTATAAATTGCAACCGATCGGCCCTAGCTTAAAGATCTTTTATTCTAAAATAACTTCTCTGATTGAGGCATCGACTAGAAAATTCTTAGCTAGAGAATAAGTCTTTTTAATTGTATCTATAAAAGTATAGAAAGGGTGAACATCAAGAAGATTTGCTGAAAATGAGGCAAATTTTGCTAATTTTTAAGTAATTTTATTAGAAAAATGTGCGTTTTTGCTAGATTTTTAGAGAATTTTCGCTATATTAAGAGAAAAACAAGAGGAAAAACCTGCGGACCGATCGGTTTACCTAGTTAAAAGTAGAATTTTCTAGCTATTTTTATTATAAAATCTCGTTAAACCGATCGGTACCGCAGAAAAATCTCTCGGTGGTATTTGTTTTTCATAGCAACATCTTTGCTATTGTTAGCTGTATAGGGGATAATATTAGTCTTATGAACACTTGACAATTTTGAATTTTTTTATTATAAAAAATGGACGAGAAAGCCGCTATTGCTGGACTGATCGGAGTAAGATAGAAAACCGATCGGATTATGGTATAATTTCGGGAGATTCTAGACTAAGTTGCGTTATGGCCAACTTGCTATGAAAATTTTGCGCTATGGTCCGATCGGGGAAATTCGGGCCGAGTCGCCCGCGACCGGCCCGCCAAGTTTAATAAAAATGAAAATAAAAAGAGGGCCGAAGCCCTCTTTATTTTAGTAATTATCTCTTTCTTCAAAAACTCCGATGGTATCAAAATCAATATTGTGGAGATTTATTCTAAAGTCATCCTCATATGCCAAGGAACAAACAATATCGCCATATGTTTCTACATAGTCAGCAATAGCAGTTCTGACAGCCTTCCATTTTCTCTCTTTATCTTTATTCTTTCTTGCTTGCATTTCTTTTTCACAAGCGGAAAGAAGATATTGCAAAGTTTCATCATTCATTTCCGCAATATTGAATCCAGAATTATCCATCTTAAAATCTCCCTTCTTTATTTGAAAATCTCGGTTGGAATTTCATTAAAAATTTGCTTGAATTGTTCCATAGTAAGCTCTTTAGCCGCTCTTTCAACTCTTTCTTTTGACCAATCGCAAACCATTTTACAAGAAACAAGTTCATATTCATATCCAGAGATAAAATAGATTTTATCTGACATTTTGAATTTTCCATCGGGAGGAGTATTCCCGCCCAAAATCATATAATCGCCGGTTTCTTGATTTTTCTCCGATTGCTCAACATATCTTTCAATATGCTTTTTGATATAGGTTTCTGCTATTTCAATAGCTTCTTTTTCAGTTCTGGCGTTAATATAGGATAGAGTTTCCATAGGGTCATTGTAAAACGTGACTGAAAATCTATAAGCCTCTCTGCGGAAAATTCCTTTATAGCCCCAACAGTGATAAGTTACCTTGTAACTAACTCGAAACTGCTTCAAACTCTCCATTCTCTTTGACCTCCTTTGTTGAGATAATAATACCACATTTTTAGGAGAATGTCAAGTAGTCATTTTGCACAAAAAATCGAGCGAAAATTATCTAAAATGCAAATAGAAGAAAAACTCGGTCCGCGGCGCACGCAAGCGGACCGCCCGCATATTGGGATAAAAAAACCACCCCATTTCTGGGGTGGTTCTTCTTAATTCAGAATAACGGGGTATGCCTTGCGGATAATGACTGTTACCATGCGCGGGGGCGTATCACAGAGAAAACGGTCATTTCTGATAAAATGTCCAATTCCCATATTTTGCCATAAAGTCCGGTTCAAGTCCTCATATCGAAGGGTATTATACTTAGATAACCGGATATACCAATCATAGGAAAAAGCACTATCCGTAGGCATAGTATAGTCTCTCGCTCGTTTGTAATTCCTTGTATGCTCGGCGGCACGTCTTTCAAGGTCGTTTGTCGTGCCAATCTTGAGAATATAGCGCCCCTTTACGTCTACATAATGCCCGACGTATAGAAACTCCTTTTCCCGTGTCTGTGTGCTAACTATGGAATACCTCTTTTCTGGTAGGGCTGGGGTAGGCCAGCCCTACCCCGTTATTTTTTCGGTTTACGCTTTTGCACAAGCGTTAACTCGAAACTATCCCCACCGATAGAAAACGCAATTTGGCGTTCCTTGTTTGTTATGGCAAGGTCAACAATCGAGAATTGACTATTTTTTTCCAAAAAGTCCGCCAGCTCTGCGATTATGCCGCCTTTAGTTGCGTTTGGCTTGCGTTGCCGTGGTGTAAATTTGTAGGCGGTAGGGGTTTTTCTTGTGCCAGCATGGGCGAATTTCTGCGCGATTTTCGCTTTATCGGGCGATAAATCGTATTGCGTTTTTTCGCCAGCTTCCACCGCCTTGTCATAGGCCAATAGCTCCGCCTCCTCCTCTGGTGTCAGTTGGAGAGGCTTATATCTCGATAACCTCTCGGCGTCAGTGATACGGCTCGATATAGTCTCACCCCCCTAAGATAGAGTAGGGCGGGGATTTTCACCCCGCCCTATACGGGGTTACGCCATCTTAAAGAGAGACTTGCCCTTCTTCTCCTGACAGGTCACACGGCCGTCCAGCTTGAGCATCCGCACAAGGGCGGCGGCCTTCTGAGTGGAGAAAGCGGCCAGAGAAGGCACAGACTTGAAAATGTCGGTACAGGTCACGCCGTCGGTGTCCTCGGGCAGACCGGCAAGATACTCCATAATCTGCTCCTTAAGGCTCTCGTTCTCCTGCTGAGTCGGAGTCAGCTTCTTATCTCCCCCGGAGCTATTCTTCTTCCGCAACAGCTCCAACTCATGGTCAATAACAGTCATGGCAATCTCCATGGTCGTGCCATGCTTTACCTCGCCGCCGGTCAAGAGGGCCTTAATGTCCTCAAAACGCTGGGCCTTGGTAATGCGGATTTTCTTCTCACTCATAATGATACATCCTTTCTGGTTTTTAGGACTGTCCTTGTCCTTTGATTATATTGTACCACACTATTAGGAGTTTGTCAAGAGGTTTTTCAAACTTTTTTCAAGAACTTTTGCCCTTTACTTGTTTGCCCTCTCTCGTTCCCCTTATAGTGTAACACACTTTGGAGAGTTTGTCAAGCCCTTTTTATTCACTTTTCAAGGTTCCTTGCCTTGTTTTCTGTACTTATTATAGCACACTCACAAGGGCTTGTCAAGGGGTTTTTGAAAGATTTTTGAAAGTTCGCTGTCGCTGTCTGCCGTTCGTCTCTCTCACTTTCTGAATGTATTTTACCATACCAGAAAGCAGATTGCAATAGGCAAATTGCACAAAAAATCAGAATTTTGGGATAGGGCTTTTGTGCAGAATTTTACACAAAATGGGGCTGAAATTTTTGTGCAACATTTACAAAGAAAAACTCGGGTCGCGCCGCCCATGCGCGACCCGCCAAAAATAAAAAATAAAAAGAGAGCCGAAGCTCTCTTTATTTTATCCAAAAAGACAATTATCCAAAAAATCAAACAAGTGTTCATCCTCAATGGGAATAGATACCAACATATCCCCATTTTCATCTGGTTCATCATGACACCATCCCATACGCTTGATAATTTCAAGCGCCATGAAAACAGCATCTGGACAAAGGGAAGAGGTATATACAGTTTTTATTTTCATATTTAACCCTCTTTCTTTGAGTAGAATTGATCGACATAAAACTGCATCTCTTTCCGCGTCACTTTGGAAAGCATAGCCTTAATGGTAAATACATCCGGGCACGTCCGCTCAAGCAGAAAGCGGATAGCCTTATTTTTTAATCCTTGAAGCATCTTTATTTCTCCTTCTACCGGGCGGGGCATTAAGCCCCGACCCGGATTGTCGGAATTTGCCGCAGACTTGCGGAAAGCTGACGCTGAAAATCTGTCATGGGCGGAAACTCCCGCTTGTTCTCATACAGAGCCTTTCTCATGGGCTTATGCTGGCGCATACAATACCACATGATTTCCGCTTCAATCAGAACATCTTCCAGCCCCGTGTGGCTTTCCTCAAAATCGGTATTGCCGGAGATAAACCGCCATACGATTTCCGCAGTCTTGCGGGGAACGCCGTTAGCCTGCATATACCCATGTTCTTCACAGAACTTTTTATAGGTGGGCATCTGACAAATGACATCTTGTGTCATTTTCATAATGTCCCAAATTTCCACGCTGTCAAAGGGGAACCAATACCGGAACTTGGAACAAGTGACCCAACGCTGAGTAACCCGAAGGGCGTTATCATCAAAGCGGGCGTTATATGCGGCGACCTCCTTAATGCCGTATCGCTCGATAGTATCCAGCATGGCCTGACGGATTTCATAGGTAGTAGCCATCTTGCGACTGCCGGCACGCAATTCCTCCACATACCGGGGGATTTTCCAGTTATAATAGGCCGTCCGCATTAAATCCCGCTCGTCATTGAAAATGTCCCGATTTACAAAACTTGCGGTTTCATAAATATTGCCCTTGGTGTCTACGACCGCCCAGCCGCAGTCATACACCAAAACATTTGACATATCCATACGGATGCGCTCCGGGGTAATGATTTCCCCGTTCTCACCGATTTCAGCGGGGATAGTCTCGGTCAATGTGTTGGCGGTTTCTGTATCGACCACCAGCACATAATGTCGGCGTTTATCAATCATAATCTATCAAGTCCTTTCTTCTCTTGATGATATTATTATAGCATATTTAATGCTTGGTGTCAAGAGGGAAAAAGGAAAGACTTTTTAACTTAATCCTCCCGATAGCTAATCGGAATTTAGTTATTTTCTCTTTGCTTCCTCTACTTTCTAAGAGTTCGCGACCTCTTGATTTCTTGGCCTCTCCCTCCTGACATGATAATAATACCATAGTCTCGGGATAATTGCAAGATGGCATTTTGCACAAGATTTCTGCTTGAAAATTGTGCAACATTACAATAGAAGAAAAATTCGGCCCGCGGCGCTTGTGCGCGGGCCGGCCAAGTTATAAAAAAAATAAAAGCGGGGATTTTCACCCCGCTTTTATTTAATCCCTATGAATTACGGTTTTGAAAATGCTTCTGAGGATGCAAATGATAATCCAGATGCCGAAAGTGATTTTCCATGAGAAAGTGAGAGCGAACGCCCAACAGATGAGCCAGATCAGCAGGGCTGTGCCGAAGAAAGAAATTACGCAGGTGGCAAGAACCGCGAGGACAGCAACAAGAAAAGCAAACATTTTTGAGACCTCCTTCCTATCGGGGAACGCCTTAAATGGCGTTCCCGACCTTAAAGCACTTGGCCGAAGGCGACCAAAGGGAACCAGCCTTGCGCTTGGCGTCAGAACGGGCGCGGTCAACATCCTTACCCACACCCACGAACACATGGCCCGCCGCAGTCTTAAAGTAGAAATTCATCATAACAAAAACTCCCTTTCTTTTATGAGGGTTCTCCCCTCTTGATGATTAAATTATATCACAATGTAGTGAGATTGTCAAGAACTTTTTTACGTATTTTCCAGATATGGGGCGGGGATTTCACCCGCCCCTTTTATTTAGTCCAGATTGTTGATATATTCAATAATGTTTGTAGTTTGGGGGTCTACAGTATCCCCTAAATGCCAGCCGTTTCTAATTTTGTCGTTATCATCAAAGAGAATGAACGGCGGTTCATAAAAACTGCGGAATACGCATTTAGCTTTAGTTGTTCCATACGCCACACAATGGCATTTATGGGCCGGAAATTTATGCCTTGCAAGCCATTCCTTTTTGGCGGCTGTGACTGCTTTCTTATATTCAGGGGGGCTTTCAGGGGGCAACCATGTAATAACTCTAACCTCCCACCCTTTATTGATTGCGTTTAGAAGCGCATTTCGAAGGGCCTTCATATCCCACATAGGGGCGGCGTCTTGGAATGGGCTGGGGTCTCCCTTGCGGAGTTTTTCGAGCCAGTTAGGGACTGCATACAGATCTGCAATAGTCCCATCCATATCAAAGCAGAGCATTTTTTTAGTTATCATATATATAACCTCCTTTTGTTTTATTATACTACCTGTTGCCTATCTTGTCAACAAGTTTTTCAAAGAAATTTTTATGCCGATATACCTTATAAGGCATTGACGTATAATCCACATAAATTAGAGGGTCGCGCAAAAGAATAGCTTGCATATAGACCCCATAATTCTCTGGGGTGGTAGTACCACCAAATTGGCGGCGGTAGATTTCAGCCACAGTTAAACACTCATTAGGCCGAATAAACTTTGAAGGTTTCATTTAGTGTCCCTCCTTCTTTCTGTACTAATAATACCATAATTTAAGGATAATTGCAAGATGGCAAATTGCACAAGATTTCAAGTCAAAAATTGTGTAGAACTTACAAACAAGAAAACTCGGCGCGCTGTGAGCGTCAGCGCGCCGTCGAAATTTTGATATAAAAAAAGAGGGCCGAAGCCCTCTTAGTTTTCTGCAAATTGAGCTAGAAATTGCGCAGAAAGTCGAATCATATCATGCGCCGATTCTTTATCGTTTTTATAGCAAATAAAGCCGATTACCTCACCTTCTGCGATAATAGGAGTAACAAACAACGACTTTCCCTTCCATTCAGTACCCCAATTACGAATATTGAGCCATTCGTCCGGGGTCTTTGACATTCCGAAGGGGCGAGGACCGCACAAAAGACTTGAATTATCAAAAACCGACGCGGAAATGCCGTTAATGCTCAAAACTTTTTGAATATGTGCGGCCTGAGGAGCAAAAGAAGATAGTAGAGAATATTTCTTGAAAACCACTCCGCCATCTTCAATAAAGATTTCTAGCGGGTCGCCCTCCCGAATATTCATATTCCGACGAATTTCCTTAGGAATTACTACCCGGCCGAGATCATCAACGCGGCGCACAATGCCAGTTGCTTTCATTTTTTTTATTAGAGAGGGCAAGCAATAGCCTTGCCCTCTCCACCTCCTTCCTTAAAACTCCTTGCGCAGTTCTTCAAGCATAGTAGTCAGAGTGTTCATATCTCCGCCCATTTCCAACTTGACACACATAAGTCGGGTCTGCTCGTCAATCCATGTGTTAATCTCTGCGATTTCATCATCCATTTTCTGCTTGGCAGGAGTGTAAATGCCGAAGGTAGAGGTCTGGACGATATTCTCACAATATCGAGTTGTCTTGTAGCCCTTAGTAAGCATTTTCGCCCGGATAGTATCGTCCAGCTCCTTTACCGACTTGACGATAGCCTCCTTAAAAGCCTCCAGCGCATCAAACTCCGGCTGATACCTCTCCCGGATGGCCGCCTCCTTACAGGCAGAAATCTTGCGAACCTCATCACGGACATATTCTTCAATTCTCTTAGTAACACGCATTTCTAAAAACTTCCCTTCTGTTTTAATTTGAGAGGTTTTACTTGTTTCCCCTCTTGACATTAAATAGTATAACAGATTTCGGGAGAAGTGTCAATCGTCAAATTGCACAACATTTGCGAACATATTTTGTTGAAACTGCTGATCCAGAAAAAATCGGACCGCGCCCATCCTGCGCGGTCCGCCCGCGAAAAAAGACAAAAAGAAATGCCCCGAAAGGGGCAAATCTTTTAAAAATTTCCCTCTACATTGTCGCTACAAACCTCCCACCACATATCTTCATCCAGCAGGCCCAGCTCTTCAAGCCACCTGCAAAGTTCCTCTGCCTTTTTGGAAAGTGAAACCAGATGAACCATGCAATCCTGATCCCGGAAAACAAATATCTTGTCCTTTTCTTCGGTTTCCACTCCCTTCGGGACGGGTTCATTCCCATAGGCTTCGCCGCATTTCTGCATAAGCAGGCCCCGGTCAGTACCTACAATCTCCAGAAAATCGCCCTCGTTAATTCCGAGAGACTGGCGCACCTCCTTGGGGATAACCACGCGTCCCAGATCATCCATCCTCCGAGTGATGCCGATAACTTTCATCTTTATACTTCCTTTCTAAATTTTATGGTAGGCGCCTAGTTGCCCAGGCGCCTTTATCCAGTTTACAGCATAGACAGAAGGGCGTCAATGTCAACCTCACTGGATACGCGGTCGGCCTCCTCGTCAAAGACTGCCTTCAAAATGTCGGCCGCATCATCTGGAGTACAGGCATCCTCAAGCAAGAACTTCCCCAGAGATTGAACCAAAGCTGAATCAGCCGAATGGCGGTCTACCGTACGCATCGCCATATGAAGGGCAATCAGGCCATCCTTATCCTCCTGGGTCATCTTAGGCAGAGTAGTCATAATATGCTTCCTTTCTGGTTTATAGAGTTTTCCTTCTCTTGATAGTGTTATTATATCATAAAGGGCTAGGTTTGTCAATACCCTTTACATCGGAGTATTTATAATATATCCGAACATTGCGATTTCAGCCGTGAAGAATATAGCAAGCCAGAAATGCTCTTTTACCAGAGCCACTACATACTGGATCGTTAGGCAAATGGCAAGAATGATTATGATAAAAGTTGTCATATTTGTTTCTCCTATGGTGGAGAGGGATTACACCCTCTCCACCTCGATAATTTCCATGTCGAAATCTTCCCAGCAGGCCCCAAGGAGCATATCATGCCGCAGGTCGTTTTCGCTTTCGTAGTCCATATCCTCCAGAATATCCTGCCAGTTATCGGGATTATATTGCTTTTTCAGCCAGTCCCAGCCCGCGCCACGAGCTAACCGCAGATCATCAGATACACAGATAATCTTCTCACGATTATCAGCCATAACCACATAGCTTTTCATTTTCTTTTACTCCCTTTCTTGAGGGCTTTTGTTCTCCCCTCTTGATGGTCTAAGTATACCAGAACGGGAGGGGAAAGTCAAGCGATTTTGGGAAATTTCCTCTCGTCAATTTCACCAATAAACTGATCCAAAAATTGTGCAAATTGCCTCTTGACAAAAAATTCCGGCCGCTGCGCTCATGCGCGGCCGGCTGAACAATATATTTTGAATTGGAAAAGAAATTCCTCCCATTTTGGGAGGAAAATCTCAATCTACATATTCTCGATTTAAAACTTTTACAACCTCTTCAGGTTTACGTCGAGACCGGAAAAGAGCATCTTCATAGGAATAACCAGAGATATTGTCGGTCGAGCCATTTTCAAGCAAAATCTCAAATTCATACATATCTCTCAACTTCCTTTCTTTTGATAACTTAATTTTAACATAAGAATTTCGGGAAGTCAATCGGTACTTTCAACAATTTTCATTCCATTTGCTTGTATAATTCGCATAGCTTCTTCAAGAGAAGTATTGTCAACGGAGCCACAGTCGATACAAATATATTTTCTGCCATCCTTTACCATAGTAGTGAAATAATATTCTTGACCAGAAACAAGGCCCATCTACTCTCGTAGTCTTACGGGAATCATGATGCGCCCACTTGAATCCAATTTCCTTGAGAAAGTAGTTTCTTGCATTTTGATAAATAAATTCTAGTGACCTAGGTTCGTGCGAAAAACGACTCCATCACGGGAATCGCCGATTTGTAACAATCGGAGGGAATAATTACCACTCGCAAGGCATTTTCTGGCAGAACTGAGCCATAGGACAATTCTTATAAGAATCCTAGTTCAAACAGAACTCCAGAATGACCGCAAGAGCTTTCAGCACTTCTAAGGTCATTAGAAAACTCCTTTCTTTGTTTTTCTATATATATTATAGAATATTTTTTTAAAAAAAGCAAGGGCTGACTTATGCCAGCCCCAGCCTCTGCAACCAGACAAGGTGATATTTCCCCAATCTTACCAAAACTGTTCCATATCCCTTATTAGTCCAAACGGTGGAACCAATAGGATATTCACGCGGAAGTCTCTCGATAGTCATTGATAATCCCCTTTTCTGTAAAGAATCCGACAAGATGTTCTGCTGCACTGGACTTATGCGGAGTTATCAACAACCACGCACCGCGAAGATTATCAATAGTCGATAAAGACCAGTCCGCGCCCATCTGACTAATTAAGCACTCGAAACTTGCTCGATCCTCAAGAGAGTTAAACGAAACTACATATTTTCCCATGCGGAAATCGACCTCCATAGAATTTTTTATCATGGGGAGTGGAAGTCATAGACCTCCACTCCCGCAGGTTTCTTATGCGTTAATGTAGATATTAACGCCACCTTCTTCTCTCATTTCAATCTCAGTCACCTGCTTCTTGAACAGGGCGCTGAGGTCATCGCCATAAAAGTCACCGCCGAGCTGGAGCTTCCATTCCTTGTCAAACCGGAAATGTGCGCCGGTATTGCTGTCGATTACCTGAATAGCCGCATCCTCTTCCAGACAGAAAGAGTATTGCCGGAACAAAATCACAACGTCTTTGAAGCACACCATTTCTTTTACTTCCTTTCAAATTCTTTTTGTGGTCTGTCTCTCTGGACAAGTATAATATACCATACCCACAAAGGAATGTCAAGCGATTTCGGGAGAAAAATTCTCGGCAGATTGCACAAACTTTTGGCCATATAATTGTTGAAACTGCCGAACAAACAAAAATTCGGGCCGCGGCGCACGCTGGCGGCCCGGCGAAAAGTCAATATGGGAAAGTGCACAAAAATATCCGGCAATCTTTGTGCAGATTACCGGATAGAATATTAAAACATCACAGTAAAGAAGTTATACTCACTATGCTGTGGATTTGGATAGTTGTTATCTGCTACTATGTCAGCCCAGCTCAAAGCAATCCAGAGAAGGAGAGCGGCGCAAAGGCCGCCTCCTATATACCGTAGCACTCTCATACCGCAGGCTCCTTCCCCAGAAGGTCATACCGTCCAGGGATTTCGGCATTAAGCCTATCCCATTCTTTGGCAGTTACCCTGTCATACTCATTATAATAGTTATCCCGAATGATATAAAGCTGTTCTGTGGTGTCCTTATCCAGAGCGGCCTTATACTCGTCAAGAGAGGCAGGACGAGTGTGAAGCTTGCTGTTGATATACCGTGCATTGATAAAGGCCCAATGTGGCATGACGGCCTTAGAGATAGCATTAAAAGCGTCTAAGTCAAGGATGATACCATCATCCACAGCGGCCGCCTTCACATTCATGGAGTAACGGAGAACACGCACGAACTCAGGCTTATTAAAGGTGGGATTGGTGTAATACTTGATGAAGTTAGACATATCTTTTATCCTTTCTCCCCGTATAGCCGTTAGGTCAGCTTCTTGTGGTATATGGTTACTTGATAGCTTCGCCGGTAGACAGGTCTACAATCCAATAGTCAGGATTGACAAGCTCATGGTCTACTCTCCATCTTGCGTGTGCAAAAGTAGACGGCTCATAGTATCGCATTTTGTCACCCACTAAAACCTGCAACTGATACCTCATAATACAGCCTTCTTTCTTTTGATTATTATAACCCTGCCTTGCCTTGGGTTTTGCAAGGCAGGGTTTATAAACTACTGCTGATTGAGTTCTTTTTGCTGGTCTTTCGTTGCCCAATCAAGAGAGGTTCTGACCGTCGGACGCTTGCGGTATTGCTCCGCCTCTGCCTCTGTGCCGCCTTTAGCTAAAGCGTAGGCTTTCCAGTCTATCGCTCCTTTAGCAGTAGTCTCTTTATATACCACCGCATAAGCGGCGCCCTTTATCTGGACTGTGCCGTACAGATAAGAGGTCTTATCTGTGGTCTTGAACTCTTTCCCTAACCTGGTGAAAAGCTCTTTCGCTTTAGCCTTAGCCGCTTTCTCTGCGACCTCCGCCGCCGCTACTGCCTGTTTAGCGGCCAGGTATTCCATGATGACTTTTCTGTCATCGTTGGTAAAGTCGATTTTTTTCATTTTCTTTTACTCCCTTTCTTTTTGTGGTGTGGTTCTCTTTTGTTCTGTCTGTATTGTATCAGACTTTAGTGGGCTTGTCAATACCTTTTTTTGAAAAATTTTTGATTTTCAAGGTACATTGAGTTTTGCCCTGTCCTCTACTGGACAAGTCCAGTTTACCACCAAAACGCCCACTTGTCAATAGTTTTTTTGAAATTTCTTTCTCTCTCTTTTGCACAAAATAAACATCGTTCAACTGTGCAAGTTGCACAAATTCTTTACGCGCGCGTATTCCTTTAGGGCGTGGCTTTTTACTTTCATACTTTAGCGAGCGAAAGAGGCCAACTACACTTCAACACTTTACCATGTGAAAGGGGAGGGTGTATTTTGGGAAAAACTGGAAATTTTTTCGCAAATTCGTTCTGCCACGCCATTTCAAAATCTAAATCGCACTTTCAATCTCAATAACGAAAAAAAGATGAAAGGCTAAACTTTTAACCTTTCATCTTTTCTCCACAGTTAGGGCAAAAATATCCCTTAATGGTATAATTGATATTTCTTCCCAATTTTATCAATCTCCTCAGCTTCCATTGGTCTAAATCCAATACAAGTGAGAGTCCCTTCAGGACTCTCTTTTTCCAGCTCTGTCCTGCAAGCATCATAAATCAAAAAGTAATCTTTATACTCCTCCATACCAAGCTCTTTAGCTGCTTCGACCGCTCGCAATAAATCATCTTTATTCTTCGCGCGGCAAACAACTTTAGTTTCTGCTCCAGTTATCCAATCATGGAATAAGTCTGTATCGAGACTTATATCCATATGATACATAATGCCATCTCTTTCCCGAACCACTTCTTTGCTTCCCCAAAGAATCTTTTCCAAAAGAAAAGCAATAGAAGCATGGGAAACTTGCGCAGCTAGCTTACCCGGAGACATATTTAAATCTTTTCTAGCTATAATTAACTGTTTATACATTCTTTACCTGCTTTCAAAAATGCTCTAAAATTCTGGGAATTGCGGTCAGGAATTGCAAAATAAATATTTGGAATATTATAATTGCGTGCTGCGCCTATGAGTAAGGTTGCGACCGTGTACGGATCCTGCATAAAAACTCCACAACCCCAAGCTCCCGCGACTAGATTTTCCACACCGTTTTCCTCAGCAATCTGATACATAAAGTGAATTCGATTTTCAAGAACTCTATCATTCTCGCTTTTACTCACACTCTGGTATCTATGCGCCGTTCGGAAATTCGGGGCCGCGCAAGTTATAACATCTGCTTTCTTTTGTTTGTCATTCCGCTCGAATACTACACTAGGAGAATACAGCGCTCTATTCAAGTATAAAGCCTTATTTAACCTCTGCCGATTCCATGCGTAATACGTCCCATCAAAAGCAAGAAGAATAGGGTAAAGATTGGATTCATGACACAGAGCCTCTTCTTGCGCAGGACTACCTTCTAGGAAGAAACCACCAGGACTTTTATAACTGGCATAGTTAAGAATTGCTGTTCTACCATTGTCAGATAAGTTGAATAGACAAGATACGCTATCCATATCTGTTAGAGTAAAAGCTGGTTTCTGATTGCCGGATTCATGCTGTGTAAAAGAATCTGGACTATATACATATGTGCGCTCGATAGATAATTTAGTGTTTGCGGCAAGTCTAGTTTTAATATCTTCATAATGCGCTCGTGCCTTGATTGCGCGCTCTTGTTTTGTCATCGCGGCCTCCTTTTATAAAAATGCCGTTGGGCAAAATTAAATAATTGTCTTATTTTATTTTTCAAATAAAGTGTGTTGAGTTTTTAATTCCTCGATCTTCTACTTTAACTCTTTGTTTTCTTTTATTACTTTTGCATATTCGCATGAATCATCGCATCTAATTGGATCATACTATTGATGCAATCTAAGATAACAATAATCAATGCATGGGTTCATATTTACACCCCTTTATTCTACAATCTAGTAAACACTGTCCTGTAGCTCCATCACAGGGAATTGCATCAGGGTAATCCTCAAAATAAGACGAAGCTAATAGGACTTCATACCCGAGTTCTCGCAATATTCTTTCTGCGATATATCTATTCCTCAGCTTTACCCATTCTTCTCTATTTATTTTTGTTTCTCTGTATATTTCTCTGGATTTCTCCATATCTACTGTTATGCTGCCATCAATATTAGTCTTAAATGTTGAATCCTGTGTACGATAAAATTCTCGAAAAGGATTTTCAATATGAAGAACCTCTCTAGCATAATTATCAAAATCTTCTGAGAATTTCATTATCTTCGCGCCTGTTTCGCTAACTATAAGCAATTTTTCATCAACCCCAATCTAGTCAATAATCCCACCCCTCCGGGCACAGGAGTTGACCACACTTCATTTCTCTTTGCAATATCTTCAAGTTCAACAAAATCGCCTTGAATAAAATTCGCCTAATTTCTACGAATACCAACATCAACAACAATAGCGTGAGGGCAAGCCTCTCTTGTCAAAGTAAAATCTCCAACTGCGGATACTACTAAATCTGCTATTCTTGCTAAATAAAGCTTCGCATTTACATTTGTTTTACTGTGACAGATAGATACAGTCATATTTCTCGCCAACAACTCTTTCGCCATTGGCTTACCAACTATATTACTTCTACCTAATATTAAAGCACTTTTACCTTCATACTTAAAACCACAGTCATCAAGATAGTCTACTATTCCTCTTACCGTTGCCGGTAAAACAAGAGTAGAAGAAGTTAAACCGTCGCAGTCTTTTATCGTAGGAATTACATCAATAGAAAAAGAACTCAATGAATCTCTTAGTGGCATTTGTGCTATAATACAATCAGTATCTATACTATTTATGTAATTATTTAAATCTGCGGGAGTCCAGTGTTCTGGAACTTTAATCACGCTTACTGGCCATCCTAATTCATCAAAGTCGTCTACTTTTTTCTATATATAAATCTAATTTCCGGCATCCCCGTTAGTTGCATCAATTATGGTCAATGATGGCTTGACATCGGACTGCCGCAATTCATCTTTCTATTGTTTAAAATATTCTTTTATGTTAATCTATTGCATCTGGTTCTAGCCCCCATGGATCATCAGTATCATAATCAATCATATCATAGAATGATATTTTGTTATTAGGCGTTATTTCTAAAACCTAATGTGGGATACAACATATTTCATAATCAGAATCTCTATCTAAATTATATGAAGCATAAATATGCAAAGCCGTTGGTCTTGCATTATTGATATTTTGAACATCCCATAAGTCAACAGTGTTTTTATGTCCAAGTATGTCTGTTAGAACTTCTGGCTATACTGCTATGCTTATAATTAAAATGTTAAAGTAATACTATGCTCGTTTTGGTAATTCAGAATAGGGTGTATCGAAAAACATTTTATTAAAAACCTCCCTATTTATTATATTTAAATTATACCATTTTAAAAAACATTGGTCAAATAAGATTTGACAATCTAGTTTTTTTTTGTTATTATATGAGTATAAAAAGGAGATGAACCAGTATATGATAAAATTAGACTATACGATTGAATCTCCCGAAGAGCGCAAGGCGCTTGTCGAAAAAATAATCGCAGAAAATCCTGATTTAACTCCAGGTTATTTAGAAGTATTAGCAGATTATTTAGTTCTATGTATGGAGAAACAAGAGAAGAAAGAGAAGAACATATTGACTGATAACCGAATGGCCACCGTCAATAAACGAGAATGTTCTTTTGAGGGACTCGCTTCATAGATGGAAAATGGCGAGGATGGCATTTATGGTTTAATGTCAGATAATAAAAATGTTATATTTTAGCCAAAGATTTCTATTACACAGAAAGATTTAGATTCTATACCATGTTTAAAATAGTTAAGAGAAACCATTAATGCTTGGGAAGGTGCCTTGAAACGCGCCGCGGGAACGAAACAAGCTTATATGATGAAAAAAGCATTGATAGAAATGCGAAAAGATTAGTATATTATTAAATAGGCATATCAAAAGCCTATAGTTCCTTGTAAGCTAACAAGAAATACAAGAACACATATACCTCTTGATGATGAAAGTTATCTTAATGGATAGGAAGTAGTCGTTAAAGGTATTTCCTTAATGGATCCAAATGTAGTTTCTGCTATTTTATGCAATTATTCAAAATTAAAAGAAGATAGTTATGATTAGTTCGATGGGGATACGTGGTATCTAATTCAAGCGTTTGAAGAGATATGCGATAAAGCTCTTGAGGATTTTCCAATCTATTTACGAATTGTTGAGTTAAAGATTGATAAAAAGCAGAATAATGAGATATAGGAAATATTAAATGAAGAGTTCGGAAAAACATATAGCGTGGAATATATCTCCAGTTTATGGAGAAATAAAATTCCTAAATTGATAGCCGAAGCCGCCCTAGAGGATTTTTTATATTGGTAGTATAAAAACAGAAATTATCCAATGAAAAAATGTTCTAAGTGTGGGCAATTAAAGCCAGCTCATAATCAATTCTTTTCAAAAAATAAGACAAGTAAAGATAATTTATATAGTATTTGTAAGAAGTGTCGTAACAAGAAAAGAGGTTGATTATAGTGAGTCATTATTGTAAAAAGTGTGGTAAAACTATGGATGATACATAGTTTTATACATCAAAGAATATAGAAAAATATCCTCCAGATGGAAAGATGGATGTCTGTAAGAAATGTCTTACGATGCACGTAGACAACTGGAATCCAGAGACATATAAGTGGATTTTGTAGGAAATTGATGTTCCATACATCAAAGAAGAGTGGAATGGCTTATTAGAGAGGTATGGAAAAGATCCAAAAAAGGTTACTGGATTAACTATTATTGGACGCTATTTATCCAAAATGAAATTAAAACAATGGAATAAATATACTTGGGCAGATACAGAGGCACTAGAGAAGGATTCAACTGAGAAAAAAGTTCTTAATATGAAAGCTCAAGGATTTACAGAGGATGAAATTCAAGAGCAATTAGCTATTGATAGAACTCCGCCAAAACCAAAGGAGTTAGAAGATGTTTAGGCTCCAGTTGGAACTCCAGAATATCAAGATCCAGAAGAGGAAGAAGATGACTTTAGCGATTAGCTAACAGAAGAAGATAAATTAATGCTTCGTCTTAAATGGGGTCGAGGTTATTCTTGGGAAGAAAGAGTGCGAATGGAGTAGCTCTATAAGGATATGATGAGTTCATATGATATTTAGGGAGCTGGACATAAAGATACTCTTATTATGGTATGCAAGACTAGTTTGAAAGCGAATTAGTTAATTGATGCTGGAGATATTGATGGCTTTTAGAAAATGTAGAAGGCCTATGATAGCTTAATGAAAAGCGGAAAGTTCACTGCCGCTTAGAATAAGGGAGAATCCGGCGAATTTGTTGATTCTATTGGCGAGCTGGTAGCATTATGTGAGAAAGAAGGATTTATTCCTAGATATTATACTGATGGGCCATAGGATAAAGTAGATAGAACTCTTTAGGATTTGTAGCAATATACGCATACTCTAGTTACAGAAGAAATGAATCTTGGTAATATGATTGAGGCTTCTTTGAGAGAAATCGTGAAAGATAAAGAGCGCGAAGCGAATATTGATGTTGAGGATAGCGATGAGGATGAAGATTTATTTAATTATGAACATCCAGAATTAACAGAAGAAGATTATCAAGAGTATGAGGATATGAAAGAATCCGAAAGAGATAAGGATGAAGAGATGCTAAATAGCATACTAAAGGAGGTTTAGTAATGGCATTAAAAGATTTATTAAACCTCTCGAATAATAATAAAAAGATTGGTCTTTCAGAAGAAAGAGTTCGAGCCATAATCCCCGCGGCAAGATAGTATATAGCTTTTTGGAGAGAATATCCAGATATGTTTATTGATTTCTTGCAGACTGGTGGGGATGAAACTAGGAAAAAAGAAATTAACTTTTATTTTTACTAGAGAGTTTTCTTGCGGGCCGCAATGCGGTATAAGTATGTATACATGGTATTCCCCCGTGCTTATTCTAAGTCATTTCTTTCTGTAATGGTGCTTATGTGTAGATGTATTTTATATCCCGGATGTAAGTTATTCATTACTTCTGGAGGAAAGGAACAAGCAGCTGGAATTGCTAAAGAAAAAGTCTAGGAAATATGTAATGCAATCCCCGCGCTCCAAAGAGAAATTGATTGGAGACGAGGTAAGACATAGGAAGGAAAAGATTATTGTAAATATATCTTCAAAAACGGCTCCTACTTTGATAACGTAGCAGCTAGAGAATCTTCTCGTGGTAAACGTAGACATGGCGGACTTATTGAGGAGTGCGTCGGCGTAGATGGAGATATTCTAAACGAAGTTTTAATTCCCTTGATGAACGTTGATAGAAGATGTTTAGATGGTTCTGTTCATGAAGAGGAAACACTCAATAAATCCTAGATTTATGTTACTACTGCGGGATGGAAGAATACGTTCCCCTACAATAAACTTATTACTCTCCTTGTACGCATGATATTAGAACCAGAAAAGAGTATTGTTATGGGCGGAACATGGAGAATTCCTGTACTAGTAGGATTGCAATCCCGCAATTTCGTATAGGAACTAAAATAGGACGGTACTTTTAATGAAGCTTCATTCGATAGAGAGTATGAATCTAAGTGGAGTGGAACTGTTGAAGATGCTTTCTTTAATGGAGATGCTTTTGATAGAAGTAGAAAACTTCTTTAGCCTGAATATGAATCGTCTGGAAGATCTTCTGCACAGGCTTATTATGTTCTTTCTGTTGATGTAGGTAGAAAGAAATGTCAATCTGTTGTTTGTGTCTTTAAGGTAACTCCTTAGTCACAAGGACCTGCTATAAAGTCTTTGGTAAATATATATACTATGGACGATGAACATTTTGAAGACTAGGCAATTAAGTTAAAGAGATTATATTATAATTATAAGGCTAAGATTATTGTAATCGACGGTAATGGCCTTGGCGCCGGATTGATGGATTATATGGTTAAGCCTTAGATAGTGCCTGATACCAATGAAGTTTTTCCTGACTTTGGTGTGGCCAATGATGAAGATGGTGAGTATAAACGATTTAGAACAGAGAATACGGAATATGATGCTATTTATGAAATTAAGGCTAACGCCCCTATTAATACCGAGGCACATAGTAATGTTTAGACACAATTAAGAGCAGGAAAACTTAGATTTTTGATTGATGAAAAAGTCGCAAGAAATAAATTGCTTGGTACTAAAAAAGGTTAGGCTATGAAACCAGAAGAACGGGCAGAATATTTAAAACCGTTCACTTTAACTTCTATATTAAGAGAAGAAATGCTGAATTTGCGAGAAGAAAATGAAGGCGTGAATATTATTTTGAAACAAGCAAATAAATCCGTGCCTAAAGATAAATTCTCTGCGCTTGAATATGGGTTGTATTATATTAAATAGGAAGAAGATAGTAAACGCAAGCGTAAAAGTAGAAGATTTTCAGACTTTATGTTTATGAGCGAGGTGTGAGTATGAAAGCTAGTCGTGGAGAAATTAAAATTCATGAAATACTAGAGCAAAATGGCATAAACTTTAAAGAAGAGTATGAATTTCCTGGGTTAAAAGCGCCAAGCGGTAGACCACTTCGTTTTGATTTTGCTGTTTTTGATGACGATGGAAATCTTGATTTTTTAATTGAATATCAAGGAAAATAGCACTATTAGGCTGTAAGTAAATTTGGTGGAAATAGAGGATTATATCAATAGAAATATAATGATAATCAAAAGCGTAGATTTTGTGCCTTAAAAGGAATTACGCTTATAGAAGTTCCCTATACCGAGGAAAATATCATCTCTTATGATTACTTAATGAGCAAGGCTGGATACTGAATCCGGGAGGTGATATTTTGTTAAAGAGTAGACAAGAAAGTATTAGAGCCAAAGGTTTTGATTTATTAAATCAAGACGTTACTCGCTATTAGTAGCAAGAGGAAGAGGACGACTTAGATTATAAGAGCGTTGATTATGCTAAGATGCGGGTGGGGCTTCGCTCGGTAGATGATGCGCTTATTAATCTAGGTACATATAAGAAAATAAATAGAAATTATGGAGATAAGAAGTTCGTATTAAATGCTATCTATAAGCATGATTATAGAACTCTAAGAGAGATTTCTAATTATTTCTATGAAAGTAGTGGTATATATTACAGATTATGTAAATACCTAGCTTTCTTATACAGATTTGATTGGTATATAACCCCATATACCGTAAGCGCGCGGAAAGATAAGGAGAAGCTATTAAAAGACTTTTCTAAAGTATTGCTTTATCTTGATAAATCTAATATAAAGAGAATGTTTGGCAATATATCATTAGATATTATCAAAGAAGGGGCATATTATGGCATAATTATTGACTTCGGGGATAGGTTTGCCATTTAGAAACTACCTGCTTCATATTGTCGCAATAGATATTTCCAAGGCCCTAACCCTATTGTTGAATTAAATCTTGAATTTTTTGATGTTTATTTCCCAAATCCGCAGTATAAGGTTCAGATATTAAAGATTTTTCCTCAAGATATATAGAAGGCTTATATTCTTTATAAGTAGGGGAAATTAAAGGGGGATTATCCGGGGAGTACAACTGTTTGGTATCCTCTAGATCCTAGTGTTTCAGTTAAGTTTAGCTTAAACGATAATGAATTTCCTTTCCTTGCGGGAGTTATTCCTTCTATTATTGATTTGGATTAGGCGCAAGAATTGGATCGTCAAAAAACAATGTAGCAACTATTGAAAATCATCATTTAGAAGTTGCCTCTTGATAAGAATGGTGATTTAATTTTTGACGTTGATGAAGCTAGAGATATTCATAATAACGCGGTTGCTATGCTTAAAAGAGCTATTGGAGTAGATGTATTGACAACTTTTGCGGACATTGAAAAAATTGATACAAAAGACAATAACTCCAATACAACAACCGACGATTTGGAAAAGGTTGAACGTACAGTTTACAACAATTCAGGTGTAACTCATAATTTGTTTAATGCCGATGGAAATATTGCTGTAACAAATTCTATATTGACTGATGAATCTAGCGTTAGAGATATACCTCTTATGTTTACAGAATTACTAAATAGAGTGGTAGAAAAATTTAGCCGCAAGAATCATTATGAATTTAGAGCTGAGATGTTAGAGACAACATAGTTTAATTATAAAGAATTATCAAAGTTGTATAAAGAACACGCTCAGTTAGGATATTCTAAGATGTTGCCACAAATCGCTTTAGGGCATTCTCAATCAAGCATCTTAGCTACATTAACATTTGAGAATGAAGTATTGAACTTGGCGGAGATTATGATTCCTCCTATGAGTTCTAATACCAGAAGCGGAAAAGATTTGGGTAATAATAATTAGTCATCTAATACTAATTCTTAGAATAAATAGACAAGTTCAACTAACAGTAATGGGGCCGGAAGGCCAAAGAAGGAAGATGGCGAAAAGTCTGATAAGACAATAGCTAATCAAGAAAGTTCGTCATAAAGGAGGGATTGAACTTGCATATTAGTGTTCCTATTTTAAACACAATGGAGTATATTTAGAACACTTAGATTTCTCCTCTAGTTAGTAAAGGCGTTTGTAAAGTTTGTTATGTTGGTCAACAGCCAAACCGCAATCATACAGTGATTACCAAGGAAGTAGCTATAGAGATGGGGCGTAAATTGCCGGGAAGTCCTATTGTTGGCTATTTTAATCAAGAGACAAAGGATTTTGAAGGTCACAATAGAGCGATTGATATTAAAGACGGCAAGTTTGCTATTGTTGATGTAACAAGACCTTATGGATTTGTTCCAGATAACGCTAATGTATGGTTTTAGAAGTTCAATGATGAAGGTGTAGAAAGAGAATATCTAGTTACTGATGTATATATTTGGACTGGTGTTTATCCAGAATCTAAGAGAATTTTAGAAAATGGAAACAATCATTCTATGGAATTAAATGAAAAAAATCAATCAGGATTTTGGACAAAAGATGAAAAAACAAATGAAAGAATCTTTATCTACAATGAAGCATTGATTGAGAAATTATGTGTTCTCGGAGAAAATGTTGAGCCTTGTTTCGAGGGAGCTCAATTTAGTTCTCAATTTTCTTTAGAGGGTAATCAAGAGTTTTAGAAACTTAAAACTATGGTATACTCTATGATGGATCAATTAAAAGAAACTTTTAATAAAGGAGGCTCTCAAGAACCTATGGATAATGAGAATAAAGCACTTACCGAATTCGAGAAAAATAATCCTAATCCAGAGGATAAAAACAAGGAGAAAGAAAATTCTTCTGGAACTCCTGCCCCTGAGAAAGAGGGAAAAGAGGATAAGGATAAGAAAGGCAAGTACAATCTCGAAGATGTAACCGAATATACAGAGTTGCTTGCTAAATTTAATGAATTAGAGGGTAAATATTCTGCTCTTGAGCAAGAGAAGAATACTCTAGATACCGAAGTTGCTGAATTGAAAAAGTTTAAGCTCAAAGCTGAACGTCAAAATAAGCAACAAATGATTGATAGTTTCTATATGCTTAGCGATGATGATAAGAAAGATGTCGTGGAGCATATTGACACTTATTCTTTAGATGATATTGAAGCTAAGTTATCTATTCTTTGTGTTAGAAATAAGGTAAACTTTAACCTTGAGGATAAACATGAAGAAGATGATAAGACCCCAAAAGGACTTTTCAATTTGGAGCATCCAGAGACAGATAATGTTCCTGATTGGGTAAAAGCAATTCGTGAGACTGCTAAGAGCAGTATTTAAGGAGGATTAAAGAATGGCTAAGAGTTCTAAAAGATTAGGTAATGCTACTTTTGTCCAATATGGATATGGTCAAGTAGAACCAAACCATCTTTCCGCTCCAAGAAATGGTCAGGTATATGCCCAGCTTCCTGCTGCTAGCACAATCACCCTTCTTGAGAATGGTCAATTCGTAAAGTATGACTATGCTAAGGGTGTATGTGATTTTAGCACAGAGGCTACTTCTGGTGCTTGGATGATGGTATTCAATGAGGTAAAAATTTATAGAGATCGTGAGACTGATGCCGATTTTGCTATGATTAAAGATAACTATAACGCTCGTGTTTATAGCCCAATCGGACAGACCGTTTCTACACTCGCTACCATTAATGACTATACTGGTGAAGCTGTACGTGAAGGTAGTAACGTAGCATATAAAAAGAATATGGAAACATTTACTTATCCAGCTTTGATGCCAGAAGGAACTAAAATGGTTCCACGTGTAATTAAGATTAGTATTGGTGATATTTGGACGACTAATACTATTAAGGCTGATGCCGGTTCACTTGCTGTTGGAGATCGTTTAAAGATTGATACTGATGGTTATTTAACCGAGGATACTGAATCTTCTGCTAAGGGTGGAGATTTAGATCCTATCTTTACAGTAGTAAAAGTATACACCATGCCAGATCTTCAACCCGGTGTAAAAGTACAGCGTGTAGGTTAATTGGAAGGAGTGAAGAAGAATGTTAGATAAAGCTAATTTACTTAGTTTAATGAAGACTGTCGCCAATGCAAATCCTTCTGGTACCTATAGCTATCAAGGAGAATCCTTTAGCTACGACGCTTTGAACACCACTTTGCGCAATGAGTTAAATGAGCTTGTTGGCACAGATGAACTTTATAGAGAAAATAAACATACTCTATTCTCTTTAATTGAGCAAACTATGGATGAAGTTGTTCCTAATCGTTTACTCAATTCTTATGGCAATTTTGCCGAGATTAGAACTTTCAGACAGGGAGATAAACCTGTATTTACTCGTAGAACTGGACTTACCCGTGCTAAGCAATTCATCACTCGCGTTGGACTTGCTGGCGTATACGAGACCTTTAAGCTCGGTTCCGAGAGCTTCGAAGTTGGTACAAGTGCTATCGGCGGAGCTGCTCGTATCGGATTCGAGGAGTTCCTCGACGGAAGAGTAAACTTCGCAGAACTTACTCAGATTGTAACTGAGGGTATGCAAGAGCTTATTTATAGAGAGATTGCTCAAGCTCTTATGGGTTCTATTAATCAGCTTCCCGCAGCAAACCGTTGTGCCGTTGCTGGTTTTGATGAAGCCACTATGGATTATCTTGTAAATACTGCTAGCGCTTATGGTCAGCCTACTATTTACTGTACTCGTGAGTTTGCAGTAAAGATGATTCCAGATAATGAGGCTTGGATTTCTGATAACATGAGAGATCAGTATTGGGGAACTGGATACCTTGCTAACTACAAGGGAACTAGAGTGGTAATTCTACCTCAAACTCTTGAGGATGAGACTAACTCTAGAAAGATGATTGACCCTGGTTATGCTTGGGTTATCCCCGGTGGAGCAGATACCCGTCCTGTTAAAGTTGCTTTTGAGGGTACTACTCACGTGCGCGAGCGCGATGATAACGATGACTGGTCTCGTGATATTCAGGTTTACCGCAAGGTCGGAGTTGGCGTAATGATGGCAAATAACATTTTCTCTTACGTTGATACTGAACTTCAAGGTGAGCTTGATAATACTAACCCAAATCCAAATAATGGTTAATTAAAAGGGGATAGGGAAATATCCCTATCCCCTTTATTTATTGAGAAAAAGGAGATATAATATGAAAGATAAGTGTATTGTTTATAATAAAAGTGCGGGCCGCGCGGTATATAAACTGCCTGAGCTTGGTGTACGTCGTATGTTCTATCCAGGTGAGCATAAAGAGATTAGTGTATCTGAGCTTGAAAAGTTGGTTCAAACACCCGGAGGCCGCAAGCTGATTTATAATTATCTATTAATTGATGATAAAGAAATTATTGAATATCTTATTAATGGGAAAGTTGAACCAGAATATTGGTTAAAAGAGAAAGATATTGATTCGTGGATGCAGTCATGCTCTTTGGATGAATTCAAGGATGCTCTTGATTTTGCCCCTGATGGGACAAAAGATTTGATTAAGGCTCACGCGGTTTCTCTTCCTTTGAATGATATTTCAAAGCGAGATGCGATAGAAAAACAATTAGGTTTTAACGTTACTAAAGCGTTGGAATTAACCGCGGACGAAGGAAAAAATTCTAAAAATGAGGTTAAGCCTGTTAGAAGAGCATCGGTTGCAAGTGATGATACTCCAAAGCGTAGAGTAACTATATCCGAGTAAGATAAGGGAGGTTATAGCCATGGATAATAAGTATCCAATTTAGGGCGATCCTACCCTTTTTGAAGAAGTGTACGATAGATTTTTTGGTAAAATTACTGATGATATGTATATGGAATGGACTAAGGAAGATACCGAGAAAGATTTGTATAATATTTTAATGGATGCGCTCCCAGGGTTTGAATTTCCTAGATTTCCATTATATAGTTTTACCAATGTTGAGATAGCTAGTGAAGAGACTGGGACGATTGCTGTTCCAGCCTTTTCCGCACATTTGACAACCGAAGAAATAAATATTCTTGCATTATTGATGTATAATACTTGGTTATAGCGCTAGGTAGCATCAATAGAGCAGACGAGAATGAAATATTCTGGTACAGATTTTAAAATGACTTCTTAGGCTAATCATTTAGCAAAGTTGATAGAGCTAAAGAAGGAAGCTGAGCGTCAAAGCCACCACATGCAACGTCTTTATAAAAGAAGAAAACTAATTGATAATGAAGGGTCTTATAAGTCGAATTGGTCTACTCTTAGAGAAACGAGTGTTTTTGATGGATAAATATGAAATTGATTTTCCATTAGATACTAGAGAGCAAGATTTAAAGAGACTAATCAATTAGTTGTGGAAGTTAATACCAATGAAGGAAAACGATGAAGATTGGATAAATCATTTAAATACTATGATAGAGGAAATTAGTGGTTTGGTTAGGATATATAAAGATAAAGTCGAAGGTCTTATCTTATTATCTAAATTAGAAGGTTTAACTTCAAGTGTATGTAAAGAAGATTTTATGATTTATCGAAAAACAGTCTTTAGATGTATAGATTTATTGGCATAGGTAATAAAAGATGACGAATCTTGAATTAATGAGGAAAAGACTCGAGTGGCAAGGCGGCGTTCGGCAAGAAGATAGAATGATAAAGGATAAATGGCGCACTCTTCAAAAAGCGTTATAGTATTCTTATCAAAGTTGTTCAGTTTAGATGGTACAAAAATCATCTTAGGTATTAGATGCATCTTTAGATGCTATTGATAATGAAATGGGTATTTATCCTATATATAGAGCGCTTATTAATCCCGATAAAGTAAAACAAGATTATGATGATAAGATAATTTCAATAGATCATATGGCAAAATATGAACCGGGAGATGTCTTTGAGTGGAAAAGAACTGGGACTTATTGGATTATCTATTTAGAAGAAATAACCGAGGATGCTTACTTTAGAGGAGAAATAAGACGTTGTAGATATAAGATTAAATTTAAAGATTAGGATGGAAAATGGTGTGAAACATGGGCGGCAATTAGAGGGCCAGTTGAAACTTAGATAGAATCTATTCAGAAAAATCAAGAGAGATTAGATAAACCTAATTTAAGTTTAAATATCCTCATGCCAAGAAATGAGAAAACAATTCATGCTTTTGATAGATATAAAGAATTTCTATTTGCGGGACGGTGCTGGAAAGTCTAGGCTCCAGACGATATTAGCATGAGAAATGTTATTGAAGTCAATGCAGAAGAGGACTATATCAATAGAGATACAGACGATATTGAGAATAGTATGAAAGATGGATTAGTTTTTGAGCCTGTTGATCCTACTCCAGAAAGTGGAATATTAGGTGAAACTTTCATTAAGCCCTTAATAAAAGAGACTTATTCTGTTGAAGAACCTAATGGAACTTGGTCAATACTAGAAAAAGATTTCCCTGTAACTTTATGTCCGAATGGAAATAAAGCAGTAGATTTAGTATGGAATAAATCTACTCATGGTCAATTCACTCTAATATGGGAAAAAGAAAATATTACGCTAGAAAAAGTTATTGTGGTAGAGTCTTTGTTCTAAGGGGTGAAATTAATGAAAAAGAATACCTATGAATATCCTAAATCTAGTTTATTGGGAATTTAGAAAGACGCTTCATTGATTATGGAGAGGATACTTTCTAATTAGAATGTTTTAAAGTTATTAGCTTATAATACTAGAGATTGGAAAAGTAAACCTGCGGTTACCGGAGATATGATAAAGGAAATGATTGAAACATAGCAAATTTCTCCTGTGCCTAAAATTAAAGTAGATAGGCCAGAAAAATCATATTTGCGATTAATTTATGGTACGATGGTTAGAAATTCTACTAATCCTGAATATAGAGATAATACCTTTGGAATAGATATTATATGTCATTATGATAATTGGGATTTAGGAGATTATGATTTGCGTCCTTATAGGATAGCCGGAGAGATAGATTCAATGTTGGATAAAACTCATTTAACTGGGATAGGAGAACTTGAATTTGTATCCGCTGTTCCGTATATTTATGATGAAGAGTTTGCCGGTTTGTCTCTTACCTATCTTGCAATTCGTGGTAATGAGGATAAGGTAAATCCACTTGTCTGATTATAGATTAGCTTTAATGGCTGGGATTGATATTCCCATTCCTGAATTACAACTTATTATTCATGTTCCCACCATTAAAGAAATAGCTCTTATAGGCGAGACAAAATTTTTTATGGCAGTTCAATATCTTTGTTTAGACAAAGAATCATTAATATAGGACGAAATTCTTTCATCATCCTTAACTAATTTTCAAGTATTGATGAAGGTGTTAGAACAATCTTAGGATAAGGATAAGAAAGATGCAATTATCATGCTTCTTACGTTATTATTTCCTGACTATATACCACTACTTACGAGAAATTCTATTATTTTAACAAAATAGAATGAAAAGCAACCTATTTTGATAGATGATAATAACTTTGATATTTTCCAAGATACATTAAAAGAGGTCTTATGTGTAAATAGCATATTTCAAGGTAATAATGTTATCTATAATCCTGCGAATGATAGAGCAAAAGAAATAGCAGAGAAGTTAATGCGGGGACGTCGTAAAGTAGCGGAAATAAAGAATAAGGGAAATAATGAAAGTGTTTTAACACGTTATGTATCTATCCTAACAGTTGGATCTTAGACAATGAGCTTGGAGGATTGCCTTAATCTCAATATGTTTTAGATATTTGACTTGATGGAAAGATATAATGCATTTATTGAATGGGATGTTGATCTGCGGGTTCGTCTTGCAGGCGGCAAACCGGATAAACCAGTTGAATCATGGATGCGAGATATACATCCTAAAAATTAAGGAGGAATTAGCTCATGCGTTTTGGTATTCGTGAGATTTGCGATGTAGTGCTTCGTGCGAAGAGTTATCAAACCCTTGGTAATCGTAAGTTCTACAAAAATGAACCAGTTTTATATTTCGACACTTTAAGAACCTCTACTCTTGAGGGTGCTGCAACAACAGTATATGCGCAGGGCGGACGTGGATATTCTAGATTGATTGCTTGGGAAGGTGAGCGTACTCTAACCTTTACAATGGAAGATGCTCTACTTTCTCCAGAAAGCTTCTCTATTCTTTCTGGTGCTGGCCTACTTGATGCAACAAAAGAAGCTCCTATCTATGTTCACCAGACTTCTCAGATTGAAGTTGAGACTGCCAATACTATTATTGTTCCAGACAAGGCTTGCTGGAATGGATTTACTGACCATGATAATGAAATGTATCACCGTTCTGCCGACATCTTTGTGATGGTGTTAGGCGATGATGGTCAAGTTAATGCCGAGCCTTGTATTCCTGTTTCTGTAAGTTACACAGAAGATGGCAAAACAACTTTAACTTGTTATTCTCATGCTGGCGTACTTCCTGCGGGAACCATTGTTTTAGTTGACTACTATGTAAAGCGTACCGGTGGAGCACAGATGATTGAAATTACTGCTGATAAGTTTGGTGGTAACTATTATCTTGAGGCTTCAACTCTATTCCGTCGTGAGAGCGATGGCGTAGATATGCCTGCTGAATTTATTATTCCTAACTGTAAAGTTCAGAGTAACTTCACATTCAGCATGGCAGCTAACGGAGATCCTTCTACCTTTACCTTTACAATGGACGCTTTCCCTGATTACACCAAGTTCGACCAAACCCATAAGGTATTGGCTGCAATTCAAGTAATCACTGATGAAAGCGGTGAAACCGAGGAAACTCGTGAGCCATGCTCTGAGAATGTAGGTACTTATGAGAGTGAAGCTGCTGATGTGACTGTAAGTTTCGTATCTAATAGTGCTACAGCCGCAGAGCTTGATGTTACTGGTAGTGTAACAGGAAAGGCTTATGACACTGAGGCTTATGGCGATACTATAGCAGAAGGTGCTCAGATCAGCCTGCAAATCCCAGTAGAGAGTGATAGTACCCAATATAATGTGGTAACTACAAACCCAGCTTATGAGAGATACTTCTCTACAGACCCAAGAATTGAAGGTAATACAAAGACTCAAACCGTTAGCGGCGAAGAGTTAGCTCAAGGATTGCTTGTAATTCTTACTAGCGAAGATCAGGCAACTCCTATTACCGCAAAGATTAATAAGATTAATGGTGATTTTGAAAAGACTTATACCATTAATAACAAACTTAGCTTTGCTACATCTGCCGCAGCAAAAGCTAAGACTAGCACCCGCAATAAGTTAGTCTCTGTCACCGAGGATGACGGAATTTAATCTAAAGGGAGGACTTAATGTCCTCCCTTTTTCTTTTTATAAGGAGTAATTGGAGTTATGGATATTGATATTTATGATTATGTTTAGCGTTGGTCTATTAACTATATTGTATATCACAGTAGCCATTTGAGAGAATATGGCGACGTAGAATCAGCGAATACCTTATTCAGCGCATAGTATCAATAGGCAGTAAATAAAGCATAGACCGCGGGAATTGAGGCTTAGATCTCCTCAATTCAAGAATAGATGCAGCTAAAAGCGCCTTCCGCAGCCAGTGGATTAAAGATTCTAAGTGATCTAGAGATAGGAACCCTATTAGACTCTACTCTTGATTAGATTGCCGCCGGTATTAATGAGGGTATTGAATTAGCTGGTGGATAGGTAGATTTTGAAAACTATAATACTATATTGCAATAGGTTGGAAGCTTTAATAACTTGTTATCAACTGGTACACCGGAAATATAGAGAGTGAATGATTTCTTTAGGTTACTTATATCAGCTTTAACGAAAGCGAATATGATAAATGTTAATGTTCTTGATGCTTTAACATAGATTGGAAGATAGCTAATAGGAACTAGCTTTTAGATAGATTAGGCATAGCAAAGTTATGTTATGGCTGTTGGCAAAGGAGATATAAATATCGCAAAAGATGTAATAGATTCTTTAAACAGGGCTGTTACTCGTTTAAGTGAATAGGGATCAGTAAACTCTCGTTCTTTTGCTAATACTATTGCTTATATATTTAGAAGGGTTATTGGAAATTAGATTAGTTAGGCGATAGTTGCAGAGGGTATATCAATAGGAGTTAATACCGCGGATAGTATATTAGATAAGGTAATCGCGCAATCTGGTGGAAAATTGCGATGGGTTGATAAAGGATAGAATAATGTCTCTAAGTCTAAAGGTACTACAAATATATTTAATAATGATACCTTTAGTTTGCAAGTAACCAAGGGCAATCAGACTTTTAATATAGAGATAGGGACAAATGTAAATGCAAGATGGCAAAATAAGAAAATGTCTTAGAATAAAATTTCTGCTTCTTCAAGTATGAATGTTGGAGAATATTTTTCTGGTTAGCCAGAGAAGTATCTTGCTTATAATATGATTGCTCATAGATATACTGGAGCTGATTTTGAAGAATCGTTTAATAATATACGGGCTTCTGTTGCAGCGTCCTTCTTTAATTAGTGGATTCAGTCTAGTGAGTTTAGTTCATAGAAGGGTCATTTAGGATAGTTTATTATAGTTAATGGTAGAGTATTTTCAATCTAGCGAATTATTAATAATATCTGTGATGATATTGTTAGAAATAGTGCTCATGAAGTGGTTTCTATTGGTGGAGAAGGCGCTCTGGGTAATAAGTGGTATGGCAATTCTGGAGCAAACATATTAGATGCAATCACCCGTAGTAATATAGTCAATGGAGTTATAAATAAATTAACTATTGCAGCAACTTTAAATAATAATATACTATCTAAATACGCATATTAAACTTGACAATAGTTAATTTTTCTAGTATAATAAAAATATAAATGAGATAAAGGAGATTTTACAATGACTTTTAAAGATTTGGGGCTTGAGCCTAAAGTTAAATATACAGAAGTAAAGGTTGGAGCAGATAAGATTTTGTCTGTGGCTAATTATCTTCCTATTGCTGATAAAACAAATCTTATTATGTTTGTCACTGATTTATCAATAGATGAGGCAACTGGCTGTTTTAGTCCAGTTAGAGTGGAGACCTATTTTGCTATTGCTATATGCAGATGGTATGGCGGAATTACTTTTGAGCCAGAAGATGTGCATGAAAATATCGCAAAAACCTATGACACTCTTGAGACAAACGGTGTAATTGATGCAATTCGTGATATTATTCCGGTGGAGGAACTATCTTTTATTGAGGATTTAGTTAAGGATACTATAAGCGATATTTCAAGATATAATAGTTCTGCGGCCGGCATTATTCAGATGATGAATAAAAATGCTTCTGGTCTTGATACATATATTACTGATATGCTAGAAAAGATTAAGAATGGTGAAAATCTTGAAACACTATCAGTAATTAAAGATGTGGTTGGAAAAGATTAATAAATCTAATAAAATTTACAAATTAGATAGAGAATTAAAAGGCTCTTGAGAAGATATAATTCTCAAGAGCCTTATTTGTTTTATCGTAGAGATAAAGGAGGAAAAGGACTGT